TTTGTAACTGGAACGTCAGAATCATTACAATATCTTTCCGCGATTTCACGGAGAGTTTCAATAAAATACCAATTGGAACTCTCTTTGTGGATATCCATCAATTTTGTTGTAGCCGGCTTGGTGAAAACAGCATCATATTCTTTGTTCGTCATTTTTACTCATCCCTTCCATCTTACGACCTAAATGCACCTTGGGGCGTTATGTAATTTCGTAGTCTCTCGTATATCATTTGTGCAATTCTAGTATATTCTTCATCTTCTGCAACGGAGTTATAGAAGAGACGAATAAGAGCATCTGCGATACCTTTTTCTGTCAGGGTCCTTTTACTCTAACTTTTAAGTATCTGTCTTCATTTTCAGTTGCGAACATCCAAGTAGAGTTTGAATTGTCGTTGCTCACGATTTCCATGATTCTCTCGACATTCGGATTTCGCTTACTATAATGGCCATGAAGAGAAATAAACTCCGTTGTAGTTAACGCGAGTTGAGACAAGTCTTCATTAGACCACTCATCAGGCTTCTCTAGCAGAATCTTCAGAGACCTCAGAAGGTCTTGTTTTCTCTTCTCCACGTCGAGTTTGAATCGGCTTTTCATAATACACCCATTTCAAATAATCATTTTCTACTCTTTTCTGTTCTTGTTTCATGAGAGCATCGTAATCTCCAAGAAGCGCCATGTATTTCCAAAAGAGGAGAAGAAATGCGGCGCCCGCGATAAAAGCTGCAACTACGATTCCGTTTGTAATCATGAAAGCATCCTGTATAAACCACTGATTCATCGTCTAAAGCCTTCTTTCCCTTTGAGAATAGTCTCAAGATTTACTTCGTTTGTCTTATGTGCCCAATGGAGAAGAATCCAGATGATACCAGAAAATACGAGTGCGCCGAGAACTACTCCGCACGCTATTGTTATCACCTGGATGAGGATACTTTCCATCATAATATCTCCTTCAACGATTGTAATTTTGGTTGATGTCTTCCAAAATAGAGAATGCTTGGCGCTGAATTTCTTCTATTTGTTCAGCATTCATTTCGCGCCAATGATTCTTAATATACTTAAGAATTTTTCCAGCATATGTACCCTTCGCGCCTATCCCTGTGCGAGGTTTTCCCTCTTTTGTTTCCATTTGGTACATAACGATACCACTAGAAATAAGTTTATCCTGCAGAATAGACATCGTAATTTCGGTGTACCTAGTAAAGAGATAGCTCTTAAAATCTTCCCGGCGACCAATTAAGACAGAAATTTTCTTTATCTTCACAATAGCCTTAGATAAAGAAAACACCGTCTGATAGGGATTGCTCAAGTCAATTTTATCAATAATGTCCTTAAGACGATTATATTCCTTTTTGGTGTTCAACTTCTTGTTCATATGATATCGCACTTCCTTCTTCCTTTGGATTCTACCTTATGTATTTTTTTTAGGAAAGGATATATAGGGTAGAGCCCGAAGGGCTCCGTTTGATGACGGAGCGCCTTTTCAGACTTGTTTCGCCAAGTCGGACTCCATGTAATTTAATGTTTCGCCTCAATTAATCTTTTCGCGGCGCCGTATTCTGCTCCCCCTGGTCGCGTATCGAATACGATTTGACCATTAATCTCAGCGGCGAACTCTTCTCCTCGTCTAGCTCTCGCGATACAATCAATCGAAAAATCTATATATTCATTCAACTTATGATACGCTTTATAAAGCCCCCAAATCCAAAACGGTATCGTTAAGCCGAATGAACCCAAAATTAGAATAATATCATCCTTACTGATTGGTTGAGAGTTTCCTATCCAGCAGAAGAATAGAACAACCAACAGCGCAAGCGTAAACCAAAGGGGTATACGTATTTCCAGTCCTATTTTATTCGAGCGAGCTGTTTCAACAAGCTCTTCATATTCTTCTTCAGAGATTACGTCGCTATACTTCTTCCACTTCTTTTCCATTGGTATCGTCCTCTCCGTACATCTCTTGTACATCGTCTTCAGGGTCAGTCAAGAATTTCGGAATATCTTCTTCTTGTTTTTGTACGACCCGCTTTTTCTTCTTATCCTTAACACGAGCTCGCATCGGAGAATAGAAGGGCCCGCCCTCTTTCGTCAACTCTTTTACCATGGCGTCTACGTGATAGAACTCTTCCATTTTGTGAACCCATTCTGAGCACTCGACATCTGTCCCTACGAAAGACCGGGCGCCGACCCAATCCTCGTTTGCGATAAGCGCCGTTACGATGTATTTCTTAGCCATTCTTATATCCTTCCTCTTACTTTTCTTTTAATCCATTTCCACGCAGAATAGGCCGCGACCTTACTCTTATAGCCATATCCTTGTCCATTATCTACGATTTGTCGCTTAAATCTATCGATGATAATGTACCTATCTTCTTTAGGAATAGATAGAGAATCAGACCTCATAACTGTTATAAGAGTTTCAGGTGTCGCGCAACTTATTTTTCTTAAACTTGGTCGCGCCTTATTCTTTCTTTTCTTCTTTTTTGGAATAATTCCGTTTTTCCAATTATTATACGTAGTTGAGTTTCGCGCCTTCTCGACAGTTTTAAATCCATAGCCATGAGCATCGTCTATAACTTTTCCGGCGTCATTAACAATAACATAACGAACTTTACCCTTTAATAACTTTTTCGACTTTATGATTCGCATAAGAACTCCTCCCCTCTTATATATTGTAGCATAGAAATCAAATAAAATCAACTTATAATTAAATTCTAATCTTTTATTGTTTCTTACGAAAGAAAATACGACAGAAGATGGTAATGAGATTGTTGATATAGAAATTATTATATGGTATAATAAGCAAAACTGAATGGGTCGGCGCGCCCGAATGCGCACTCTACAACTTAGAACGTCTCCTACCTGGGGAGCGATGAGCTTCCGTGAATAGAGGCGTGGGAATAAGCTTTCCATTTTGCTCCCGCGTCTACCGTGAGCTAGTTTAAAATGTCTCCGACATTGTCGGAAGGGGACTTGCTTCTTCTGAAGTGAGTAAGCGAATCAGGGTAAAAGTGTTGTAGCTCCTGAAACTCTATACATCATCTTTTAAATCTCAGTAGTTGTCACTAGGAAATAACTTCCTCTGAGATTCTAAGACGGTTGTTGGGAATCCTAGACTATCTTTTATTATTTGTTCCGTACAAAGAAAGATATTCGAAGACCCATGCGGCTGGCAACTAAAACGACAGCACCCCTATGGCGACTTGGGCAGTATAATCCGCTGCGGGTATTCCACCGAGGACGTAATTGAGATTATCAGATTAACGGATATGATAATCAAGAGATTGCGGGCGTTGAAGCAAGGAACTTCCGAATAGACAACACTCCTAGACAGGTACGCTCAGAACGGCCTGTCGTTCTTAACAGAGGGAGGATTCGGATTGTGAAGGTCTATTTCCTGTGCCCAAATTTAGTTTAGATATAATAACTTAGTCCTTTTTTCTTAGGGCTTTTTTTATTGGAAAAATAGTCCTACCGGATGATGACCGGATAAATAAATTAATCAATCCTTCGCAATCTTGTTGTTGAACAGAGGGGTAGTACACTGCCCTCACCAACCCTCGTCGGTCGTAGGTCAGAGGATACCTCATCACAAATCCTCGGGTGGGAACGGAGTCTGAAAAGACTGGGAGCATTTTTCAATCAGTAAATCTGAGCGCACGTGGACCGTGGCGGACGTGACGAAATAGTCTTGAACTGTGTTGCTTACTTTCTAAAATGGAATGGCGTCATGAGGTAAGCGTAACTAGAGGGCAGGGCGGTCTCATTTGACCGAACAGTTTTCACCTTTGAGCTAGACAGTTAGATAATAAACGAGACTGCCTAGCCCAAAGGGATAACTATGTCTAAAAGGCAAAGACAAAAAATTCTTTTAAGGTTTTTCTCTCAACGCCTTTTAGACGGCCTATCTTTTTGAGCCGATAAAGAGAACGGGAAACTTCACTTACTTTTTCAAATAAAGAGAAGAGAGTTAATCCTCATCTCTTAATAAGAACAGCCTAGAAAAGCTCTTAAGAAGAAAAGAAAAACTTCTCCCCCCTAAAAGTAAGAAGGTAAACCTCTTGGCGACGCCCTTCCGTTAAGGGAAAGGGCGGCCGCCGAACCGGGTAAACGTTAGAAGATAAACTCATTAAAACTCTCTAGAGTTTGATAAACCAAGCTTCCTACAACCTCTAGATGAATAGATAACTAATCCTTTTCTTAAAAAGATAAGCCAAGGGCTTAAGGACACCTATGTCCTTTTTTAAACGAAAGACTCTATGAACAATTCGTTCCTAAGAACGTCTCCACGTATAGCTTTACATCTTCTTCTGTAAAGTTTATCTTGATAATTATCGTAGTAATCAAGGATTGCGCCCAAATCCCCTTGTAGATATTTCACCCATGGAAGAGAATTATCTGCTGAGAGAGCGAATAATATCGTTTTTACATCCTTATTATTCTTAAGAGCATAATGCAGAGCGATAAGTCCACGGTCACTTCTCATACTCTTAACTATAACAGGATACCATTTGCAGAACTTCTGAAGTCGAGTTAACGTCATTATTCTTCTCTCCCGAGGTCATAAGGAGGCACCCAGTTTCCTCTGAAATATTTCTGTTCTAATAGTACTTGGATATAAAAACATTTTTGATAACAAGAAGCGTCTAATTTAGTAAAATCTATACTGTCTGTATCTACGTTCATAACTTTTTCCATAAGCTCAAAAAGATTAAGGTCTCTGTATATTCTCTTGTTCACTTCGTTCATCAATTTCTCTTGATGATTAGCAAATAAACATATAATATAATGAGAGTTGGCGCGCATCTTCTCTAAGTTTCTTCTCACCGTTACCCAAGTTTCACCTCTAATCTGTATATCCAGACAATCGTTAAACAAAGTAAGGTCGTTTTTAAGAGCTCCTTTGTAGGCTATACCAAGCATTTTTGTAACCACAGCAGAACTAGTGTACGTACAGAAGATGTATTTTAATTCAATTAACTCATTTAACTTTCTCAAATTCATCGTTGATCTCCAAGTTCTAAGAACGTTTCAGATTCTTCTCGAACATCGCGGAATATTCTCTTAAGAAGATTTTCTTTATGGTTCTTAAATAAAGGAAGAAGTTCTGAGGCGCGCGCCGAACATTCCTTACATATTGCTTTTTTCCATTCTGTTTCTGTATTAAACTCGTACAAGTCTATCGTAGAATAAAATTCTTCTTCTCTGCCAGCTATTGCATCTTGATAGGCCGCCTTAAGTTCTTCATGTCCATTGTCCAATAAGTACAATTTAATAAAAGAGTCTCTCAGTTTTATAAGCTCATTTAATTTTCTTAGTTCCACGTTATAACCTCCTCCAAGGTACACTAGAAAACCTGATGTATCCTGGAGGGCGTTATAGCCCTTCGTTCTACCTAAGATTACCAATAGATATTCGTTTGCCCAAGAAATAACGATGAATATATTCTTCATCTCTGAACATAACAGCAACAGAGGAATTATCATTAGGAGTGCGACCCTTACTACGATAATATTCGATAAGTTCTTCTTCTATGTCTAGCTCTTCCCAGATATCTTCTCGAAATTTTTCGAATCCTTTCTGACTTGGAACTTTGTTCATCCTCTTTAAAAGAAAATTATACTGTTTTTGAAGCAAAAGAATACCCTCACCATATCCCTCTTTAAATAAACGAGGGATAATACTCATACAGTGCGTGCCGGAAGTTCCCCTTAAAAAGATATTGCGCGCTTTAGAAAGAGCATGGATGATATCGCAGTTTCGTTGAAGATATATAGCATAAGCCATCCTAATAATACAAATATCTTTCCAGAGATTATTCGTTTTTACACTGTCTAAAGAATACCAGTCCGTAACGAATGGAAGTTCTCTTTTAATTATCGCGTATGTTAGGCTTATCATACAGCTTTCCTCCTTTCAATAATTTTCTTTCTCAAGAAAATTCCGGAACAAATTGCGATACAGAGTAAGGTTGCCGCTATTGCCGATATATCTTTCGTATATATCTTTATAGCTCTCTATAAATACTCCACTAGCTTGATAGATCGGTATATGGCTCTTATCGAAATTATAACCTTCTATCATTCTATCATAGTTTTTATCCGTAGTTTTAAGCCAGATTTTCCACGCGAAATCGCGCCCCAACTTTTCTCTTATTTCCCGAGGGAAAGTACTTTTTAAATATTCAGAGTAAGCACGAGCTATTTTTGCGAGACGAATATCGACCCATAGATATTTATCGTTAAACTCTCCGATAACTCTAATATCCATGAGTGGTTCCAGTTCTCTTCGTGCGATAGTTTCTAAGAGAGTCATGGCATATTTTCTCCAACAAACTTTCCGATTCTATGCATAAGCTCCTCCGTTTTTCCCTGATACCCCGCTCTTACCTTAATTCCGACGATAATGCCGTAAATTTCGTCCAGCTTATTATGCTTTAACTCAACTTTAGAATAGTAGTTCTCGTCAGGAAGAACACATCCTTCTATACTTCTCCCTACGATTTCTTCTACGAGACCATGTATAAAAATGTACATCTCAGACATCTTTATCGGATGCCCAACAAAACGCTGATAAAGATATACTGAAGAGGTTAATTTCGCGATATGCATAAGCCAGAAAATGTCTTTCGTCTCACCCATATAGCTGCCAATAATGACGTCTAATTCTTTTGCGAGATTGTTGAAATATACTTTATTTATTTTCATCTTGACTCCCCCCTATTTGTTCTCGCCAATAATTATACTAGTGAAAATCAATTCCAACTCCTAAAAATTTATATCCAAGCACCCATATATAAGAAGACTCTCTTAAGATAATCTCTTGAGTTCGAATATAATATTCCTTTTCTGCGACCTTAAACTTATAGGGTCTTTTTTTTATACCTAAGACCCTCAAGACAATATCTTCTGCGACCACTTCGAAGTATTTAATAGACCAGCTTTTACCATATGCTTTGTTTATTAGATATAAACTATAACAGAAATAGGTTGCGGCCATTCTAATCTGGACATCTTTAATATTTTCTCCGTTATAAGGTTCTACTAAATAAGGGTCTTCCAAAGCCAATTTTCCATTAAAGATTGCGTTGTAGTAAATTTCCGCTAACGTCATATAAGCCACAACCCCCTTCCATTCTATTATACATTTCATTGATTTTCTCTTGAGTCATGAAAAGCATTTCCGCATCTCTTAATGACTTGTAGATATCTGTTTTCTCGTCTAAATTCGAAATACGACGTTTAAATTCTAAATTAAGAATTTCCCGCCACTTCATTCCCGCGTCTTGATGCTTATACTTTACACCATTAAGATGACAAGTATAAAACCAAACTTTCCGAAATGTAGAATAATGTTCTTTTTTATCTGCGACTAAAACTCTGGGCTTACTGCAGGAAACATTAAGCGCAGCGCCTTTTGCTATATTTTTCCTTACGAATCGGCGCGCATCTCCCTTACAATCAGTCCACGTTATTCTACCTCTACCCAGATGATATATAAGACATGATATTATACAATAACATAAGCTTATTTCAAAGTTGACAGGAGAAAGAATATGAACTGTCTCTACTTTTAGAGGCTCCAACTTTCTCCTAGCTATGGCCTCTAACCAGTTCATTTACACTTTCTCCCCACCATTTTGTATAATATCTTATCATTTCAACGCAACTCTTTGCGCCACTCTTACTGAGTTTTACTCCGGTGTACAGAGAACTAACTCTTACCATCCATCGTATTCTACTCAGATTAGGTTTCTTATCGAACATTATAACACTCTTACAAAATAAATCAGGACAAAGGAAATTATGTTCTCTCAATAAGTATGTATATCCTGCATACCATCTTTTCTCGTCGTTACCATAATATCGGATAATGTGGAACACGATACTCTTCGCCATACAATAATATATGAAATGATAGAATGTATTTAAATCAAATTCTTTATCTGATAGTTCCCATTCAGCGTCGAAATGGCGCGCGATTAATTTCGTGTACGCCTCTCTCATCTTCACGGCTCGTTACACTCGCCTCTCGATACCAACCTCCGTAACGTAAGGCCAGCTCTCATAATCAAGACCATCAATTTCGACCAAATATACCGCGTCTCCACAATCGTTTTCGATTTCATGAAGAATAGTACCTTCGCGCCCATCCTTTAAAAGAACGACGTCGCCCTCTTTATATTTAATCTGTTTCGTTTGCGCGACACTCTCCATGATGCCGTTTCTTTTTGTCAGTTTCTTAAGAAACATTTTTCTTCCTCCGCAATATTTTCATATATTCTATAATACATACGCAACATGCTCCGATAAAGAGTCTTACTTCCACTTGCCAATCCTCTTACACTCTTCAATAAACTCTTCAAAACTTGCGTCTATAAACTCTCTTAAATCTTCTCCGATAATACCCATGAAGAACATCACCAAAAGACACAATATAAATCCTACGACGCAACCAAAGAAGATTCCTACTACCAGTGCATTAATCTCTCCAATCATCCGCCGCCATCCTATCGTTTAAATAAGACATCAGATTCCGAATATATTCTCCGTCGTCACACATTTCATTCATTCGGGCCAAAATCATATCACCTACAATCTTATAATCCACGACATCTCCTACGAAATGAGTATCCACCCTAAAAGGACCACTCTTAATCCAGAACACTGCTTCGTCTCTATTACGGTCTAGTCTTCTAATAACGTGTCCTAGATAGTAAGCAGCTCGATTCAATCTGCTCTCATCAGAAATTTCTTCCACATCATCCGGAAATGTTTCTCCAAGAAGAGTGTTCAGGCTATATTCGAACTGACTCACGAGATTAGAAACGACATATTTATCCGGTTTTTCGCTGTTATAAACGAATCCCTTCAGCTCTTTGAGAAGTTCGACTGCCGAATGTTCTAATAAGGCATATTTAGTCCTTAAACTCATCACCGCCACCTCCTAAATACATCAACTAACGTGAAACAGACAAGCAAGAGAATAAGAAAAGCTAATAGGTCAATCATCCAGTCGTTGTCCATCTCAACTCCTTCTTTCAGTCAGGTTTCGAGATTCGTTCTGCTTATCTTAATCTCGTCTTTTACCCATTTGTTCCAATCTTCTCATATTTTCTTCTATTTTCTTTCGCCTCTCTCGGCGCGCCTCTTCCTCTTTTTGTTCCCTAATCATGTTAATACCGACCGCGCTTAATATAATCGCGATTACAAGCATCGTAATAAGCATTCTCTATTCTCCTTCGTCGCTTCGTTCGTCATCTCGTTCGCCCATTTAACCAGTTCAACATAAGATTCTTATCGGAGTATCCGAATTTTCGGCGCCGACTTTCCGGCACCCTCGTCCTCTTTAATACTTCGAAGTCTCCCCGAAAATCTTTCCTACCTTCTACTTCTCCGACAATACTCTTTATGACGATTTCAGAAAGAATTGCGCCAAGAAAAACTACGATTCCTCCAAAGATTAATAAGAACCCAAGCATGTCAGTCGTACCCCCTCCCTGCTCGTAAACTTGCCTTAATCCATATTAAACTGTTCTAAGAGCTCATCTCTTAACCAATCTATTCCATCAGGGTTAAATGCATCTAATTCTTCTAACGTATCCCCTATGATATCTATTAGAATATCCTCTAATTCTTCGTCGTTACCATAGAATTTGCTCGCGCGCCACTTATTGTCCTTCATCCTTACACATAATATACACCTGTCACCAGGAGAAAGAGATGTTACTACGTCAGATAGTTTAACCTGAATTCTATCGGCTTCAAAATGTTCCTTAATGAGGTTTTTACCACTCATTTCTACGAGTTCAAATAGATATTTCATCAGCATAGTATATTGGCTAGAAAGATAAATGTTATTGTCTCCTTTTAATGCTTCACAGAATAGGTCTACCCTATCTTTGAACTTCGAAATTAGTTCGTCGCGCGCCACCTTATTCATTTCCTACCTCCGCGCCTAACTATCCTCTATTCTCCTGATTTCATAAACAAGGTCTCCGATACTCCGGTTACATTCTTGTAACCCATCATATACACACTGTACGACTAGACTCCATAACATGCCACTCTCGCCTGTCATATCTCCTTCTATTCTCTTCTTATTATGATAGTAACATAGAATGCCTTCATCTCTATCAACTAAATCGTATAGCAGGTCAATTTGTTCGTATATCTTCTTCTCATGCTTCTCGTTAATATATTTCCTGTATGAATCTTCGCCGGCATCCATCATCACTTTTTCTAAGGAACTTAAGAAAGCGTAACTGCGAGCTCCTACTCGATTTTGTTCATACGGTTCTTCAAAACATTTAAACAAATTAACTAGATATGCTATACACTCTCTATATTTCCAGTCCAATTCATCTACTTTAGAACCCAAGTTAGAATTTGGCTCCATCTCTTATAATACCTCCTCATTCAAAAAAGGGATTAAGAAGGTTGCGAGCGAAGCGAGCCACTCCTCGTGCTTTCGACTCTCGTCGCGACTCCGCTGTGCTACGTCAAATACATCCTCCACAGCTTCCATATCGCCAATCCTCCTCGGCAAAAGCTTCATAAACTTCGCGCCGCTCTTCTTCCGACAACCCGATTTCATCCAACCAATCTTTCCACTGCTCACACCATTCCGAACAATCAAGTCCATCTCTATAATTTTCCCAGACTTCATCCCAGTCTTCACTAAAATGCCAGCTTTGATATGTCCCCTCACATCCCGCAGGTTCTCCCTGAAATGGTACCTTAACTTGCTTACCGTTAATCTTACAGGTCCATTTCCCACTGCAGAGATTAGGCCATGCACCTGACCAACTCACCTGGACACTGAAGCCTTTGTCACTCGTCTTAATAGACATTGCGCGCTCTCCTCTCTTTATTATATCGTACTCATGTTCTATTTTTACGTGAACTACGTAGTGTCCACACAAATCCTATATTTATTATAGGACGTAAATACTATATTTTTATAAGACGAATTCTTTTACTTTTAATCACGCCTATTTACATAATTCTACCCTAAGATTTCAAGAAAAATTGGCGGCCGCCTCAAAAATCCGTGCTTATCCACACCCTGTTGATAACTATGTGGATAACCCTCGCTTTGCTCGGCTGTCACCTCGGCTCTCGCCTCGATTCTTCTTCCAGTCTTCTTAAATACGCATTCTCTTCATCTATCCTATCCAACTTATCTTCTACCTCTCTTATTATCTCTTCTCTTTTATAACGATTATATCGTCTTAATAAGATACTTATTAAATCGGCCGCGCTCTTCTCATCCATTCCACCCTCTGATACTCCACCATCAACGTATAAGAAATACTTTCCCTTAAAACCCGAAGAAGCTCTATTTAACATTCGTATACAGTCATTATTAGCTACGGCTGCGCTATCAAATATGTCTCCCAGTATACAGTGTAGTCTGCTTAAAAGAAACGCTACGTGATACCGACTATCTAATCCATCACCTACGATATACGCCCTAAGACTCCCTACGATGTCATTGAAGTTCTCCTCGCGGCTCTTCTTTATAAACTCGTTTGTCATTTCGTCGCTCCTCTCCTCGTGTCGAAAGCTGGCGCTTTCTCCTCACTTCGTTTCTCCCTTTATTCTTCTTCCATTAGACTATCTAGATAGTCTTCATAATCAACGTTCTCTTCTATGTACTTAACTTGTTCTAATATCTCTTCCCGCTCAACACTACAAAATCCTTCCAGTATTCCCGCTATTAGTCCGGCCGCCGCCGCGCTATCTACTTTCTTAGACATTATACTTATTCCCTCAAGATATAGAAAACACCGACCGTTAAATTCTCGAGTTATTCTTTCCCCCATCTTATAACAGCTCTCCTTGCTCAAGATATCGCTCTGATATAAATAGCCCAATAACCACGCTATCTTTCCTAGAAGTATCGTTACGTATCGTACATCATTGGCGTGCCCTTCTCCCTTCTCTATAAATTTTCGTAAGCCCCTTATGTGCTCATCGTATTCTCGTAAAACCTTTTCCTTATACATTCGTCGCTTCGCTCCTCATGTCGGACACTTACGTGTTCTCCCGCTTTATAAGCTCATCTCTTAACCAATCTATCCTTGAACTTATTAATTAGTCCTTCGTGCTCTATCTCGTTTCTCTCCCTGTTCGTAGTCGGAAACTGTCGTTTCCTCCCCCTGGCTGAAAGATAGGGGGAGGTGCGCGTAGCGCGGAGGGGGTAGAGTAAAAACCATTGTCCTACAGCCTCCTATTCCTCCAATGCATTATTCACCCTATATACTTAAGCCTGTATTATATGTATAATATCTATCTTTGAAAAATAACTTAACACTAACTATCACTATACAAAACTCGTGTGCCTATCTAAATAGACTTGCGCTTTAAAATAAGTAAACCGAAACTCATTCATTATAATTTCTATGTCAAAACATTCATCGAGAGTTCCCAGAAATTAGCCTTTATCTCTCTCTATCTTTGCTCCTCTTTAATGTTAACCATTCTCCAGATAAATAAGAAGATTAATTCTCTCTTCTAAAAAAACTCTCCACTTCATTTACACTCTCTTATCCAACATGAAATAACTTTATTCAACAAACTTATTTTCTCCTCTTGCGTGAAATCGCGATAAGTTGATTTCTCCTTCCTCAAAAAGGTTAGCCTTTATTTTTTTTCGCTTTGTTTCCTTTAAAAAAACATGCACTACAAATTTTGTGTTAAGCTGTTTAAACATATTTATGTATTTTAAAGAAACAAACACAAACCACAAAAATACCTGCTTCCACTCTAAATTTTTCCTATATTTTTCCGACTTTCGTCGTCAATAAGGAATGTCCCCTCCTTAACAATTCTTCCTACGGTTTTGTCTACGTCAAAAACGTCAAATCAATTCTAAGGCCCCTAGCAACCTCTACAACCGTTTTTATTTTCTACGAAGGGAATCATACTGACCACTTTCGTTACTTTTTGATATTTTTCTTTTTATGAAAACATCTAAAATGAACAGCATTCTCCACTTTCATATTCTTTTTGTACCTATTTTAGGGAATGGTATTACTTTCTCTCCGAACTAGACAAACACTACTCCCCACTTTTAGATAAAAACTGTTCTATTTTTGCGTTTAAAAAAGAAAGACAAACGCGTTACGAACTGGACAATTATTTAAACAAGATGTGCTCATAGTCATAACCGCTTTATTATGCGCCTTCTTCTTCTCAGTTCGGCGCCGCCTTGTTTTACCTCTATTCTAAACGAACGTAGTGAGCTCAGAGGAGCGGAGCGACGAAGGGAGCGCGCTCATAAATGATTCTGGCCCAAAGTTAATTCTCGCACTCGATAATTAGGTGTGTCCATCGTAGAGATACATTTGTTGGATTTCGGACAACCTTCCATCGAAGCACAGAAAAAAGAAAAGGCTCCCTATTAAGAGAAACCCTTCCTTTGTTCAGAGTTACGCGGCCACTTCTTCCACTCTATACTCTTCCAACTTATCCCGATACTTCTTCTTGAGCTTGCCGCTCTTAAAGATAGCGTCCGCCGGAAGAACATACTTCACTCCGTTACGGATGATGCTCAGGCGGCCGAAGCCATGATTCGCCATAACACCTCTCAGGGACGTATGACAAGCATTTCCTTTCACTACGATAGTAGCAGTTGGCATTTTTGTTTTCCTCCTCTTGTTCCCTATTGTTTTTTATAACGTGGTGTCCAGATTACATAGAACGACACTCTGAAACAATACAAACTACGTGTTGTTAAACACTACAATCCAAGGGGCTAATCCATTTCGACTAGTCCCCTGGGTGTAGCCTTTAGCTTGACGTATTAACTTATTGCATTAAGGCTACTCCCCCTAAGGGGGAAATACAATTAAGCGAGCGCGCCGCCGAAGCGAATCTGCTGTGCGCGCGCAATGCGCTCCTGCTCGACAGCCTCGATAGCTGCTAAGTCAGCTGCGCACTCTGCATGCTTAGCCTCGAGCTTATCTCCCTGCCGATAGCAGAAACGGCTCGTACCGCCGCCGACAAGCTCAACGCCGTCAGCCGCAAGGCGAAGCCCGCCGCTCGTAACGTTAGTCGCCTTCTCCGTGACCCAACCTGCACCTTTGAAGAGCTTAGCGCCGCCGAAGCAGAGCTTGCCGATGAGGCTTCCCGCAATCTTTGCGGTATACAACGCTTCCGCGTCCGTCAACTGGGATGCCTGAGCAAACGACTGTGCCTCAACCTGAGGCTGTGTATTCTGGTTGTCCATTGCAATGTCCTTCCTTTTTAACATAAAAAGTAAAGAACAAGGAGCGGCGGCCGGCCACTCCCCATTCTCTTTTGTTTGAGACGTAATTACGCCGAGGCTTATGCCTCGAGAGCGAAAAGGTCCGCCGCATCATCCTCAACGACCTCTGCCTCAACACGACGGTTCGGCAGCGTCTTGCTCAGCTCAGCATCGAGCTTACGCAGATTCTCGAGGTCCTGGCTCTTGCCCTTACGCTCGATGAGAGCCGCATGACGCTCACGACCGTTGTAACGAGCAACGCGCACCGACACCTCGAACTTGCCCGAGAGAGCATTGTTCTCAGCATGAACATCCATACCGGCAATCGCGCCGTCCTTGAGGACGACTTCCTGACCATCGACGAGAGAGTCAACATCCTCTCCCATCAGCGTCCAGTAACGCAGGTTCATGCGCTTCATGACGCCGACGTTGACACCAGCCTCATTCGCAGCGATAAGTGCCTCCGCGAAGTCGTTGAGTGCCGGGCCGTAGAGGCTCTCCCAAGCCTCATCCGACATCCAAGACATGCGCTGAGCCTCGATGGCTGCCTCGAAGTCCATCTTCGTAAGAGCGCCGCGAAGAGCGAACGTACGGATGGCCGCATCATTCGGCAGAATGAGCAGAAGGTTCTTGCCTGCAACGGCACCCTTCTTCACATAGCCGTTAATGACGTTTGCTGCATACGAAAGCGCAACCGGAGTCGTCGCAATTGTAGCGTCATACTCAGACGGGGTCTTGCCAACCTGAATCTTCGCCGAACCGCTCTGGACGCGAAGAACGCCATAGTTTGCCTTGCCGCCGCGCGTGCCGATGGCAACTGCGCAGTCAAAATTGCTCGTCCCGACGTAGTTAAACTTTACTGCCATGATTTTTCTCCTTTGCCCCTTTGGGGCCTACACTTGCTCGGGAGTATTTTCTCTCTCAACCGAGCTTAAACAAATAAGTTCGGCCTGCGGCCTCTCGACTCGCAAGCTCGTCGTCTATAACTTAACTCTGTGCTTTCATCGGAGCTAGTCTGCCAAGACTCTCCGCTTAGTATAGAGTATAGTTAACATAGTAAGGCCGCGCGACCATCGATACCCCTCAAGGGTAATATAGGATGGGCGCCGCGACCTTTTCTCTCTATCCATCATCCGATAAAGAGTTGTAGTGATGCGTAATGCCCTAAGGGGGTTTAGGGCCGCGCGTCTTAAACACTACAGAGAATCTTCCAAGCTACTCAAGGAGGAAGAAAAAGCAACTTGAAAGCCTCTCTGTAACATTTAAGAGCCCCTTCAAAGAAGGATTATAAGGTCGTGAGGGGTGTATGTAAGAAGAATAAACCTCTCAAAAAGAGTTTTATTGGGTCTTAGAGAGAAGAATGAGGAGAGAGGGGGAAAGACGAGGCGAAGCCGAGTCCAGAACGTAGTGAGGCTAACGAAAATAAACAAGACGACGCCAACCATATCCCGTAGGGATAAAGTCGGCGCCATATTTCTCATACATTCCTCAATTCCTCTTCATGCTCTAGGATTAGATGAGCTACTTTAATAGCATCATCTAATCCTAGTTTCTCAATATCCTCAAGTTTCTCCCCAATAAAGTTCATATCCTTCATGACTTTATAGTAGGGAGATTCTTTAGAGTCTTTAACCTCATATTCCTTGAGCTCCAAATTGAGATTATATCCCGAATCGAATTCAAGTTCTGCAACAATATCTAGAAAGTTCTTCATAATAAACCTCCTTAAACTAACGCTATAATTGAGAGAATCGCCGCCCCCGTCGAAATAACGAGCGCGATATCCATACTAATCTCTACCATTATACTGCAACTCCTTTCACTCGTCCACGGAGAATATCAAGAGTATATTCCATCTCCTCTTGATATCTCTCCATTAACTTATCCTCAAGCCATAACTCTCCAACAGTATGGCCGCCATACATTACGAAACCAATGAGTTTTCCTACATAATGTAGATTCTCCTTGGCCTCAAACGCCAACTCATTGTCGATACCGACACTCTCGTTATAAACACGCCGGTATCTCTTTTCCATGTACTCGAGTGCCTCAAACTTTTCTGTTCGCGTCATAATAAACTCCTCCAAAAACAAATCTTTGAGAAAAGGACCGTTAAGAAGAGAAATCGGCCGCGAGTTTTCTTCTTAATAGCCCTCTATATCAAGCAGCAAGATAAATCTCTATAGCTTTAATAAGAACTAGAAGATTCGAAACCTCCCCCCTCCACTTATCTATATAAGCAAGTGTCGGCCTTTCCGGACATGCCCGATAAAACCTAACCACTTCACTTAACTCTTCGTTGAAACGCTCGTTCCACAGAAGTTCATACACAGAGAAGTCCTTTTCATATGAAAAATCACCTTGCTTGTACGCACAAGTAAGCTCCCCTTTAGCATTATCATATACCGTCTTATAGAAATTGATGTAAACTGCCTCTCTACCGAAATAGAAAGCCTCTCGGGCAATCGCCCAAGCAAGGAGAAATTTTTCCTCATTAATAGAATAGAGCCGGTTGTCGTTCGGACGTGGATAACCACCTCCGATGGCGGCACGAATCGCTTTTCTCTCTTTTTTTTCTCCTTCAAGAGAAAGTCCGGCTTCCTTTGCCGCCGCCTCCGCCTTAAGACGAAGTTCCTCTTTGTACTCCACAGATTCCATCTCGTCCTTATCAATGTGACGGAACATGGCCAGGGTGTGCAGTAACTCTTTCATTTTTCTTTTCCTCCTTCGTCCCTATCGGGATTCACAACAAACAAATCAACGAGCCATGCGGCTCAAAAAGAGTTTTATGTGGTCTCCCGGCCGACTCGCGAAGCGAGGAGGTCCGGGGAGAAAGTAAGTAGTGAGGAAAGACAGCGAAGCGGTCCACCTAACTACCTCTTAACGACCACGTAACTCTTCGAAGATGAGTCCGTCCACGTAACGTACCGGTGTACCGAGAACATTCGCAGACATGCCCTACCCTATCGTCCTGCGGACTCTAGTCGGGAGCTGACACTCCCTCCCCGTAGGGGTTAAAATAGACAACCTTGTTCAACCTCTATCTCCTGCTCTTCAATACAGTTTATTCTCAGCATATCTGTTCTCCACAGACCCCACAAAAACCTCATACTGGGAAATAGCTTCGTATATACATACAAAGCCTGTTTCTCTGAACAAGCGTCTACTACTCCGTCTATAACGAAGTACCCTCTCTTGTCGAGATGTTTAATCTCATAACCCTTTTTCATCTTGAATTCCTCCTTAATTATGCTAACGACACTATTGTCGCTTCACGAAAATAAAAAAAGAGAGAGACCAGCATAAGCCAGCCTCTCTCTAACAACCTTACTTCAACAGACGCGCGCCCTTATTAATCGTGTACACCTTCGGGCAGGCATACAGCACGAAGCAATAGTGACGCTTAACCTCCTTTCTGTCCGGATTGAAGATGCCGCCGCTAAAGCTTCTCTCTTCCGAGATAACTCTGTCGATGACATATCCTTCCGGATGTTTGCCGTGATACACGTTGGAGTCGAACGTATCCGCTTTCGCGACCTTCTTTCCATCGACTACTAACATGTAATCACCTCTCCCCTGAGGAAGAGATACATGAGCACCTTTATTAACTCCGATAAAAGTCGCCGCGCCCGTCTCAACCGCTTTGGTTGCGACGATAGCAACAGACTCCGCTTTCGGAATCTCAATGTACTCATCCAAACTCTTCCTGACGACGAGACGGCCGGTCTCTTCATCCTTGCAAACCAGCCAATCTCCTTCGATATCGGAATTAGCGAATGCCGCCTTATCCCCATCCTGGGCAGCGCCATATTCGAAACTCGCGACATCTCCTTCTACATAACCCTTATTGATGATGTCTACCTGGACATAATCCTTATATCCGGAATCCATCATCTTTCCCATTTCGAGTACCCACAAGAGATACTCTTCAGGGAGAAGGCTATGCAGAATAGACGAAGAATACTCTGCATCCTTGCATGATAATCCGAACAGAAGTGCGGCGCGCTCCCATCCAAGATTCTCCGTCGCATGACGTAATACGTCTGTCAGCGTACGATACAATTTCTTGTACCGAACACCCGCTGTCTGTATTGCGTCTTTGATAAACTGTTTGGCCGTCTCGTCATCCAGACTCAACATACCGCTCAGCTCGTCGCGAATCTTCTTCTCCTCGCGCCTCCTTGCTGCGGAGATAGACAGATAAGCGCGCCTCACGGTGTTAAACACCGCGATAGTCTGCTTGTCTGCTTCGCGAACAACGTCCTCGACGACTCCTACTACTTCCTTCGGAATCGTCTGCTCTTTCTCGGCAAGACGCGAAACCATCGCCGAGATATCCGACAACTCTTCAAGACGAATCTCGTTAAGCCAATCAGATACGCTCGCCTTACCGGGCTTCAGTTTTCTGGGAGGAGCCGCGAATTTCACTTCTCCTTTCTTGCTCTCCCAGTTAATCTTGATGCCAAACGCATCGTCGCTCCCTCTTCTTGACAACAACGGAGAGCCGAGGTCATGGATGTATTCACAATCCACGACTACGAGCTTCTTCGCCGCATCAATCGAGAGCTCCGAGAAGTACCTCGCAGCGTAATCGGAATCCCGACCAATCTGCACAAGTTCCTCCTCGGTTCCGGTGCAAGCCTCAGCCCGAGCAATCCAATCAAGAATCAGCTCTTTCGTCACCGTAACGACGGCCGTTCCGAACTCCTCAGAATACGACGGCATCACGAACGGAGACACGTACACGCTCTCCTCGCGCCTTTCAATCCCATGCTGCAACATGTAATTGATGAAGGCCGGACGAACCTGATACTCCCATAAGATGTGAGCGTTCTGTCCACCCTCAGAGAGTGCCGCAATGCCGGTATGGCGCGCAATGACCAAACCGACATCAGGTACCTGCGCCTCCAGGTAGTTGGAGAACGACACGAAGTTGATGTTCGTGCCGTACTCCATGGTAAACTTCTTTTCCATGTAATTCCCCTCCTTTACTCGATGACTATCGCGAAATCCACCTCCTTCGACGCGAGTTCTACGACTCTCGGCTCAGTGATGATAGACACACCATCGCCATCGAAATCGGCGCCACCATGCTTATTGAGCAAGCCCTTGACAGCCGGAATCAGGATAAGACCCGCATCCATTTGTCTCTTGGCTCTCTCAACGCACTCGCGCGCCGCGTCAAACGGCATATTCTCGAATGCGCGCTCTTCGTACTCTTTCAGAGACAAGAACCGAACTTTCGAGAACTCACTACGCGCCGGACCCGGATGTCTCTTCATGATGCCGACCGAGCGTCCAACCTTACCGCCGAACTTGCAGAGGATTTCAACCTCCTTGCCGCAGTCCAGCAAGTTGACACCATAATCGGCAGCAACATCCGGCTCAATCTTTCCATAGCAACCTTCAACTTCATGTGTCAGGTTACAGGAACGATTGCGCGCACTCTTAACGGCTCCCTCTACGTTCTGCCGATAAAGAACCTTGTCAGAGTCGCGTACCCATCCTGGAGCGACCTTACCAAGTATCTTACCAACACGAACAGCAAGCTCGTCGTTACTATCCACGAAGAAATCTTCCGGAGATGCGTGGCGCGCTTCTCCCTCCAATATCTCCTCTTCACTCTCATCCAGAACTTCTTTATTGATTTCCTGGATAAGAGTTTTCATCGCGGAATAATCCGTACGCAAGGAAGCCGCGATTTGCGTCGATATGCGCGCGGTCTCGGTCAAATGTCCCCAAGCAAGAACATTCAACCCAGAATTCATGTTCAACGAGAACGACTCCTTCAGACCATTAAGGTCAGTCAGAACATCAATCTCGCCGGTAGCTTCCTCATCGGTGATTATAAGAAGTTTACCATAAAAGCGGCTTTGCTCTTTGTCCGAGCCGAAGAGTTTCTCGAACTCAAGCTGGTCATCCTCCGTGACAGTCTCACGAAAGATAACCTCGGCATCTTCGACGCCTACACCCGACATCCTCTCCGCGTATCCGTTAATAAACGAATCCGCTTCAACAATACCGAATGTCTTGCAGAGCCAAGGACGGCACTGAACACCAAGTCCCAGAAGAGAACCTTCCGCAACCCGAGTTCTGCGACCGTTTCTTTCGGCCCAGCTGTTAATCGCTCCCTCAAGATAGCGATTCGAGATGAACGCGGCGCCATCCCGATATTCGTACCCGAGAGACTCGAACTTACCGCAATAGAGCGCGAAGGTCTCCACCTTGGCAAGTTCGAATGACGGAGCACAATGCTGGCTTAATCTTGTCGAAAGCTTCGAGATTTCATCGACCTTTGCCGCCGTCTTCTTAACAGAGAGCTTCCTGGGTAAACCATAGTTGACCGAATCAACTACGCCCAGCGTGTCTACCCCAGACAGATTAACGCAACGGAACGCGATTTCCTTGCGCTTCATCTGACCGGCTGTGACACTCTGAGTGCACTCTTCACTCCCATACCAAAGAACACCGCTAACGAGTTTACCAGACTCGTCAACAACGCCCTCAACACGTCCGCCTCCGTTAAGGTCTACGAATCCTTCGCCAACCTTAACTACGAACCGACCTCCAACCTTGAAGAACCCCTGAGAGAGTTCTCCGAAACGACCGGAGTCGCCGACGCTAACTACTACCATGTAGTCAGTATAGCGCTCGACTTTGCGGCAATACTTCCCCGCAAGAGGAATCATTGCCTCCCGAATCACGCTTCGGTTTGTGGCCTCTACAAGACGGAATTCCCGGTTACCCGGAAGCATCAAGCACGCCTGTAATGCACTTCCATCTTGGTTGAGCACAAGACGAGTCACCGTTACGCCTTCGCTCATCTCAGTTGCCCTGAGGTCCTCAAGCAACCGAGCCGTCGCCTCGTTCTTGCGAAGCGACATAATTTTATTTTCTGCCATGTTAGAAACCCCCTTCTTAATTAAGCAGATTAACAAGCCGTCATAAAACGGCGCGGTACTCCTATTTGGAAGAAGTAGTTTATAACGTCTTACTTAGGACGAGAAACGTCAGCCCATTAACTCTTCCTCAGAGAAGTGGAACTCTCTCAACCAGAGCACGCCTTTTCCGGTATGCTTGTTAAGCATCCAGATTTCAGTGGCGTTCATCTCTGTGTTTTCTACAACTACCTTTGTCCAGTTCTCGGACCAGACGATTGCCTTGCTAACCTGATTTTTGAGTTCTACATTTTTCATTTTATTTTCCTCCTTAATAAGCTTCAGACACAACACTCTTTACTTGAGATGCTTACGACGAGTTTCAAACCTATTGTAATACCATAACCAAATGGAGTATACAACCCCGAATCCTGCCAGAACAGGAAATATCCACTCCACTCCAGGAACTCCATTCCAGAACCAAAGTGACCAACCAAAAATAATAAGATTTAACAGAGCCAACATAACAACATCCTCCTTAACCTATTTAATCAACACATAGCTTAGCCCATCAACTCTTCTTCCGTGAACTTAAATTCACGAAGCCAGAGGACGCCCTTTCCGGTCCTCTTGTTCAGCATCCAGATTTCTGTAGCTTCGTCTGTCTCAACAATGTGACGAGTCCAATGCTCGCCCCAGACGACAGCCTTGCTAACCTGATTTTTAAGATTGTTTTTGTTTGACATAATGTTTTCCTCCTTCGCCTTTCGGCTCATAAAAAATATTTTTTCTTCGTTCGGTCCACCCTATCCGCCAGGATTGGTACCACCAAACTTCGTCGTCAGAACTCGGCGCGAACCCTACCCGGGGGCTCGATTTACCGCCGTTCTAAGTTCGGACATACACCTGCTTCCTCCAGAAATTTTTTATAATTTTGAAAATCCAATAAGGAAATTTTATATAGTTAATCTTCCTCCAGAAATTTTTTATAATTTTTAAAACTCTAAATGGTAATTTCTAAAGCGTTCTCTCAAGAAGTTTTTTATAGGGAAATTTTTTTATAATTGTGATACAATCCTTCTATATAATATTATCGTTGAAGTAGTGCAGCGACGACGCAGAGCAGCGGAGTCTGGGGAGAGACCGAAGGTCGAAGGTGAGTTTACGAGCCACGACGAACAAAGTGAGGAGCGTAATAAGTCTAATAGTTTTAGTACGAAATTTTACGAGCGGTAAGAAGGGAGTGGAGAACGCGAAGCGTTCGACAAGAGCGAGCTTCGCGAGCGACATGGCTGAATTAGTTTCTAAGTTAAAGTTAACGAATACAGATAGTGGCGTAGAAGAAGCGAAGGTTTCTCTCTACAGTAGTAAGACGGAGGCGGGAGAGGCTTCTCTTCCCCTTTCTCTCGGAGGAGCGAAGTGTTATGCTGCCCTGGGAGACAATAAAGATACAAGGGTGAAAGTAGAGGATAAGTCCTCGTTGCCATTCAAAGATAAATATATACAGAGGCGAGTTAAACAGACTAATAAATATAAAGACTACGAAGAAGTAGATACGGATGTTTATAAGGTCTATGACATACGAGATGATTATCCGGAGAAACTAGTGTCACTAGTCGGAGAAGATACACTTAGCTTATATAAAAAGACGGAAAAACAGAATAAGAAGTTTCGCGTGGATTTTCCGACTGGAAGGTTTTATACAAACCTGGTTTGGTCGCCTACTTTATTTCCTTACATGTTCGGAAACAAGAAAAATGTTCCGAACGGGAACAAGGGGAGCGCGAATCCCAAATTTAAGTACCTTCCTCCTTCCGGAGTTATTTCTATGAACGGTGCTTTAGATGGAGGATATTTGTTTTCTCCGAATCAATTCGGAGCAATAGATTTAGAGACGCACGGTGTCGCAAGTTTTACTAGCGGCATGTATATGGTGAAAAAAAACCATGATTTAGAAAAGTCCAGATGCTTCGTACTCGGAGTTAATCCCGAACTGTCTTTTGATAAACAAGAACCTCAGAATCTATTCGGAGTTAAAAGTCATGAGACTAGACCAAACAGAATAGTAGATTCTAGTCTAGTATTTAATCCAAATATACTTTTTGGATTGGAAAACCCTCTGTTGAGGAAGTTCCCTGAAGAAGACCTCTTGTTGTATTGTTTAGGATTAGAAGGTAAAGACAATACGTTAAGTTTTCCGATTCTGCATTATTATGGTGCTTGGCATGGATTCCCGTTAGATGATACGAGAATAGATATGAACAGATATGATAAGAGCGGATATCAGAACCGTATTAGAGAGTTTTTCAGGAGTCTAAGTTCTGATGGAGAAATCGCCGGCCGAAATAAATTAGGCGAAGCTGGTGTTTTTCGAGGGAATCCCGATGTGGACGGGAAATATGATATCGTCCCCATTGTAAGTAGCGATTGGTGGATTAGGCCAGACCACTTCATAATTTATTGGTCACCGACAGCTAGAAACGACTCCTGGATTATGTCTGAATATATGAGAGACTTTATCTTATATATGGGCTACGTGAGTTCAGAATCGAATGGAAATCTTAATATTAAAAATCCAAAAACGGTAGAACTATTATTTTCTACGAGAAGGGTTATTCCTTATGGCGGATATCGATGGTGGAAAAAAGATTATCCAGAATTACTGGAGAACATATTTAATGTTAAGCTTGATAATAAAAACCCGAATATGATTATAAGTGGCGGCGCCGAAAAATATTTAATTCAATACGATTTAGATGTCAACGCTTACCTTGAGAATGGCGACATGCTTCTTTATGTTAAGCTCGGAAACTATACTCCAATATTGGAACAAGATAGTGACGGAATTAAGGTTACTATCGGCAGCTGGAGTAAAAAGTGGGCTTATAAAAGCGGGACAACGGAAGAAAACAAAAAGAAGCGCGCCATTTTTTCGTACAGTATAATTCCATATCCAGAGAAATACGCAAGCGTTTTTTATATAAATTTAAGTACAGTAGAAACAATTCAATAAAAACAGGGGGCATTCGCGACGACAGTATTATCAATTAAGTTTAGATATACGATATTAGGGCAGAAATATGCTCTCGTGCGCGCCCTTATTCCTTATGACGAGCTTAAGAAAAGATATCTGAAAACGAAGCACTATAAATTTCGTAGAATAGAATACGTTAAGAGCGCGCATATAGGAAAGCGTTATACGGTAGAGGACGACGATACTGTAAGGCCGGAATACAAAGTCATATCAGAGGGTGATAATCTCTTAGATTTTTGTCAATGGTTGGCCCCTATCGTTACATTTCGCGCATTTCGTTTTGACCTCGGAATTGAGAACTTGCCGAAGAGATGGTATGTTGTTATAGGCGGTTATTGTGGCGCGCGAACATATCCTCGTGAGGATAAACAAAAATACATAATTTATAACACTATAAATTTTATAAAAAATAAGATTAATTTTCTCGTTGACAAGATAACGCGAAGCGTGAAGCCGAAACGAAGGCGGAGGTAAGTGGCAAGACCAAAGGTTGAGCGTAATAATGGAACGTAGAGAAGCCTCCGTTGAGAGGCGAACGAACGGAGGAGATAATGATAATTACGTCAGAAGCTCGGGGAGTTAGAAAGCTTTCCGAGAGAAATTTACAGCCAAAGCGTGCGTTAATCTTAACGGAAGAAGACGCCCGCAAACTGGATTGGTCTGAAATTCCGGTAGGGACTATTAAGGTTAACCAGTATACCGGAATGATGAGTATCAAGTTGCAGGATGTTCTCGTTCTTAAAGAGGGTGGGCGCCAACTTGAAAACCATTTTATTCTTCAGACTGGCGCGACTCCTTCCCCGGGAGACAAGGTTCTAGAAATTAAAGATAGAACTCTTAACTATTATAAGGGCGAAGGGTGCGCGCCGACTTCTTATACGCGTGTAGACGTAGAGTATAGCAGTCAGACAGATTGGTTACCCATCGGCATTAAGAATGACGGTACGATTTCAATCGCGAAAGACGTCATGTACGTAGAAGAAGTATTCACGATAGTAGACCCCCGTAAAGATGTTCAGGGGTTATTTGAGTATACTAATGCTCAGGGAGAACATCGTCATATGCCCTTCACGGAAGAAGGTTATCCAGTCTTTGAATTGGAGCAAGGTACGTATTCTCGTTTCAGGAATCATCTTGAGGTTACGCTAGATGATACTCTGAGCAGAAGTGCTCGCTCGAAGGGCGTCATCGAAATCTCGGAAAAGAGGTTCGCTCTCGTAGATGAACTTCATGTCGGAGAAGAACTCACTATAAGATATGTTCAGACGTTACGTCTCGGCAATCCTTATCCTCGTATATTCGTATCTAATAAGGCTCCTACGATAGCGGAGGAGAATGATTTCTGGTTAGATACGAGTGACGGTCCTTATGAGAATGACGTGGTGCAAATCCCGTGAGTATCTGGAAAATAGAACACGTATTCTCTCCTAACTTTATGGGAGATAATATAATAGAAGGAAACGCGTCAACCGAGGAAAAAATACGCGGCCGAACTGACGAAGTCGGGAGGCGCGAAGGAGTGAAACGACTGAGATGAGTGAGCCGAAACTTATAAAAAAATATCTGTTGGATAAAAGTCTGACTGACGAACTTGATGATAAGCCGTCTAAAAGTTTAGTACGACTTAAGAGTGAACCTATTACGCTGGACGATGTTAATGACGTCATCCGAAATAAGCTGAACAATATCGGGTCGCCGGGCGGAACGGCTTATGATGACGCGGAATTAAGAAATCGTGTCGTCTCTTTAGAGACAGACCACCTTCCGAAGAACGACGTCTTCGTTAAGAGTAGAGATAAGGTTTCGCTCGCGAATCTTGATACCGATTTAACGCTGGCACACACCTACGCTCTTAAGGTTCCATCCTTGGAAACTAATAAAGCGGATAAAAATTATGTAGACTCTACGTTTAGACGAGCAGACCATCCTATTGAGTCTTCTGATTTGGAGCCGAATCTGTCTAGTCAAATTCTCGGAGCGATATCCGATGTTCACGCACTTACGCTGCAGAATAATACGCTCGCGAATTCGGCAGCGACGATTAACGAAATTAAATCTGACATCGCGACATTGAAGTCAACGACTGTCGGTAAGAGCGAGATGAATAGTTATCGTCTCAAAACGGAAGTTCTCGGCGTTAATGAGGTTTCATCTGAAATTCGGGATAGCGTCGCGAAACTTCCGAATATCGAAAAACAACTCGTTCGTAAGTTGGATGAACCTAGCGCGAATAATATTTATCGAAGAAAAGATACCGCTATCGTTCTTGATGACCTAGAGAGAGATTTCGCTTCTCTCGTTAGAACAACGATAGCTTCAGCCAGCGGTGTTCGTGATGCAGCCCTGTCCGTTGTTAAAGATTATTTCGAACATGATGGGCGCCAATGGGTTCTCGATACTCTTGGACATCCTCAGAATAAAAATGAAGACGATTCTGATTTGGACCTTCTTCATTATATTGGCCCTATCGAATTCGCGAGAGCGGTGACTGACTGGAACCAAACCACAGGAACCGGATTTGCTACCGTTAATTTTTCGACCTGTCTAAACTATCTCTGGGCACAGATTAAAGAAATGAAATCTCAGAGTGGTAGCGTAAGTGGAACAATAACGAGTATTAAGAGTGATATTACTTCTCTTAAGAGTGATGTTACTTCTATAAAGAATGATATCAAGAAAATTAAAGAAGACATAACCGCTATAAAAGCTAAATATCCAGTACCCTAAAAAGGAGGAGAGTATTTGAGACTATTAAGATTCGATTTTCAGAATAAGAGATGGATTCAGCTCTTCTCTGATTCTCAGTTAGATAGATTTAAAAATTTATCTGATTTGCCAGATAAAGAAGCGGCGCAAAAGAATCTTGGATTATATGATAAATTCTATACAAAAGATGACCTTCGCAATGGAACTTATCCGAATACGATTCACAGCTCTACGATTATCCAAGATGAACATGGTCAGCTATTATCTCAAGCCGATAGAACATCATGGAATAATAAGGTCGACAAACCTTTAATTAATAACGATACTCCTGACGTAGATAGGCTTACGGAGGGACAGTATCATGTTTCTCCTTCCACTGGTAATCTAACGTTACGAATAAACGGTCAATTACGAGACTTCGGCATAAGAACGAAAACTGGGCGCGCGAATTTCGCGGGAGCCGGGCGCGAAGTTAAAATTGAACATGGATGTTTAAACGGGGCAGGAGAAAAACTCGCTCCTCGTCATATCGAAATCCAGTGCATAACAAATCCTTCTGGAGGAGTCGGAGAAACTTGGGTTCATTCTGATGAGACTTATGTTTATATCGGCAATGGTGGAAGTTATACTGGCGCCTTTGATTATACGATATTCTATTGACGAACAACACCCTTGTATGTTATAATATAGGGGTGTTTTTGATTATATTAAAGGAGATTATAGAATGTCGTATTTACCAACAAGCGCAAGCTTTCTTCTTACAGAAGATTGTAACCTAGCTTGCACTTATTGTTTTGAAAAACATAATAGAAATAAGATGTCGCTAGACGTAGTTCACGCCGGAGTAGACTTCCTCGCGAATAACGCGATGAGAAACGGTAACGACGAATTTTCCGCGCTCTTGTTTGGCGGCGAACCATTCATGAACTTAGATGCAGCCGAAGAGCTCCTAAGATACGGATGGGAAGAAAGTCGAAAAAGACAGATAAGGTTCAGCGCAAGTGTCGTTACGAACGGAACTATTATGAACGATAGGCTCGCGAAAATAATAGAAGAGTACCGTGATAAGGTTAATCTCGGAATTCAGCTTTCCGTTGACGGCGTTAAAAAAGTTCATGACATGTACCGCATAACAAAAGAAGGAAAGCCGTCCTTCGATATTATAGAAAAAAATATTCCCAAATTTCAAGCATTATATAACGGACCTGATGACAGACGTCTAAGTATTCATGGTTGCGTTAACAAGGATTCACTTCCTTATCTATACGAATCTTGGTGTTATTTCAGATACGTTCTGAACTTTAAACAAATTTGGTTTCTCTTGGTTCCGGAAGAACGCTGGGAGTTTAGCGACATTAAACTATATAGAGCTCAATGTGAAAAAATCTATAAAGAAGTAACGGAAGAATTTAAGAGAAATGAGAGTCGCGCCGACACCTATAACTATTCTCCGTTTGACAAGTACGAGTGCGTCAATCAGAGAAATTCTAAACCCTGCGGCGCGGGCGATTCCTTTGTAACAATAACCGCGAAGGGCGATATCTATCCCTGTCATGAAATCTATTTTAATGACGATTATAATGAAACTCTCTTCGGAAATGTCTTCGATAAAAGACTAGATGAAGATGTTCGTCGCATCTGGACGGATTACGAAGAGTCAGATTTAGGATGCGAACCTTGTGAAAATAAACAATGCTATAGATGTCTCGCGGCCAATTGGACTCATAATGGTGGAATGTTTAATCAAATAAAAGGATTCCACTGTGCATTCGCGTCTATCGACCGAGAGTTCCAACTTAAACTTCGTGATGAAGTCAATAAGTTTTTTAATAATGTTGGAGAGGTTCAGCAAGAGACTTCAGATTGTCTCTGCAATTGTAGAGAAGGAATCGCGAAGCAAGGATGCGATGTCGTCTTAAATCAGAATAACTGTCAATCTGGAGAAGACCCGGAGAATCCAGATTGTTTAGGAAACTTAAGGAGGTAAGAGGATGGCAATAAGAAGCCTTCGCCAAACGTATGAGCGAATGCTTAACGAGAAGCATCAGAGCGGCGCGGCCAGTCCTGACGACGTCGCTCACCTAGAGGCGCTTAAAAGTCGAATAGATAAGATGTACGATTATCGAAATAATACGATACAAGATGCGGACCCTAACAATAGAGAAGATTCGTCTAGAAGTATTGTCAGCAACATATGTTATCAACACTATTATAAAAGCTTCGACGAATTTCAGAAAGATATGGGAACATCTTATAGTTTATCTATCGGAGATTTGAATGACGCTCTAGACCAAATGGCTTATTGTACTTGTAACGCCAGACAGATACAACGCTGCGACTGCGTTGCTCGAGATTTAGGAAACATATGTAACTGTAACACTCGGCGCACAGATATATGTGATTGTCGCTGGAGAGATGGCGGAAAATACAACCCTGCTTGTGCCTGCCAAGCCCGTAAACTCGCTTGTGAGTGCCAGTCAAGAAGTCAGGGAGTATCCTGTTCTTGTCATGGTCGCTGTAGTTGTCATTCTGTTAACGAGTATTCTATGATTGACTCAAAGGAACACAATGCCTGTAATTGCGTTAGTCGGGAATATGGAGACTATTGTCAATGTCATTCAAGAGAATCTTCGTTTGACCCGGTTGAACCCTGTCAGTGTCAAGCAAGGACTGAATCTATTGTAGCGACATGTGCTTGTATGGCGAGACGCGCACCGTGGCCTCATAAGGGCGGATGCGAGTGTCAAGATAGGACTGGACAGTATACTCCATTTTGTGACTGTGATTCCAGGACTTCAGATATGAATCCAACATACTGTCAATGCGTCTCTAGAACTTCCACTGTTATGTGTACTTATAATATAGAGAGATATAACTAATGTTAGAAAGATACGTTATTCACGTTACGAAGGCCTGCAACATGGACTGCTTCTATTGTTATGAAGATGATAAAACATCTACGTATAAACTAGAAGAAATTTCATCTATCGCAGATAAAATCGCGGCCAACTGTAAAGATGAGCAATTCGGAATAGAATTTCTCGGCGGCGAACCAATGTTGAACTTCGAAGCAATCAAAGAAGTATATAAACTTCTCGAAGAAAAATATCCGAATCGAGTATCAGATTATGCGATTACGACGAACGGCTCTATTCTTCCAGATGAAGCAAAAGAATTTTTAAAGAATAATCCGAAGGTGTTCTTCGCGATATCGATTGATGGTACTCCATGGGCAAACCAGTTCAGATACTTTAAAGGCGGAAAGTCTTCTTGGGAAGAAGTAATGGAGAATCTTCGTTGGTGCGTTAAGAACGTAAATTTCGGTATTCACATGGTTACCCATCCATTTAATGTCGCGAACTTATACTCTTCGATATGTTTCATGTATGATGAAGGGGTTCGTAATATCGGTGTCGGAACTATCGAGAAAACGATGGATATCGATGACAGATATTGCAATCGTTTTGTTCATGAAATGACTAACGTATCCAAAGCTATATGTTCCGGCCGACTTGAAGGTCTTTATATAGACCTCTTCCAAAACCTTAAACCAACATCAGACGTAAGAACATATATAAAAGATGAAACCGGAAAAACTATCGCAGAAACTTACGGACGTTCAGAACACGATATTCGAGAGGCAGATACGGAATATAACGTTATTCCGACTACGTCAAATATGTCCAACGTTATAGAATCTCTCCGTAAATGTGTATATGATAACCATCAGTATTTTCTCTCTTTAAGAGGACAGGAAAATGTTTCTAACCGCGAATAAAATTAAAGATGCATGGCTTAATCAAAAAGATATAACTAATATTTCTATCTATATAAATATACCTTTCTGTTTATGTCAATGTAGATATTGTCTATATAAAGGAAAAGTCGCGCCAAACTCTGAAAGAGAAGACTTCGTTACGAACTATCTTGTTCCTCTTCTAGAAGATTTTTCTCAAGTGTTCGACAAATACGAAGTAGACGATATCTATTTTGGCGGCGGCACTCCGAATAGTGTTGACCTATACCATATCGCAGAGATTATACGAACTCTTCCCTGGGCCAAAGCGAAGAATAAGATATTCGAAATTAACCCCGCATTCACCTCGGAAGAATACGTGAGAACTATCGCGGACATGGGATTCACGACAATAACGTTTGGCGCGCAATCTTTTGATAAGCCCTCTTTAGAATTTCAGAGACGTCCATGGATAGACCATGAGAGAATAAGAAAATTTTCTAACGCGATACACGGGGTCGGCGCTTATTCTTCTCTTGATATCATGTGTTACCTTAAGACGTATACTCAAAAAGATATACCGATATTAGAACAAGACTTAATCAAAACGGCCGAAACTGGAGTAGACTTCATTACGGTGTATCCGGAACTAAATCTCATTCTTCACGACAAAACATCAAGAGATAAATTTGACGAGTTCATGAAAAACTTAATCCTTCCAGGATACTACTGTAATGACCCAAGCTATTTTGACCAAACTTTAAACCCTCGTTCTATTTATCGCCTTGTAAAGAAAAAGCATTCCTACGAAGATTTTCAAAAAAAGATTTATCCTTATATCGGAAATGACTTCGCGTATGCTACCGAAAATATTCTCGGCTTTGGAGATGCTGGATGCGACCATGAAGTGTTTTCTTATATACCAGGCAAGCTATTTTACGTAGAACGAAATCTCGGCGGCCAACCCTTTTATCAAGTTAAGTATTCTAAGGGGGTGTTCGAATGACGGTAGAAGAAAAAACGGGATACACCCTAGAAGACGCGAATAAGTACTACGCTTATTGGAGAGATAATTATCGTTGTGGCTATGGATGTCCCCAACATAAAGAGGAAACTTATCTTCGTTGGGACGACATCCTTAATACGCTCATAATGGAGTGTCCTCACTGTGGTTATATTGAGCAGACTATTCCTCAAGTTGTAGATGTCGCAAAACGGTTTTGGGATGAAAATCATTAATAATATAATGGCTAACCTCCGGATTTATTTGGTAGGCTGATAAAGGGACTCTGTTAGGGGTCCTTTTTTTTCTATTGAAATGGTTGCTGTGCGAATAGTTAAACGCTCCTTGACATATAGCCAACTATATAGTATAATAGAACAAAATAGACCTCTTGAACATAACAAGAGGTTTATTTTGTTAGAACACCGCAAGTTATAAGTGTAATAAGTAAAACGAAGGCAGGTGAAAACTTGAAAGGCAACAATATAGAACTGGATGAGTTAGCTCATTCTACGAATGCTGAAGTCGCGGACTTAACTCCGGAAGAAATCGCGCATCTTTTGAAAGACGATAACGATGCCGAAGAAGAAGAGTCGGAAGAATCTTTAGAGAAAAAGACGAACGCTCTTCTCTCTCACATCCAATCCGATAATAATCCGTGGGGGTTAAGTCGGAAAGGGCGCACAGCCGTTACTACTGCAAATAAATTAATTAAGTACAGGAACGGCCTCAAAGCGAGAATACCGATAATCTGTACTGGAGATAAGTGTCCTTATAAAGCTACCTGCCAACTTCTTACTTATGATATGGCTCCTATCGGAGAGCCCTGTCCTACCGAGATAGCCCAAATAGAGTTACGCTCTATGGGTTACGCTCAGGATATAGACGTAGATAACGCGTCATTCACGGATAAGAACCTTTTAAACGAACTTATCATGCTAGACGTTATGTTAGAAAGGGCGAAAGGACTACTCGCCGCCGAAGGCACTCCAGTCATGGAATATACTATCGGTTTAAGTCAGAAAGGCGACGAGATAAGACAACCTCAAGTGTCTAAGTCATGGGAAGCGTATGAAAGAATCTCTAAGAAGAGAGATGCCACTTATGACTTATTAATGATGACGAGAAAAAATAAGAGCACGGAAAAGAAGAATGAAGAAGGGCGCGAAAATGTTGCGGACCTTATTCAACAGGCTATTAATACGATAACAATAGAAGACAAAGAGGCGGGATAAACGATGAACAGACTTATCGGAAATGGAGTTATAAATTCCGTTAAAGGATTTTTTAAACGAGAAGCTACTGCCGCCGGTGCAATCTGGGACTACGGCAAGGCTATCGAAACGAATCGATATATGGGCGGAAGTCAAGCTTTCAGAGATGCGGTCGGAGAAGTCAGTAGTGGGGGATTATCGAACTGGCAAACGATTAAATCCATGCATCTCAAAGATAACGGCAAAGTAAATTGGAAACAGGTCGCGACGACTGGCGCAATCGGTTACGGAGTCCCGGCCACCGTCGGACGTATCGCGAGTGGCGGCGGTCTCTACAGAGATAGTGACGGCAAATTTGACGTTATTGGGGTGCCAATCATCTGATGGGAGTCGCGAGAACGATTGGCAAAGCTCTCCTCGGAATTGGCGGTGACACTGCCGAAGGAGTCGGCCGCGCAACAGCCGCTCTCGGAAAGGGAGCTTATAACGCAACAACGAAAGTCGTCGCTCCTGCTGCTGGGTGGGCTCTAGCGAAGGGCACTAAAGGGATTGTTAATCTTGGACGAAGTTACGCATCCGGAGTTAATTCTACAAATGCCCTTAGAAATCCGATTGGTGCTATTGTCTCTCACGCTAATTCTTTATCTAATAAGATGCTTAAGTACGATAAAGAAGGCGCGATAACTTTAACGAATAAGGCGAAGGGTTACATTCTTGGAGCGGGAGCTCTCGCCGGCGGAATTGACGCAATGGGGGCTTATCAAGATACAAAAATTGGAACGGCTGACCCTAACATGTATCATGCTGCTCCTAAGATAGAGCCTAGACAATATAGCATAGACAATGCGGGCGCGGACGGCTCTCTCGTATTCGCGCTAAACGCTAATAGAAAGGGCTGATGAATTATTCTAACTAAAGCAGCATCAATTCTTAGTCAGCTCGGAAGAAGAGGACGAGCTATTGGAGGACAAGCAGTAGAATCTGTCGCGTCAAATTCCATAGCTCAAAGAGCCGCAGAACAGGGCGCCGCACTTAAGAGGACGGCTGGCAAGGCTATCGGAATAAACGGTCTCTTCGGTGTCTGGCAGGGTGTAGATGAATATCAGACTGCGCGAGAAAATGGCGACGGACTCATTTCCTCCGTTGGTCAGGGGGCGTTCGAGGGTGTCCTCGGTATGTATCCCTGGCTCTGGGCCGGATATCATGCGTTAAAAGATGGTCCCCGTCTGGCCGTAGAAGGAATGGCGGCCGCCGATACTTGGCGACGCAACCTTGCTCGTTCTAACTCTAACGAGGCTTTCGTAAACGCTCAGTTCGAAGATACTCAGCAAGTACATACGATGAGACAAGCCGGAATGGCGATAGCTCAACGTAGTCGATATAATACTCAAGTAGCTATGATGGGCAATGAAGCCTCGTATATGATGAAATGAGGTGATTACGAATGGCAATGGAAGACCCTAATAGAATAAATGTTAATCACATCACAGAACGAGTTAATGCCTCAAACACTCACGTTATGAAAAATGAAGTAAGAGCTGCAAACTCTAGACAAAAACAATTTGAGTATTATGAACAAAGAAACCAGACTGCCTCTGAGCCCACCCTGTATAATTCTGAAGTGAGTTCCACAGAAATTAATAATAAAAAATTAAAAGGCAACAACACTTATAAGAATTCTAACTTTAGCATTCCTGAGTCTGCAAGCGAAATGAGGTCCAATAAAAGAAGTGTGGACTTAATGAAGAGTGCAGAAAATGAATTAACAAAAGCCGCAAATGCTCCGGTTAAACCGAAGGATATCGCTGATAAAATATCAACCACTAAAGCCGGCGGAGGATTCAAGAAATTCGGATACAAGGCTCTTGGTGTAGCTACTCTTGGTGCTGTCGCGATAGGTACAATTAACGGAATCATGAATGCTGGTGGGCGCAAGACAAACGCTCAACTTTATTCTGACCCCTACGCGTAAAGAAAGGTAAACACTATGGCAAAGAAACAGGAGGTGAAGGCTCCTGAGTAAGAAAAAACTTTCTTCAGTTGAAAAAGCGAAGCTCGCGAAAATAATGTCAGACCCTGTTCTGTGGGCGCGCGCCTTCTTAATTTCTAATGATGCAGCTACAAAGAAAAAGGGGCCGTGGAAAGCAAGAGACTATCAGGAAGAAATGCTTCGAGATAACTCTCTTCGTAAGGTTTATCGTTGCGGCCGACGATGCCTAACCGGCGCAAGTGAAATATCTCTAGCTAACGGAGATACTGTTCCAGTAGAAAGTCTAGAAGATAAAGAATTTAAGATAATCGCGCTAGACTTGGAACAAGATAAGTTTGTAGAGGCAACTGCTCGATGCTGGTATAACGGAAAAAAGAAAGTTATCTCCGTGGGAACTAAAGGCAACTCTATTATCGTAACGGGAAACCATCCGTTTCTCGTTAAAAAAGGTAAAGAGAAAGTTTGGCGCGAAGCCTCTAAACTCTGTATCGGAGATAAAGTAGCAATCGCGAACAATCTTGCTTTCTTCGGAAAAGATGAAATACCTGATGATGATATCGTCATGTTGGCCTGTTTCACGGCACCTTGGTCTAAATATAATCCTACGATAGAGAAAATACTGGAACAAACTCTTACCAAAGCAGACCTTATTTATGAAGTAAGAGAAACCAGTTTAATGGGTGTTGAAGAGTCCGGTTCTATTTATTCTTCTCCCATCGAGAACTCTCTTGCATCTGAATATGTAGCTTCCCCTATAAATGAGAGATGGGAATATAGATGTTCTAAAAGAAAGAAGCACACTTACGTTAGTGATGCAGAACAAAGTCCAGTACAACATTCAATAGACGACTATATGCCCCCGGCGATTTTGCGGGCGCCAAAAGAGTCTATCGTTAAATACTTAAGACTTCTTCTCGGATTAAACGCGAGAGTCCACTCATCTTCTATATCATTCTCACTTTCTCCCGATATAGACAGAGGCGTCCGGAATCTACTTAAGAAGTTTAATATACAGGTCTGGCATAGATACCTCTATGAACCAAATTTTATAAAAGACCCCGACTCAATTGTTAACTTCTGTAGACTAATCGGACTGGAAGGCAGAGACGAAGAGTTGCGCCAACTCGAATTGCGCGCCCTCTCTAACCTCATAAACAAGCCCCTTCCTAAAGATTATCACTGGGAAGAAATAACTTATCTCGCAAAAGAAGGAACAGAGTTAACATATGATATAGAAGTAGACGAACATCATAATTTCGTCGCGAATGACTTCGTAACTCATAACACCGGTAAATCTGAAACTATGGTCGTAGAAGCACTATACAACGCATATACTCATAATGATTATCGCGTCCTCTTTATTGCTCCCTACGAAAATCAGATTAACCTAGCCTTCATGAGAATGAGAGAGTTCATACACGACTCCCCTCTCCTTAAGATGGAAGTCACCCGAATGATTAACTCTCCTTACATGATAACGTTCGGAAATAAGAACTCTGCCATTATCGGTTTTACGACCGGCGCTTCATCAAACACTGGCGCTGCTAGCGTGAGGGGCCAGCGCGGGGATTTGATACTGTTTGACGAGTTGGATAAAAATATTGTTCAACTAAAATTCCGTTAAAAGGAAGAACTCCAATAAGGACAATTCCTTACCAAGTCTCATAAGAGATAGTGTCTAACGACTAGAGCTGAAATAAATGCTCCACGAAAGCGGGAAAACCCTCTATAGTCTTATCGTCGAGAAACATTCTATAGAGCGGAAGAAATAGTCTATACTGGATTGGAAATGACCAATCGATGAAAATGAGAGGAATCTCCAGAGCTGAAGATAAAGAACTTCAGGATAAGAACGATTAGTATATGCCGGATGAAGACTACGCAACGGTTATGATGATTGCGGGCGAACGTCCGGACATTAAGGTTATAGCCTCGTCAACTCCAACCGGTAAACGAGGAACTTTTTGGTCGCTATGTCAAAAAGACTCTTTGTACTCTCAACACTATCATCCAAGTATGGATAATCCAAATTGGGATGAAAAGATGGAGCTCGAGTTTCGACAAACGCTTACAGAGCAACAGTATATACATGAAGTTCTGGCAGATTTCGGAACAGAAGAGACCGGTGTTTTTGATAAGGATAAACTTGACCTCGCGAGAAGGAGAGACCTTTATACTTATGATGAGCTTCCTTCTTATATAGAGAATCAAGACCAAATAGAAAAGTTGTTTTATGACGAAGATAATCCGGCGCCGCCTAATGTTTTTAGGTGCGTTGGGGTAAACTAAATCTGCCCCAACAGATAGAAATATCTGGATAAATAAAAACACTAAAAATTGCGAGAAGGTCAATAGATAACTCGCAGCCGTCTTTTAAACAAGAAGAGGTTCAACGACTATTCCAAACGGAAGTACGTTATAATAAAAATAACGGAATTATAGTGTGTCTGAAAAGATAAAGAAATAGTCTACATGTAAAAATGTAAGATTTCGACGCCTATCAAGCGGGCTCTTCCATCCTCGTTCTAGACTTTGATACAGACCAACACGCATTTAAGGTCATTAAACGAATAGAAGTGCCGCGCGGCGAATATACGCTCGATAGAGCAGTAGAATGGATTATCCGAATTAACCAAATATATAACCCTTCATGGATATTTTGTGACCGGGGATACGGTGACCAATAATAACAAACCGATAATAAGGAGCGTAGCGTAAAAATGTCTAAACGTTATAAGATAACAAGAAAGATGAAACAGAATCTTCCTTATGATAAGGTAGTAGAAGAAACTCCTTTTCATAATCTGGACACAGAAGCCAGTGTATACTGGTTCGGATTCTTCTGTTCAGCGGGGTCTTCCTGGAGAGGAACCATAACGTTTAGACATCGTTCTAAATATCAATTAGAAAAGCTTACAAGGTTTATCAAGGCGGCTGATAAACGCGTAATTCCGAAAGTTAAGCTGGAACCTGATAAGGAAAAAGACTCAATTTATTATGAGTACTCTGTTCAGTCTTTTAAGCTGGCAAATGACTTGAAAGGTTCGCGCGCCATTCCTCCACGCCCTATCGCCCCTGAACTTGTACACCACTTCGTCAGAGGATTCTTAGATGGATATACTAACTTCGGAAAAGAAGTTAAAGAGAAATACTACTACAGGAGATTTAAGAGTATCCTCAACGTTTCTTCCGATATAGAACTGGTTGATGCAATTTATAAAGACGCTCATATTTTTTACAACAGAAAACGATATTGGTTTGAACTAAAACGCCGCTTCGCAGTCGAAAGACTCGAAAGACTTAAGCGAGCAAAATCGGCGAAGGCTGTAGAGGAAATAATGCCGCCGGATGAAATATTTCCGGACTACGTTCCTACGCTAACGCCGAGGGAAGTATCAGAGACGCTTGCCGCTATCTGATACCCCCGTAACGCGTAGAGATTGAAATAATATCTCCAAGAGTGTTCGCGACCCTAGCTCTTAACAGAGTGGGTCAAAACGTACGCTAGACTGGACCTGAATAGACAGGTCGATAAGAGAGTTTATCTCAAATGAGGGAAACCTCCAGAGTCCAGGATAAAAAGCCTGGAGATAATAACGAACGGACTATCAATTGGAACGCCTTCATATATATGGAGATGAACATCCCGAAACCGGACTTAAAAATAAGGTTGTAGGATACCAATTCTCCCAGAAGATTCCAATTATAGACCCAGTCACAAAAGAATCTCACCCCGAACAGGTCAAGCAATTTATGGTCAACCAGCTTAAGTTAACGCTTGAGCGAGATAGATTAATACTTTCTCCTTTTGACGATACGCTTCACAAACAGTTGGTTGACTATAGTGTTGAAAGAATAACTCAGGCCGGCTTGCCCGTCTACACTTCTAAGAACGAGCACTTCGTTGACGCGCTTGGTCTCGCACACCTTGCGTTCGTTCTTAAGTTCCCTGATTTAACAGGAGCTATAAAAGAAGTACAAAACTCTTCTATTATATTAACCGCGAAAGATGTTCTAACATCTCGTGATGCAAATGCTGCTCTTCGCTCCATAACATTTCCTATTTCTAATCCTTGGAACGATATAAGACAAATCGGCAAAGAACCTGGTGAACGCCAGGGAGACTATCAGAAATGGGTTAAAGTCCCAATGGGTGGCCGCCAAAACGTATCTGTTTCCTCTTGGGGAAGTAGGGGTGGCTATGGAGGAGAAGGTAGGAGTATGTGGTGAATGTAGAGTAGAAGGAAGAATAGCCATAAAAGGTTGGGCGCGCAAGCGCCCCTTTTTCTTATAGTGAGAACAGAACACGTAATAAGAAGAGTATGAAAGGAGGTCTTCATGGACGAACAGAAAAACAATCTTCTTCACGTACCGAAACTAGAACCGGAAAGAGATTATCTTTCTGACGCAGAATTTACTCATAAAAACCAACCTCTTGCGCCACTTCCTCCGGATGTCGATGACACTCCGGCTCAAATCGTAGAGCAGTTTGAAGAGTTGGAAGACATTATGAATGACCTTCCAGAGGATTTACAATTCCTAAAGAAGACTGTCGAAAAACTTAAGAAGAGAGTTAACGTAGTTTGGCCGCGCGGTTATCAACCTAAAGAACCTCCGATAGAATATAAACCGGTTACTCCAAAAAAACTTCCTGACGGAGTTAATCATGTTGGTCATATAGATAAAAAAGACAATCCTAGTCTTGCAGACCTTCCAAGTCTCTTCCCAAAGAAAACATTAGTCAATCTTCAAATAGGCATACCAAAGACTCTTGTACAACTGATACAAGATAAATACAGAAGAGACACTCTGCGATTAGATAAATATTATTTGCAGCAGTTACAACTCGTTCTTCAGAGATACTTCCAACAGATGTTAATGGCTATGGCTGAAACAGGAATGGAAGACATCACGGATTTAACGAAGAATTTCGAGGGAACTCAAGTTAAGGTTCCGTCCGGTCAAGGTTTGGAACATCTTAAGGACCATATCGTTCGCTCTCAAATGATTCGCGACCATAAAACGCGTCTCTTTAGGAAGACGCATAGTGTTGATAATACACTTAAACATATGCGTGCTTGGCATGTAGCAGAAAAACAGAGAGAACGATATTATAAAGAGAAGTATAAAGATTCCTCTACTTATACGCAATCTCATTCGAACGCTCTTTTGAGAGAGGCGCGCTCTTCTTACGATAAGGCCTACTCAGCTTCTCTCTACTCCATGTATAAATATCTTAATTCTTCCATCCTTCTAGTTAATGACATTCTTGATATGACGATTAAAGAAGGACAAGCGAAAGCGATGCTTGTACAAAATGGAGTAGATATTTACGCGTTTGACCAAGGGGAAATAGATGCAGCGCAAGGGGGACAGATTAATCCTTCCTCATCTAGTTCTAATAATACAACCAGTAACTCTAACGAACAAAATGCAACACCTGGTAATAATGCGACAGGAGCCTCTTCTGGAGAGGCACTTCCGAAGGACGGAATCAATACTCCGAACGCAGAAGATTATTCTACGACACCCATGATTGGTGGAGGGTTCGGCGGCGCCCTTAAAAACACCGCTAAAGGAATCTTCGGCTCTATAACAGACACTGTTAAACAAGAAGCCAATCGAGCTAAAGAAGATGCTCTTAACAAAGCCAAGGATATCTTGAAGAAGAAAACAGAAAAAATTCCTGGTATAACATGGAATTAGAAAGGAGAAGAGAGTTATCGGACTTATTAATAGTATAAAGAACTTCTTCTCCCTGAGAGAGATAGATACTCGCGAAGCTGGCGGGTCAACCTCAGGCGCTATTACGAACGCCAATATAAAGAACTTCGTTGTAAAAGCCGTTGGAAACATCAACGACACTTCTAACGGAGACTTCGCTTCTCCGGAGTCGAACCTTAAGGAAATAAAGGCGGCCGTCGGCACCGATTCTTACATTAAACTTGCGTTCACGAAATACACTCAGCTCATTTTCAAGGCAGATTATAACATTGTTTCTGAAAATGATGATGCAGCTGACTACATAACAAAACGTCTTAATATGATGTCCTTCATGACAGGTACACCGATTGACCTTGTCTTTCAGCAAATAGCCGAGGACCTTGTCTTGTACTCGAACGCGTTTCTAATTAAGTCTCGTATTGACATGACAAACATCAGAGGTTTACAGGCCAAGGGTATCTATGATGCGAAACCGGTCGGAGGGTACTTCAGGGTAGACCCCACCACCGTTCAAATTAAACGAGATAAGACGGGCGTTATTAAGAACTATCAACAGCAAGTTGGTAACGACAAGAAAGCTTATAAACCAACAGACGTCATTCACTTCTATATAGATAAGAAAGGCGGCGCCGCATTCGGCACTCCTCGTATCGAAGCTGCACTAGAAGACGTTAAAATGTTAAGAAAGATTGAAGGCAACGTTCTTCGTCTTATTTATAGATACGCCGCTCCACTTTACCAGATGAAAATCGGTATTCCGGAGCAGGGCTTCATGGCAACCGACCAAGAGATTAAGGATGCTCGAAAAGAAATTGAGCGCCTCGCCGATGACGGTATCATCATCACGAATGAGCGTACTGAATTCAACGCGATAGGTTCTCAAGGTCAGGTTCTTGATGCTTCTAAATATCTTTCTTATTTTGAGTCACGCGTCTTCACTGCACTGTCGCTTTCTTATGCTCAGGCAGGAAGAGGCGGCGCGAAACAAGATGCGGACAGCATGGAAGAACAGGTACATGATTCTATTAAATTCTTCCAACGTACGATTGCCATCTTCGTTGAACAATTAATGTTTAACGAACTTCTTCTCGAAGGTGGTTATAATCCTATAACTGAACCTACAGATATTGTCCGGTTCCAGTTCAACGAGATTAACCTTGATACTAGAGTTAAGATGGAAACACACGCTATGAATCTCTTCCAAGGAAACGCTATTCCTTATGAAGAGATGCGCGGACGCCTCGGTCTTGATACTGATGATGTAGACGAATCTAGACTCTACCAGAATATGATTAAGACTCCGGCTGAAATAGCGATACTGCAAGCCAAACTTGGACAGTCTTCCGGAAGTGTGCAGCCGGGCCCCGAGAAATCTCAGTCAGCACCTAAGACCGCGACCAATATGATTCAACCTAAGAATCAACATGGAACCTCTTCTGTGAAGATTAAAGAATCATCTCAGAATATCCAAACCAAGGAAGACAGGATAGAAGATTATCAGAAAGTTTTTAAAGATATCTATAAGAAGTTTCAACAAGTGCGTAATGATGTACTCGAAGACGGGTCGCGCGCCTACGCTTCACTTCCGCTTGCTCGAGATTGGATAGCCTCTAATCTAAAGAATCACACCTCTTTAAAAGCACAAGAGGGGTATAATCAAGCTATAAAAGATACAAAGAAGAAGCCGGACAAGTTTAAGGTCTCTTCTAAACAACTTTCAGATATGATAGATGATTGTCTTGATAATATGTTTAAAGATATTCAATCTAGATACAAGGAAGCAACTACACTTCAGCAAAAAGAGGCAGCTTTCGATAAAACAGAATATCGTTTAAGATTCCTTGCAGAACATGTCGCCGCCAAAGCTTATTGGTACGGCTACATTAAAACCTGCGAGGCTCTAAATATAGATAAGGTATACGTACAATTCGGAAAGGGCTCCAAGGACAAAGAAGACCACGAGTCAGTTCTTAATCCCAAGTCTTTTAGTTTAGAAGACATTCCGGCCTTTCATCCTTATTGTAAGTGTTCCTTATCATCGACAAAATCAAAGAAAGGAGGATGACCAACTATCGCGATTGCAATTAAAGAATATGTAGACGCTAAGTTTACTACTCCGGTCTCCTCTGGCGAGATTCAGTTGACTGAAGGAGCACTCGCACTTCAGAAAGATAATTATATCGACCCAGATTCTTTGATGGTTGAGATTGAAGGGATTCACGCCTCGCCGGCGGCTACTCGTAACTTTACTCGTTATATGCCGAAAGCCCTTAAGAACTCCGTCCCCACTTGGACTGCTCCTTATAGAAAACCTCTTATTGAGCATCACAACGAAGAAAACGGACAAATTATCGGCCGTATTATTGACGCTGAGTACGTTACGAAAAACACTCTTTCGGGTACCCCCGCTCTGAAGTTCACGGTAAATGTTCCAGATGAGCGAGCCAAGAAGGACATTAAATCCGGCCTGCTTGCTACTACTTCTATTGGGGCAACAGCACACGACGTTCGTTGTTCTGTTTGCGGTTCTCATATAGAGTCCGCAGAAGAAGGATGTCCGAATGGGCACGAGCGCGGCGGAAATTATAATGGCGAAACTTGCTACTGGGATATCTATTCTATTGAAGGAAAAGAATTATCTTTCGTAGTAGTTCCGGCCGACCCTTACTCTCAAAAGACTGCCGTATATCCTGCTACGGAAAGCACGTCTAAGAAGCCTACCGTAATAAAGGAATCATATACAGAAGATAATCAAGAAGACGGTTTATCTATTCCGTCGGAGAAAGGAGCCAATATGGCGAAGAAAGAAGTTACGGCGGAAGATTTGACCGCCGAGGTTGCTTCTCTCAAGGAGTCGCTTGATGCTCAGACGAAGAAAGCCGTCGAGCTTGAGGAAAACCTTAAGGAAGCTACCGAAAAAATTGAAGCTCTCGAAAAAGAGAAGGTTGAGCTTTCTGAGTCTGTCGAGTCTCTTACGAAAGAGAAGGCTGAGTTCGATGAGAAGCTCAAGGGCGAGACCGCTCTTCGCGAGAGCCTTGAAGAGGAAATCTCGAACACAAAGGCAGAGCTTAAAGAGAGCGTTCTTGATATGTATGTATCTCTGCGCGAGAGCCTCGGTTATGAGACGGACCAGGAAAAGGTTTCCAACCGTTCCGTTGAATCCCTTAAGGATTCTATCGTAGACCTCAAGGAAAGTCTTTCTCTCTCTCCTAAAAAGGTTGAGCTTAAGGAGAAAGTTGAAATTGCCCCTAATAGTGTCGAGGACCCCACGCTGAAGGAGTCCGAAGACGAAGACAATAAGAAGAAGATTAGTGTACGTGAAAAGATTGACCTCAAATCTGGTTTCGCGAAGCTCTTCGGTTAATAGTAAAGGAGATAAGATTTAATGGCATTGCATCCTAGTGACCTCACCATTAATGACCGCCTTCAGCCTAGTGCTCGCGGTCAGATTTTCCAGGCAAACCAGCCTGGCTACCGTGATGGTGCAGACCGTGTAAATCGTACTCAGGCACACCTTAATGTTTCGCAGCATGACACTCCGAATATTAAGTATGCTTGGGACTTTCGTCTGCCCGTCCTGTTCAAGTACGGTTTTGCGTACGGATTTAACCAGGTAGTCGTTCCGAAGGGACGCATCATGGCGGTCGATAAGGACCTCCAAATTCGTGACTTCGAGATGCAGAAGCGTCACAACGTTTTGACGCTTGCTAACGGCGGAGCTCCGGTTAAGATTCGTGAAGCTACCGATAAGTATGAGACGTTCACGCCTTCGGCTGCTACGGACATCGTCTCGCCTTCCGCTCAGGGGCAGCCGATGACGCATCCTGGCAAGGAGTTCACGACTTGCGCAGCTAAAACCTACACTGCTGAAGGCTATCGTGCTTTCGCTCCGGCCGGCACTTATGCTCATCCCGATGCTCAGCTTGATACAGCTGGCTTCGAGATTAACACGAAGACGGGTCGTGTACAGAACAAGACGACGAAGGCTGTCGCCGATAATGTTCGCGCTGGTAACATTCCTGTCGGTATGCTCGAGCGCAACGAGTACACTCGCGACGAGGATGCTTACAACGGCATCGCACCTGGTCCTGTTCTGACGGACGCACTCGTAGAGCTCCCCTGGTTTGCTTATAAGGATAAAGCTGAGAGCAACTTCTGGGGTTCCGCTTATGGTAACCTCTTCCCGGGCGCTCTCGTTAAGTCTGATGAGAATGGCCGCGTAGTTCTTTCCCCGCTCTCTTCGAAGACGGCTATGGGCGCTATGACGCTGCCTGAGTATGAACTCGAGCGTCAGCAGGTTATCGGTCAAGTTTACGCTGTTAACCATGAGCTTGTTCCTGAGGGTGCCGCTAAGTGGGCAACCTGGGCACTTGAGGACCGCCTCAAGAGCGAGGAGTTCAATCCGGCTGTCTATGCTAAGACGAACCGTCGCGGCGAAGATACGACGTCGACGAGCCCGTACCATACGGACGGCACGTATCCTGGATATCCGTTCGATAAGAACTACCTCAACCATGACCTCCACATGCTTGCTTCGACGGCTCGCCTCGATTCGTTCGACCCGCGTATGAATGCTGAGTTCCAGTATAATGACCTTGGTATCCCGGGCCTGACGGATGGTTATAACGCTGTCGTTGAGCAGAAACCTGACTTCAAGGCTGGTGTTATCCACTATGCTGGCGGCAAGGACTACGTTGAGATGTTCTTCCGCAACCTTGACATCAATGTTGAGGACCTCCAGATTTCGATTGACGGCGTCGCGTTCGCACCGTGCGTTGCTGGCGCTAAGCTCAATACGGACACGTTCCAGGTTAAGTATGCTAACCCGCAGCAGGGTATCGTCGTTATTGACGTTATTGACAAGACGAAGGCAGACACGCTTCTCTCCGGCAAGGCAGACAAGCAGGTCGACGTTGTCCTTCGTTACAAGAAGCGCGGTCGCGCCGGTGTCCCAACATTCATGGATTGGGACGGCGTTGTCGGTAGCGTTCGAGTTCTTCTTACGAAGTAATCAGTCCAAGTGACGTTTTAGGATGAGCAAGTCCCGACTGCAATGTCGGGGGCTCACCCTTTATTCTAAATATAAAGGAGACAAAACATAGATGGCATTCAATCTGCAGGAATCTCTGCACAATGTTACTAAGCTTCGCGAGAGCGCGGAGCAGGCTTGGGCTGACTATAAGAATGGTAAGTCCGAGACAAAGCCTGAGGTTGACCTTAAGAGCTTTGATGTTATGGAGAAGACCCTCCGCAATTCGGTTGGCGACTTCTCGAAGGGCCGCGTAACGGTTCGCGAGTCGATTATGACGACGGACGTTATTCAGCTTATCCCGAAGGTTATTGAGGGGCAGCTCCGCGAGGCAGCCGAGCCTGAGTACCTCGCAACGCGTTTTATGAACGTTGTTCAGGTTGATGGTGGCAGCTCCGTCACTTACGTTATTCCGGTTGTCGGTGAGATTCACGCCTCCGAGGTTAACGAGGGTGGACGCTATCCGGAAGACAGCGTTGAGTTCAACACGATTGAGAACGGTCAGCTCGAGATTCGAGTTAAGAAGATTGGTCTCAAGATTCAGATTACGGAAGAGGCTATCAACGATAGCTCGTGGGACATCTACGGCATTAACGTCCGTAAGATGGGCCGCGCCATGGCTCGTTATAAGGAAGAGTGGTGCTTCAACAGCTTCTCTGGTCATGGCCAGGTTGTGTTCGACAATAGTGTCCGCGCTCAGCTTCCTGCTGCAGGTACGACGGGTCGCGCTGTTGATGGCAGCTTTAATGATACCCTCTCGGTTGAGGACTTCCTTGACCTCGTTCTCGGACTGATGGCTAATGACCAGACGCCGACGGATATTATCATGCATCCGCTGACCTGGGTTATCTTCGCTCGTAATAGCATGATTGGCAATGGTCTTACGTATGGCGCATTTGGCGGCAGCCAGGTTCATCCGTGGGGCGCAACGCAGGGCACGCCTGGTTTTGCTGGTCTCGCAGCTGAGCAGGGTCCCCAGAAGCTTATCATGAACCCGGGTGAGGTTCAGGGCCGTCTGCCGGTTCCTCTCACGATTAACTTCAGCCCGTTCGTCAAGTTCGACAAGACGAAGAAGCTGTTCGATATGTACTGCGTCGACCGTTCGAACGTCGGTGTTATTGCTCAGCGTGAAGCTCTTACGACTGACAACTGGAATGACCCCGAGCGCGACATTCGCCTCCTCAAGGTTAAGGAGCGTTATGGTGTCGGCATTCTTGACAATGGTCGCGGAATTACTGTTGCTCGTAACATCGCGGTTGCTCCGACCTATCCGGTTGCTCCCGAAGTTCGGATTAAGAACTAATTTAGGCCATAGTGCTTGATGGGTGGGAAAGGAGAACCTTCTCCTGCCTACCCATTTTTTATTAATAAGGAGACATATATGAACGATATTATCGCCACCATTAAACTGGCACTTGGCGAAGTTGGCTTCTATGACCCTCTTTCTGGTATTCATCTTTCTATTGGCAATCCTGTTGCGTATATTCGCGCTGGTGTAAACACCTCTCAGCTGCAGGCATCAGTTCGTTCTGGCCGCCTGATTCTTGTTGAGGGTTCTCTCGGCAATCCGCCGCCAGAGCCGATTAGTTACGCTCCTCGCGTTGCGGCAGAACCTCGTGTAATTCCTGGCGAAGAAAATACGACCCCTGAACCCGTAGCGAAAGAGACAAAACCGGCTGAGACTGTTCCTGAGGTAACGGAAGAAGAGAAAGAAGCTGTCCGTAAAGAAATGGAAGAATCCGCAGCTGAGTCGACCGAAGAAGAGTCTGTAGAGGAAGAGACTGCCGAGGAAAGCTCGGATGACTCTGAAAAGGAAAAGAAGTCCAAGAAGAAAAAGAAGAAGTAAGGATTGTGAGGTGGAGGCTTGGAACGCTTTTTCCAGATTAATTCAATAGAGGCCAGCCTCAAAGAACAATCTTTATATATAACGCTTAATGCTGATGTAGATGAGAGTACTGTTAATGACGATAATCTCATACTGATGAACAAAGCGTCGCGCGCCATGATTCCTTTTGATATATCTATAGACAGAAAGGTTGTCCAACTCAAGCTTAAACGCTGGGCTGAACCTAACTCAGAATATATCTTAATAGTCGAGGCGGGTATTAAATCTCTTGTAGGAGTAGAATTAGAAAGTTCTATTTCAAGGAAGATAATCTTCAAGAGCGAAATTCTTAACGGAGTTAGAATTCTAAATCCGATTAACTTCGAGTCTATGACGGACATAGAAGAACTTAAGGTTCGCTGGGAAGAAACTCTTCCTCCAAGAAAGAAGAAAAAATACAAGAGATACCGAATAGAAATATCTAAAGACCAAGCTTTCATTAATCAAGCTATTGAGACTTACGTCGACGTAGATGGCGAATCATATGAGATGACGTTCAACGAATTCTCGTTGGGTCAATTCTTCATACGCATGCGTGTAGAAGATAATGACCAATATGGTCCTTGGTCTGAGATAGTTTCTTTCACGATAAAATCTTCTAAACAAGTAAAAGACCCTACTATTCTAGAGAACGAACCAGAAACTGAACGTCCAGAACTTCCTACTATCGTAGACTATACGAAACAGATAAAAGGGAAAGACGAAAAAGAAAAGAATCCGCAGCCGCCTCCACTAGTAAAAGTGGAGCCAGAGCAGCTAATCTTTAATGAACTTCCCCAATGTCTTACTTTTATTTGTTCTGGTCAAGTGGACGATACTGACGCTATCGTAGAAGTTTGGAGAGAGGAATTCTGATGGCAAAAGAAAAAGTTAAAGGAGTTCTCTCGCTATCTCCAGACGCAAAGATTATCACGATAGGAACAGACCCCGCATTAAAAGCTAACTATCGTTACTATGTTACGATTAAGGGGCTTAAGACTCTAGATGGAAAACCTCTTGCCGATATTAAGGCTACCTTCCGGATGCCCTATTCGCCGCTTTATTGTTCTCTTAACTCTCTTAAAATGATAGTAGACGCTTTTAAAATACCTGAAGAGAATATGCTCTCTTATATAAGAGAGGCTTCTAAGTATGCTGATTATATAGCTCAGGTTCAAGGTGTAGAAGTAACTGATGACGACGGCAAGATTAAGTTTTCTGTAGAGCAGTTTACGAGAGTGAAAGCTACTATGGACTGTATTCTTAAAGGATATATGGAAAGAACTTATTCTGGGGCCGGCGCTAAATATACTCTTGATGTTGCGACATTCCAAGACTCTCTTAACAGCGGGGCATTTAAGAATCTCCTCGCGGACCTCGCGAAAGAACTTCTTAAATGGCAAGATGCGATTAGAGGATATTTCAACGAAGGTCGTGCGAAACCAAAAGCCACTCGTATCGGCATTAAGATGTCCGAGAATTCTGAGGTCGCTCAGACGACGGTTGATAACATCCTTAACGATATTTCGCGGCAAGTGCCGATGTTCTCGTGAGGTGATTAACCCATGTCACATTGGTTCGACGATAATGTCAAGAAGCCGATTACATTGTTCTCTCACCCTTTCTGGATTATTTCTCTTGAAGAAGAGATATGTCCTTGCGTTAATCACGTTACGAAGGAAGCAAATAAAGAGTGTCTAAGATGTCTCGGTACAGGGCACAAGATAGCGCTATTCAGAGTTAATGGCGCGCACCAGAACCATCTGAACCTCGCATTTAGAGGTGAAGGAATCGGATTCTCAGAGAAAGACATCGTTACTACGTACTACACTTACGATAAAACTCCAGTTAAGCCTAGAGATATTATCGTAGATGGTAAAGATATAGACGTAGTAGAAGACGTATTTTACGAGCGCTCTGACCAGCAGAAAATAGTTTACTGGAGAATAGAGACTGCTCCGTATAAGATGAAGAAAGATGTTTTTCGCGCCACTCTTCTTAAACTCTTCGAGAAAGCAGGGGTGACTAATGGCTGAGGATATACTCGTCAATAAAAATAAGACCCTGCTTATCATCGGAAAAGCTACAAAAAATTGGGCGCCGAAAGAAATCGTTCTGGCGTACGATGAAGAAGAAGTGAAAAAGAATTATAAAGGTGGCGACCTTGTAGATGCTTATCTAAGAGCAAAAGAAATGGGAGTAACCGATATCTTTCTAATGAATATACAGAAGGATTCTGATTACTTCGATATTCTTGATACTCTGAAAGATAATGACTTCGCGTACGTTGTCTTCTCTTCTCTCTATCTTTCTGATACGTTTCACGATGTCATAGATTCTCATAAGAGAATACATTCTTTCTATGCTTATTTTTTAGGTTATATCTCGAAGTCTAACAATACTACGTTTGTTGTTACTGATAAGCATGCATCTCTTTACGAAGATATAGATGCTTATCTGAATGATATGCGCGAAATTAAAAACACGTTTCTTTCAAGGTGTTCTGGCCGCGCACAACTTAATAATATCATCTTCATTATGAATAACCTCAAGGGAAACAAGTATGCTAATATAGACCTTGCAGCATCCCTGGTAATAAGTGACTTGAACGAATATCCTTCGTACAATTTTAATGACGTGGTCTTTCATATAGACCCCTGGGACAACACAGAAGACATTGCTTACTTTAGAGATAACGTTACAAGAGAGACTACGGTAGAGAATCTTGTTAATCTATCTCAAGAAACTACTCCTGAAAAAGTAGTGTTTATAGATAGAATTATTAAGGCTCTTAAAAGAGAGATGGACTTCTCTGAGTTTAAAGGGCGCTTCTATTCTGAGTATCAGAAGCTTCTCTTAAACCAGAAGCTTGAAACTTATCTTTCTTCTCTTCTTGGTTATACTCTTCGAGACTATAATATAGATTCTATAGAGGCATTTAAGGATGGGCCCGCCGCCGTTCAACTCGTCGCGCGCCTTTCCCTTTATCCTATAAACTGTTTAGAAGTATGTTCTCTAAACCTGGAGATAGAAGTATGAACACACAAGATTTAGAATATCTCCTTAGAGAGAAAGAAAAAGTAAACTTCAATATACTGAATGAAGAGCCAAAGAAAAAGAAAGAACGCTTAACCTCTGATAAGTCTGCGACTATAGATGACTTCATCGTTATGCTTTCTACTCTCGTTACGAAAGCTCTGAAGAAGCAAAAAGTTGAGTTTAAACCTGATGAGGGTATTCGACTTCAGGTAGACCAAGTTGAAAAACTTGAACACCCGTACATTTTCTTTAAGATAACCTCTTGTAGTCCGACAATGGAAATCACTCCCCGTGTTAGGGAGGTCGGCCTTCGAGAGAGTCTGCCAAACTCTCCGAATAATAAAATTTCGCAGAGATTTAAAGATGAGTATGGACAATGGTTTGACTATGAAGTTCAGTTCGACATTCTTGCTCCAGGATATGAATCTGCCCAGAAAACAATGACAGATTTAGAGGATATCATATTCACTTATATGAATCACTTCATGAAAAATGGAGTTAAGAATATCTACTTCATGGGTAGATATACTGACAGAAATTTAGACCAATACAGACAAAAATGTTCTGTACGAAGTCTTAAGTATAATGTTAAGATTGATAAAGTATTCAATCGTTATCATACTGAGATTGAAAACATCGCGGTCCATTGAAGGCTCCGATGAATATCAATATATTATATAATATATTTTACAAACAAAAAGGAGGAATCCCATGGGCGTGTTTGACGACGAAATCCACCTTCCTGGAGTAATTACTCAGGTCGAGGCCGACTACTCCTACGGCTACGACTCGAGCCTCTTTGGAACGACGGATTCAGTTGTTATCATCGGCACAGCCTTCAACGGCCCTGTCGGTCAGATTACGCCAGTATACTCGGTTGAGCATGCTGTTTACGTTTTCGGAGAGGCTTATTCTTCGATTCGTCGACAGGAGGCTACACTGGTTGCTGGTGTACAGGATGCCTGGGCGCGTGGATGCCGCACTATTTACTGTGTGCGTATCGGCGGCCGAGAAATGTACAAAGACTTTGATTTCAAGATTGAGACAGGTTATCGCCTTCGCGTATCTTCTCAGTTCCCTTCTAATCAAGGTAAAGAGTGTTACATGCTTTATGACGATAGAGCAGGTGCAGAGAAGATTACGTTCTACAAGCCTTCGTCTCGCGCAACTATCGCTGAGAAGCGTCGTGGCATGACAACTGCTTCTGGAACGATGATGAAGACGACGATTAATCTCGCAACGGATAACGGTCTCACTGCTGAGACTCGTCTGACGGACCTGATTAATCTGTTCAACCGTAACACCTTCAACAATGCTCTGAAGCTTTCTATCGTCGATAAGGACGGTAACGACGTAACTCTTTCCACGGAGGTTTATGACCTTCGTATCGGTTCTCTCTATCCCGGTGTTTACTTCATTGGTCGTTCGCACACCAATGATAAGGCCACCATCGTAACGAAGAAGGACTTCCGCCTTACGAAGACTGACCTCGTCGCTGGCACGACGAACGCTCCGTATAAGGATTACACTGGTAAGTACTTCAACGTTCTTCAGTATAACACGGATGTTACCCAGCCGCTCCCGATTTATGATGTCTCGATGTCGAATCTTCGTGAGCGCATTAAAGGTGCCGGCGTCGTTATGCTTGAGGACTGGGACTTCCTTAATACGGAAGACCTCACGGACCGCGTCTTCATTCCGAATGACGAGGACTATGAGGAAATCGACCTCAACGAGTTCGAGATTTACAAGCGACTTGGTTCCGGCTTCGCGATTACGGCGCAGGCTATTCGTCGCGTAGACAGCCACGGTGTTGAGCGTGCTCCTCGTATTAAAGAGACTGACTCCAAGGATGTTAACCGTATTCAGACGATTGAAGACGGTATCTATTCGATGCTCCAGGATGCGAACATCAAGTATCGTGTTCTGACTGGCGTCAACGCCGAGGACTCCATCGTTGGCAAGCTTCCGCGCGCCAAGGACTTCCGCATCGTTGTTGCGAAGGATAAGAATGTCCTCAACGGTGACTTCTCACTTAAGGCTAAGATTGATAAGCATGGTCTTGAGCATGCTACGAAGTATAAGATTAGCTTTGAGGACTCTTCGAATGATACCGCTATTAAGGTAGAGGATATCTACCAGGATAAGGTCTTCAAGGTCATCGGCGGCGTTTCTCTTGCTGACAAGGATAAGGTCAAGGCTGAGGATTACGCTAACGGAACTCTCGTAGCAATTGATGATGAGGTCTACCGCGTTGGAGATAAGAAGCTTGAGAAGGCTGGCAACTCCCTTATCGGCGACATTCTCATTGTCAACCATGAGCTTAAGAAGGTTAATAACGCTGGCAAGCTCGTTGCTGCAGTAGCTGCGGACTATGGCTCGAAGCATTATGTTCTCGCTTCGGTTGTCGACAACATTTTTGTCTACGACGTCTCCGCTTCGCCGGCTAAGAACGTTGGTGACCTCACCTCGATTCTTTCGACGGAGGAAGACAAGTTCACGATTGTCGCAGAGAACATCTCGACACCGGACTACGTTAACGAAATTAAGATTCGTTCGAACATGTTCGATACGACGACGGTCTCTGAGCTCGCCGAGATGCTTAATAACCATCCGATTTTCGGCCGTCTCTTCTCCGTTAAGCTGACGACTGATGGCTCTATTGAGAAGGATGACTTCGTAACCTCGGCGGAAAAAGCTAAGTACGCTTTTGCTGGCGTATCTGGTACAGTTAATGTTCCTGCTCACGTTGAGACGAAGAAATTCTCTGAGGTTGCCACAGCTGACCAACAGTACATTCAGGGTAGCCCGCCGTCGACTCCTCCGAATAACGGCAACTGGCTTCCTGACGATATGGTCACGGTTAATTACCCTGACCAGACGAAGACGATTTCCTCGTCCACTGAGGTTGTTGAACTGGAAGACCGCGAGGGCACATATGACTACTCCCTCTACATTCCGTATCGCACGACGGATAACTTCCTCCGTCAGCTCGCACAGCACTGCCAGTACACGGAACTGAAGACGGCTCCGACTCATGGTGTCATGGGTACGCAGCGTCTTGTTTCGACTGGTATCACCTCTGTCGCGAACAAGGTTGAGAAGATTCTCCAGCGTGACTTCGACCTCTACGCTAAGACGGCTGTCGGCCGTAACATGCTTGATAGCAACGCTCTTCCGTATCCTATCGGACGTATGGTCTCCCTCGTTGTTGGCCAGTATCCGGTTACGATGCAGACCTCGACGTATACGTACACGTCGACTGGTGGTCCGGGCTATGCGGCCATGGTATCGAAGCTTCCGATTGACCAGTCTTCGACGGGTCAGACAATCGAGCTTCCTTCGATTGACTACCAGCTCACGAACAGCCAGCTCGCTCGTCTTACGACAGCAGGTGTTGTCACGTTCAAGAAATCGTTCACGAAGGGTATCGTTGTCACCGATGGTATCACGATGGCTCCGTCCGAGTCCGTCTTCCGTCGCCTCTCTACGACTCGTATCGTAGGTGCGGTTGAGGAACTGATTCGCGCCGCCGCTGAACCGTTCATCGGTAAAGAAAACCATGCTGCCAATAGAAACGCTCTTAATACTGAGCTCAAGGCTGCACTTGATAAGATTAAGGGTACCCTCATTGAACAGTATGAGTTCAAGATGAACCTTGACGTCTCCATCCAGAAACTGTCCTACATCGAGGTTACGTATCAGATTGTTCCGATTTACGAAATCCGCGAGGTCAGAAACACGATTAAGATGGTAGACACTATTTCTGCCTCGAGTGCTGTAGGTTAAGGAGGTTAGATTAATAGATGTCTACTAGTTCAGAATACACTCGTACTTACACTTCCTTCTCGGGCTGCGATATTGTCTGTACGTTCGGTAACGTCGTTATCGGCGAGTTGCAGGCCATTACGTACTCCGTACAAAGAGAATTTTAACGCTCGAAAAACTCAAGTGTTAATTCATTCTCCGCTGTCTTAGAAATAAGGCAGGGACCCAACCTGAAACCTAGTAACTCCTTAAGAGCCTCGAAAGAGGATGATTCGGCGGCCAAAAGCTTCCGAATCCCAACAAGGGATGTTTAGGTTCCCCCGTGATACACGGGTCAAACGACTATTGGTTGTAACACCAAGTAGGAGAGAAAACTCTCCGATGTAGGTTGTCTCTTAGAAATAAGAGGAAGAAATAGTCTCCTCTCATGATTAAAAACATGAGCTTCGTAAGAAGAATACGAATTATTGTTTCGTATTAAAGACAAGGAAAAAGCGCCGATTAACGTATAGGTCGGCATTAAACTCTGCTCAAATCGGTGAACGGTAGCACCCAACGCCGAGGGTAAGGATTAATTCCAATGCCCGTAGAGACTCGGTCTAACGACCCTAGCGATATTTCCAGTTTAGTTTTGACTAAGCGTAAAGGATAACGATGAATATAATAGATAAACTTAATTTTCTTTCTTCTAAACAATGTTCTGACGAAGAATTAATTTCGGCCGCCAATGGTTATATTCAGAACACAGAGATATTGTTCAGGCTTCCATCAGACAGAACCTTAGAAGTAGCTAAAAAACTTCAGTCTCTTTTGTCATTCGGAACCACTCCTGTGTTTCACAATAAAGGACAAAAGAAATACTATCAGCTTCACATTCATCCGAATCGCTAATATGCAGAGCATCGAGTATTTGCTCGTAAAGGCATAGTCCATTAAGCTATACGCTCGGTTCTCCTGAGCCTCGTTCCTTCTCGAGAGGTGAATAGCTTGCCTCTCCTCAGTGTAAACATTGAGAGCAAAAAAATAATCCTAAGATATGCTGGGACACCATAAAGGGCAATCAGCAGGTTAAAACCTCAACGACTATCCCGAACAGACATTGTTCTGAGGGAGTACTCCTTATAACTAAGGAGGAAGTATAGGAAGCCGATAAGGCTAAGATATAGTCTATTTGTTAACAACAAATGAAGCGCGGTATTGCAGGCACGCTCGTCTTTACGGTGTTCGACCGTGATGCACTGATTGATGCCATGCAGGACCACATTAAACGTGAGAAGACGTTCCATCGTATCGGTAACGATAACGTCAATGAGTTCTCGCGTATCTCGATTGACGAGTGGGATAAGCAGATGACGGACCTGGCCGTTTCCGGTACAGATTCGGGTTCTTCGGATGCTGCCGCCCAGAACGCGTCGACGATTACGAAGAATATCTCTAACGCTGCTACTCCGGAATACGATGACGAAGTTCCGCCGTTCAACATCACGATTTCATTCGCGAATGAGTATGGGCAGAAGGCTGTTGTCGTTATTTACGCAGTTGAGATTCTTAATGAATCGACCGGTTTCTCGATTGATAACGTCGTTTCGGAAAAGGCTTGCACGTTCGTTGCTCGTCGCGTCGGCTTTATGAAGCCGGTTGACCGTTCCGATACGCTCACCGAGAAGTCGGGCCCCAACGAGAAGTAAGCGTCTAAAAATAGACGTAATAAGAGTGTTGAGACTAATTAGTCTTGACACTCTTTTTTTTATTTTACAAACAAGGGAGCGGTGACCATCAACATCGTAGAATACGGAAAGAGACGCGCCAATCTCGGCCGCTCCTCTTCTTCAAGAGAACAAAGAACACATGAATACAGTAGTATAGATAGTTCTGAAGAAAAGAATCTAGGTAAGAGTATATCCTCTGATTACGTTAAGACGTATACTTCCTATTCTGGTCATGATATGGTTTGTGTATTCGAAATACCGACGAGAACAGGCGGCTCGATTTCTTCCGTCGTTGGTTCAGTACAGACTATATCTTATTCTGTTCATAATGAGAAGATGCCGGTTAGAGTTCTCGGCAATATGAATCCGAAGGGGTACGTCTTTGGAAACAGAACAATAGCTGGTACTATCATCTTCACGGTATTTGACAGACATTGGACACATAAACTTCTCGGAGAGTATTTAGAAAACATTAAATCGGACGCGCACGTTCTTACAGATGAGATGCCGCCAATTAATATAACGATAGCTATGGCTAACGAATATGGTTCTAAAAGCCGCCTAGCCCTCTACGGAGTAACCTTCGTTAATGAAGGTCAGGTTATGTCTATCAACGATATGTATACAGAAAATACGTATCAGTTCTATGCCATGGATATAGATTATATGTCTGCCTCTACTGGTTCTAATAGAGGCGGCCAAAAACGGAAAAATCTCCAACAGGCTAGACAGCAAGATACGGTTAATGAATTTAATCGTGATGAAATAGACCAGACTACAACTGACGTAGAAAAACCAAAAGAAGACTACAGAGAAGAAGTTTGGAAAGATTCTCAACAGACTTATGGCAGATTTGGCGACCTAATGCTTAAGAGTGACGCTACGAAGAAACAACTTGAAGAGTATACGAATAATGAGCATGACCTTAAACAACAGAGACTAGAACAGGCTTATAAAAACAAACAACTTTCCAAGCAACAGTACAGACAGCAGAAACAAGAGAATCAGGCAGAATGGAAATCTTATAAAAAGCAAGTTAACGAGAAGTTTTCCAAGAAGGAGGGGTAACCATTACGAACGAGTGCTTAGCCCCGATTACTTATCTAAGTCAGAATAGAAACGGCGTCTACCTTTTCGTTAATGCCTTCTATGTTGGTATCGACAGAATCTATTATAATAAGTATGGTGATGACCATATTCATGAACAGGTTTTAACGTCTCCACGCGTTGCCCTAAAACTCTTTCCTGAAGGTAAAGGGCTCTACGAATTTTATATAAAGGATGGCGCGCCAATCCAGGTTTATATCCCTCTTGATAAAGATGAAGAAACGATAGAAAAGATTCTCTCTCATATTAATTCTCCAGTTAATCTAGGCTATATTAAAGATAAAACACAGCTTGTAGAAGATATTTCTCGTTCTTACGTTGAAGCTCTTGTAGACGAATATAAGAAGGTTAAGAACATACAAGAATTTGAACTTAAGGTTTGGGTGCAGACTATCGCGACGGCCGAGAGATATGAAAACGCAAGAACATCCGTCGCGAATCACGACGCTCTTGGAGATTGTCAGTTATACTATGGTCCAAAGATAAAGATTAAGCCTCCTTATCACATAACGAAAATAGAAGTATATCAGCTTATAAAAGAAAATAACGAGCTTAAGAAGAAACCTTATCGTTCTTTTGTTGGCGAGGCTGATATTCTTTTTGCGCCCAGTTCCTTATATTCTATTGAACTGTATTCTGAAGCAGAGTTAGTATGCTCTTATATACATTATCAGTTTGATGATAAGGGTAGCTCATACCTATGGTCTATTCAGAATGAGCTCAATAAGAGAGAGGAAGAGATTCGCGCTGATATTTCTATTGATGTAGATGATGTAGAGATATCTTCTGAAGACAAAGAAAGAATTATTGAGGAGGCTATTAAGAATCCATCCAACAAACTTCTTATTTCTTATCCCACTGCTACGCCAGATGAGCTTGTTAACCTTAGGATAACTATCCCTCTCTGGAATAAGCTAGAAGCTTTTAAGAAGCCCTTCTATCTTTCTATAAAAGAGCTAGACCAGTTTGATGATGAAACATTCGTGAAGAGATACGAGATAACAAGTGGTCAACTTATTATTGATTGCGCAAAAGAATGTATCTCAGATGAGATTATAATGTACGTAGAAGATGAAAAAGGAAATATTATATCTGAATTCGGGCGTTATAATCCGCTGCGCAATATGAATGAATATCATAATACTAGAGAATTAATTAATGTCAATAACTATACGAATACATTCTTAAAGAACTTCGAAATACAGTTTGGCTCGGGCTCTTATTTCTCTTCTATTTCTTCTATTATTCTCGCTCTTAAGAATGACCCTCTCACTTCTATTTGGTCTCTTCCTCGTTCTCTTCTCATTGATACCTGTCGAGATGTTGAACTTCTAAGAGAACAAGGAGAGTTTCTATTCTTCATAGCGAACGACAGATTTAATAGAACTTCCATAAATCAGAACTTCTTTAATCTTGATAAACCGCTGTTCTATTATAATGAGAATAGACTTGTATTCCCGCCTAAGCAGGACAACTATGTTCTTTGTGTAGAGAGGTACAATATAGATAGAGATGAGCCTACTCTGGAGTTTGTCTCTTCGTCTCAGTCTCATGCCCAAACAATCTCTCTTCTCGGCGCAGACCTTGTTCTTATGTATTGTATAGACACTAATACATATCAGAACTCTGGTTTTATTATGTTCAACACACAGAAGAAAGAATATTATTCTAACAACATACTTTTCGAGGTCGTGACCCATGGCTAAGATATATTACCCTAAAGCTCAAGAGCTTAATCACACTCCGATATATACACCGTTCGCAGTAGGATATGATAGACAGAAAAAAGAAGGCGGCGCAGAAGAAATCGGCAGCCGCCTTAAACGTTATTATTCCTCGATAGATGCGGAAGTATATCTTGGTAATAGGTATGTTGAAGACATCTGCGATATAGAATGGTCTGTTACTCAACAGAATATGCCGATATTCGGATTTAACTCTTATACGTTTGATGAGCTATCTATTGGTTCCCGTATTGTTTATGGTAACTTCGCGATACGCTTTACGAATCCTAATTATCTGTTTAAAATTCTTCAACAGGTGAAAGAAGCATCTGTCTTAAATATGTCTGCTTATGACGTTCCAGTTCATGATAGAATCCTTGGAGAACGAAAAGGAGAAGTAGATAAGTTTTATAATGGAGAAATTTCAGGGACACGGTCAAAAGAAATGTGGCCGCAGACTTTCGATATAGATATCGTCTACGGTAAACCTACGGATTATAATTCTAATGAAGTTCATGTCGTCCTACAGGAAGTTAGAATAATTAACTGTCAGTCGGGCGCTTCCACTTCGAATCCTACACCTCAAACAGAAGTATATCAGTTTGTAGCGAAAGACTTCAAGACTCTCGCTCGTTAAAATAAGGAGAAACGCTATGGCAAAAGAAAAAGAAAAGCTCACTTACACGAAGGAGGATATCAACTCCTGGAAGAAGCAGTACGGTAAAATCTTCAAGACCTCTGATGGCTCTGAAGATATCATTTATCGTCGCATTAAGCGTTCTGAGTACATCGCTCTTATGGATAAAACAGAGCTTCTTCCTGAAGAGTCTCAGGACCCTGTGAAGCTCTCTCAGCGTATGCAGAAGCGTCAGGATGGAGTCTGCACGACTTGTGTTCTTTTCCCTCCTCATATCGACATTCTTCTTGAGGAGAGCGCCGGACTTTCGGATAACCTCTCTCAGGAGATTATGGCTCACAGTGGATTTGGAGTGCTTACACCGACTGAGGAACTCTGATGTCTACACAGCTCTCTAATTCGAAAGACCCTACTCTTGTAGATTATACGCAGCTTTATCTAGACTTCTGTAATCGTTATCGGAATGTCTTCATTGTTCAGATTATGGATGAGACGTATATCTACAGAGCAATCGGGCGCGCCGAATATCGCGATATCCTGGATGACCCGCAGTTTTCATCTCTTCAAAAAGAAGAGATGATTTGCTCCCAGTGTCTTCTTTATCCAGACTCCGAAAACTATTCTTGGGATGACCTTCCAGCCGGAATTCCTTCTGAGCTCGCGAAAGAGATTATTAAGCAATCCTTCTTAGACTCTCTTGAACGTCGCAAGAACCTCACGGAATTTTATCGAGCTGAAATGCTTGACTTAGATAATCAGATTACGTGTATTATCTCGGAAGCTTTTCCCGGACTTGATATTGAAGATATTGAACGTTGGGACGTTGAGAAGACGACGAAGTATCTTTCACGCGCTGAATGGGTTTTACATCAGCTTAGAGGTCTTCCTACCGTTGAAGCTCGCGGTGAATTCGGTAACATCCAGAACAACGAGCAACCTATCGCGACGCCTCCTCCAGTTCCAGAAAAGAAAGAGACTATTCGAGGCGGCAGTAAGAATGATAAGCTGACTCCAGAAAAGATGAAAGAATATCAGGAGTTCGTTAAGAAATTCCCTGAATTCGCAGGACTTCAAGACGATGCAATGGTGAACGGAATAGACGGCCTAGCGCAAGCAGGCGTAGATAAATCTCCTGCTCTCCGAGTTAAAGGTGAGTAATTCAGACCGGAAACTCTCCGGTCTTTTTCTTTATATAAGAGGTGATGCCAATGGCGATGTCGGACCAAGAATTTACGAAACGACGCAATGAGTGGCTTGAAAGAACACAACAAGAACAAGCCGGTCTTTCTAGTGGACTCATGTGGGGCATTGGCATCGCCGGAACTGTTGCGATGGGCACCTCTCTGGCCTATCGCGTTGGATATGGCCCTTACATAGATAGAGGTCTTAACTTCTTATCTAGGTTTTCGCGCGGCATGTCTCGTAATATGCCGTCCAAGGATTTACGAGAATGGACCATATCCGACGTTCTCCGAGCCGGAGATGACATCGTTAATAACGCAAAGTCTACGTTTAAAGACTTGAAAGAACACCCATTCAGAATAGACTGGTCTGACAACCGCTCTTTCTTCGGCACATCTCAGATGATGTACGGAGCAAGACAGTCTAATTATTCTCAATGGGTAGGACAAGCTTGGCGCCAACAACGTTATATTAATCCCGCTCGAGAAGAACTTTCAGAAATGGCTGGACACTTCGGTCTTAACGAAAATGAAATTCGTAGACACGAAGAGTTTATTAATCGTATTGCTCCAGTTATAGAGAGAGACTCAGCAGTCTATAGAGTCACGAGAGAATTAGGTCTAAATAACTCTCCTTCTGCGGTGATACTCGCACAGGAGATGCGTAACCGCGTAGATAAGAAAGCTTACGGTCAATTCAGAGATGAACAGCGAAAGGTCTATGACCAAATTCGTAAGAAGTTCGGAGATATAGAAGAGCTCGAACGAAAATTTGGTACACGCGGAAGAACGAATAGAGAGAAGTTCCTATCTAAGCTGTACGATGTCGCTTCTGGTGGAGACCGCGCCGCAACCGTAGAAGAAATTCTTAAGAACGAAGATAAGTTTTCTAGAACGTTTAACTACGGAGCTTCTCGAAAGAAGAACTTCGACCCAATCGAAGGCCTTCGCAAAATGAAGGCTCACTTCGAGAAGCACGATGCTCAACATGGAACTGATTTCGCGAAACGTTTTATGAACGTTACTCCGGACCAGACTCTTCGGGTTGATGCGTTCGGAAAGTTTTATTCTTCCGAAGGCAGACAGTTCTTCTTTGATAAGCTCGTTAAACTCGCGGCGAATACTCTTCCCGGTAAGATTCTTCGTATGCGAGATGTTGAATATTCTCGCCGCGCTCCTCAGTTCTTACAAATTCTACAAGGAACTGGCGACCCTATTCTCGCAGCCCTTACGAATAAAAAAGAAAATCAAGGACAATCTCGTGTAGACTCTACCATGTATCGTATATATGATAAAATGTATAGATACGAAGGTGGAGAATTAAGAGAGATAGAAGAGCTTCGCGGCATTTCTACTCATCTCGCTTCCGGAGAACACGGTACTAGAGCCAATATAATTAGACAGATGGCGGGCGATACTCGCCGCAAAACATCTGATAATTGGTTCTTCAGAACATTTGACCTGTTCCAAGATAGAGAGTCTTTCTCTGGTAAGTCTCCTTCTGAACTTATAAAGACTTTCACGGATAAGTACCAGGACAACAATTATATTGGCAATATAATAGATAACGTTGTCTCCGGCCATAAAATCGCGAACAGTCCGTTTGAGTACGTAGATAGAGCAACTACGTTAAGAGAATTCATGGATTCTACGACGTACGAGTTTTCGCGCGACACCGCTAGAAAGTTATCTTCTACGTTCATGAATGCCGGTTCTCTTAAACTTCTTGACGTTCTCCAAGAAACGAATTTAGAAAACATTCTTTCTAGATTCCAGACAGATAAAGACTTCGCGTTCCATAATTCTAAACTCGCGAATATGTTGCAAGACGTTGAACGTAATAGAGACTACGCTCTTAACTCTATCACGCAACAAGTTTCTAGGGAACGTGTTCATATCGGCTCTGGATATCTAGACCCATTTAAAACTTCTTATTCCAACGAGATGGCTACATTTGAAGATTCTCTACGTAAAGAGATTTCCAAGGAAGCCATGATGCGTGAAGCATTCGGTTCTGTAGAAGAATACGAAGCGAATAAGAAGAAGGCTTGGGACGAAACGTTTGACCTCTTCCAATTAGATGAGAATGGAAATATCAGGTTAAATCAAGAGGTCGAGGCGCGCGCCGAACTCGCGAAGCAATCTCTTCAAGATGCGGAATCATTCCAATCTGTTCTGGATAAGATGGGTAACGCTGGCCTCAGCAGAAGAGACCTGGCAGAAGCCGAACGTCTTATGCACCTCTCTCGTGTAGAGAAAATAGCTCGAGTTAAACATTCAACGGCTGAAGGAGAACTAACTGACCTCCTAGACGAAGAAGACGTAGGAAAAGAAGCGGAACTCTACCAGTACGCCTTCCAATCTGATGACCCCATGGCAAAAGAGCTTCATCGCGTTCTTAAACAGATGAAGTCCGAACAGCTCGACGCGTTTACTCAGCACTATGTAGAAGCCGATGAGATAGGTAATCCTCTTAAGTATAATCGTTGGATAACAGTTAGAGACGCGCCTACTCTTGACCCTCTTGAGTGGCTCGCGAAGATGAATGACTGGACGAAGTTTAAGGCTGACGCTAAACTTCTAGGTAAGACACTTTTCGCTGGAAGAAATAACATGGTAGATGTAACGGAGTATACAATAGCTCCGTACTTCCTCACGTCTCGTCTCTCTGATGAAATCAACTCTCATCTTGGCCTGGGCTTCTCTTCTGATTCAATGGGTTCTCTTGGACAGATGTGGAAGAACATCATGCTCAAGAGAGTCGCGCCCGCTGTATTTATCGGAACTCAGCTAGAGTGGGCTGACGATACTTCTGAAGAACTCACTGGTCAATCTATTTCCGGCGCCGCTGCTCAAGGCGTAGCGAACGTAGACCTCGCGATACGAAAGACTTTTGATACTTTCGGAATCACGGATTGGTTAAAAGAAGAAAAACAAATTAACCCCATCATGCAGTATTGGGGAGAACATAATGATTTCCGTTCCTTCGAAGAACAGAAAGAATATTATGCTCACGGTTATGACCCAGTACGTAAAGGCGCTTGGTGGACATTTGGTGGAGTCAACGAAGCGCGCGGTGGCGAAATTCAGTATTGGACTCCTTCCTGGGTCCGTCGCATCCAGTCAGATTATAAGGATAAATCTCTCTATGATGGCTATTGGGATAAGTGGTCCCATTCTCTTATTCCTACTCCTCTTAATCCCCTGTCACCCATCGCTGGCATACTCGACCCATACTGGTTAGAAGAAAAACATAAAGACGATAGACCTTATGAACTTTCCGGTCATATTTGGGCTGACGGTACTCCCTGGGGAGCAATTCTCAATCCTACTATCGGAGATATAATCAAACCTCAGAAGTCTCTTAATACCTTCCTTGGTTTTGACTATCGTAATATTAACGGTATAGACCCGAAGGCTCTTCTCCATGCGATAAACATGGAGATTAGACAGAAGGCTAGGGACATCGGTCATCGAAACTACATGAAGATTCGTAACGATGATTTTTCTCCTTCTCTTCTTAATGAATACTACGCTCCTACGGAAGATACTCGCGTAGGTGGTACAACTTTCAAACAAGGTGCTCTCGTTAATTATGGCTCTGGAACGTACGGTGTATATTCTCCTGAACTTGGTGATGGCGGTCTCAATGTTCTAAACGGAGGCGGCACTTCTCTCGCGCAGGTTCTTAACGCGATAAACAACCAACCTTCTACTTCTCTCCGTCGTGAAATAGACGCCAAGTTCTTCGGCGGTCCCGAAGTCCTTCCTTCTATGCGCATTGTAGAAACCCCAGACGGACAGGTCGCAGTACAAGACATCGGAGAAAAAGATAATCACGTTACGAACCTTTCTGTAGAAGATACTCTTGAATATCGACGCCTTACGAATCATGACCATCTCTTCGGTTCTAATGCGGATACACATGACCTAGAAAACCTAGCAGATGCGCTTGACCCTCGTAACGTTATTCGTCGTCTTAACTGGCAGACGAAAATGAAAGTTACGAAGGCCGCATCTCCGTATGAAGTAGACGCAGATGAAGTTCTCGTTTCGGGAGATAAGCTGCGTAACTATCGTCCTGTCAATTCTCTTGAACTTATCAATGACCCAGATACCGTTACACAGTTAATCAATTCTTCTAAGGGCGCAGGCTTCGTTCAAAACGCGGCCACTTCATTCCGACTTATCGGTGGCATTTACGGTTATGGAATTGGCGCCGCCACCGGCTTTGGTGTAGACAACTGGAAGCGTGTTCCAACCGGACAGGATATAACTTCTTTCTCTCGTACTTTCTGGGACATGAATCTCGGCGGCGCCGGCGGTGGAACGATGGAAATTATCCGTCGATTCATCCCGGACTTTAGACGCAATGCTCGCATATCTCCTCTTATGAATAATATGCCAGACTGGCTTCCTGAGCGCTTCAAATATGGGGATAGTATTTCAATGACTCCTTTAGGTGAGGCAAGACTACCCGGTAAGGGATACGAAGCCCTTAACGAACTTCATCCAGACCAATACGCGAATGATGGTTATGGTGCTTTTGACCGTATGAAAATTCTTGCGGATATAGCGCCATTTTCTCCCGAATATCGTATGTGGAGAGACATCGCGAAGAAAACCGTAACAGACCCAGACCTTATACAACAGATGCAGGAAATTCGTGATAGAGTTAATCAGCAAGGAAAAAAGCATGACTTCTATGATTATAAAGTCGTCGGTCGTGGACTTGACTATAATAAAGTAGTCGTCTCCGAAGTTCTAGGTTACGGTCGTTTCCGTTCTGGAGATACGATATACAAAATAGCCGGAGCTTCCGTTAGAGGTAATGATAAACAATCCATGCAACAGGTTCTCGGACAATATATCCAACCTGGTATGGAAGTAACGGTTGCTGTTGATGAGGGCGCTGACAGGAATAATAAAGATTCTGTTCGTTCTATTGACGCCGCTGTGTTTGTTAACGGTGATTCCGTCGCTCAGCAGATGATAGATAATGGCGACGCTACTATTCGTAAGGGAGATACCTCGGCGGCCGCTACGATAGCTCATAAAGGACCTATCCAACATGCTCTTGCCTGGACTTCTGAAATTGTGGGTCACTTAGATGTTCCTTGGTTGTCTGACCAGTTCCTTCGTATTCGTTCTCCTCTTGAATCTTATAAGGCTGAACAAGTATACGGAACTCCTTATCAATCATGGGAGCATCCTATTGATACGATGCTTCTCCCCGCGATTGAGAGAGCATTCCATGACAGGTCTGTTATAAATACTGCTATTTCAGAAGGCACTCGTTATCTAGAAGATATTCCTGGACTTTCTAAAGGAAATAAGCGTTTCTTAACCATGGGATATCTTCTCTCAGATAGAGGAGCATTTATTGGAGCCGCTCTTTCCAAGATTATCGGCGCTTCTGATAGAAATACGATGAGTTGGGCGCGCTTCGGTACTGCGATTGCTTCTATAGGTCATACTCTAACAGGAGGAAACTCCTACTTAGATGAAGCTACTTCTATGGCTAACGTTGGCTGGGAAGTCGCGCGCTTTTTTGAAAAGAAGAAAGGCGTCGGCGCTCTTATTGGCGCCGGTATAGGAGTAGCGTATCGCGCCGCTTTTGGTGATACGAATGATTGGATACCGGATAGAGTCCAAAAGAATTGGGCGGTAGAAGATTACTTCGATAGACTCACTTATATTAAGTATCAAGGCTTATACAACGCGGCCGCAGAGAAAGCTTCCGATGAGGAAGGCGTAGATGTTCGAGAGTTAATCGAAGAACGCGAAGAAAAGATTCGAAAGTCTCAGACCCAGATAGAAAATTTCCAGCGCATCTATAAAGACCTTCAGCGCAACGCAAGAGATTCTAATGAACGTCAAGCTCTGATGAAGAAGTTGAATCAGAAGATTCAGGACCTCGAATCTGAGACTATGCTACTCCCCGGCGGCGAATGGACCCGTACAGCTCTACTTTATAAACAAGCGGCTGATAATACCATGTACGGTCTCACGAAAGATTCTACATGGTCTCAGATAGTTACTGCACTACCGACAAACGATAGAGAATACTTCATGGAGTTCGTTAAGCAACGAGACGAAGATAAGCGTCAAGAGATTCTTAAATATGTTTCTCCTTCTCTTGCGAGAGCTCTTTCTCTTGCTTGGTATCAGGAAGAGATTCCGAAAGAAGATAACGAAGAATATTTCCAGAAGCACCAACTTCCAGTAGAGAATTGGGCAGGCTGGGCTCCGCAGTATGACCTTCGCGACATCCAAGTTAAGACGGTCGCCAACGAAGCGATGAATCTTTCTGACTTCGGATTCTATGAATCTCAACTTTCAGACCCCAATGTTATCTACGCTCCTGATATTAATATTGGTGGTGACTCTAATTCTGATAACTCTCTTAGAGTAAAACAGAATCTTAAGGGAATTCTCAAAGGAGCTGGACTTGAAGATGTAGATATATCCGTTCAACCTGGTCCTTCCGGCGGCTTCACTTCTATTTTTGCCGCAATAAAAACTATGATAGGATTTAGACAGGAACAAAAACTTATAAACGACGGTCTTATTATGCAGACTTCGTAACAATAAGAGCTCTCTTCGGAGGGCTCTTTTTTTATGCGGTAATGATGCTTATGTAACTTAGACTTAATCCCGAAGGGAGAATTACATACATGGCAGAATTATTCAGAACGAGACAAGAGAGAGACAGAATGAAACAACTTCAGGCTATTTCTCTTATCAGTTCTCAAAATAGTCTTGTTGCGAACGTTGCAGACGAGGCTAGAAAATTAGAGGTTCATCAGCAGATTAGAAAGTCCGATAGGACTGGAATTGACGTTCTTCGTTCTAATACTGAAGCTGAACTTCGTCCTTTTTTACAGGCGCAGTCTGCTCAATTTGAATCTCTCTTCGGGACTCAGGTTAACGGTATTATCGCGAATGCCTCTACAACGTACGTCTTAACTCAAGGCGCGGTGAAACCATCTTTTAACGGTACTACTCCATCTCTAGCAGAAGGTGGAGAAGAGGCTTATAGAAGACTCAAGCCGTCTGACCTTGATACAACATTCAAGAGAGGGCATTCTATTCTTAAGCCTAATATGCCTCTCTATGAATTTAGACCATACGGAGTTAAACAGGGGACAAAAGAAAGCTTCGACGCTCTCCAGCAAATTAGCCAACAAGGAATGGCTATGCTTTATGACCTGGAATCTCTTGGGTCAGAAGAAGGCATGCGTGGACAGCGTCTCACGGAGTTTTCTTTCTCTATTGTTAAGGGACAATTTGGTTCTTCTGCTGCCCCTGAGATAGGTAAAACTTATGGGTCTATCATCGGTATTTCTAAGAAGGATGCAGATAAGTATCGTCATCTTCTTCAGAGATATAAAGAGGGCGGCGCGACCGCTATCTCTAAGGGAGAATTCGTCACATTACAACGTTTTGCCCTGGCCGGTAGTGATAAGACCAAACTCGGTAAGATGTCTAAAACTGGTGTCCAGACTTTTGAAAATTTCGCGGAAGAAAACGACATCGCTATGTCCATTGCAGAGATGGAACGCGGCATCAAACTTTACGAAGATGTCTATAAAGAACAAGATAAGCGTAGACTTGCCTCTGGGATGTTCGGTTGGGAAGAAGAACTTCTTAATGCGTTCAGTTCTATTAAGAAGAATAATCTCGTAACTGTTGGTCATAATATACGAGTCTTTGACAATACTCAGCTTCGTATTTTTGCCCAATCAGACATAACAAGCGCAGCATTTAAAAGACGCGCGGAAGCTCTTCTCGGGCCTTCTCTTGCCTTACCTAAGACATTTGATACTCTTCCTGACCTAAGAAGAATGTCTCTTAACGGAGAAAGTGTAACCAGTAAAATCCTTAATGGTAACCAAGAAAACATTCGTAAACAATTAGATTGGCGCAAAGAACACGGTAAGACAGAGCTTACTCAGGAGGCTATTCTTCACGCTATTGAGTTAAGAGACGGTGGCGGACGCATTCAATCTGGTGCCCACAACGCTAAAGAGGATGCGAAGGGTCTTGCGGCCGTTCTATTCCAATCTGGTTTATATGGACCCAATTCCGTTACTCCGAAGATAGCTCGCCCCATTATGGGTGACGGAACTCAGCTTTATTACGCTATTAATTCTACGGCTAACGCCACTAAAACTTACGGTCTACAGATATACTCTATGGACCCTCTTACGCAAGAGTGGCGCTCTTCTGATGCGTTTAGTATAGGCCCCCTTGGAGTCAAGAAAGAATCTTTCTCTCAATCCGGAATTAAGCGTCGTTCTCTTTTCACGATAGAGGGTATGGGCCTCGTAGATAATCATAGTCCTCTCTATGACGCTATGGCCACTTCTCATCCGGACCTTCGCGGCGCAATTCACTACATGCGCGTCAAGACTTATACAACCGTTGGAGACAAAGTAGTTCCGACCACTCATGTTATCTCTGGTTCTGCAGAAGACTTAACATCATGGATGAACGATAATTCTATTCTATACGGTACTCGTTCTAAATCTCTTGTTGCCAGGGATAACCTTTTTGATTTCAATATGGATATTCTTACTGAGGAAGAAAAAGCTCAGTTTGACCGTCTTGAAATAAAAAACGGCAAGGCCACTACTCTTCATGCCTCTAAACTCAGAAACGAAACCAACCTAAAATATCTTCTTGGTGACTCTACGATAGCTCACGCTAATGACGCGGCGGCCCGCGTCATGCGTGAAAAGGATTCAGCGAAGGACTTGTCCGTTCTTAACTGGATTCAGGCTGTAGATGACGCTGTTCAAAAACGTCTATCTTCTTCAGGGATAACCTTAGCTTCAAAAGATCAGATAGAGTTAATGAGAAAAGAATTCAGAGACCAGGTTTATCAGAAGACACAAGATGTTTTCTCTGGTAAGACAACTGATATTCAAGGTTCTTTCTTCCAGTATTTCGGCTTTACTTATAACGGAGAGAACAGACTTTATTCCAACACTGTAGCTAATCTCACGGGTCTTGAAACTTACTATAGAGCCAACAAAGATATTTATAAGGCCGCTCATGAATATGCCGCGAAACATGCGGGTGACGTAGATACAAAGAATCCTCTCTATCGCATGCACTACAAGCGTGCTCTCGACATGCTTGAGGGTAAGGCTTATTCTAAGGTTCTGTCCGGAAACACAGCGCCTACCGCTAATGAAATTAATAGAGCGGCTCAAGGACCATCCGCAATTACGAGAGGTCGTATTCTCGGAGAAGTCGGCGGCACTTTCGAAGTATCTCTTAATGGCTTCAAAGGAATTCAAGACCCAGACGGAGCGATATATTCCTTTAAGACCCATGGCTCTGGAATGGGAATGGCTGACGCCATTCTCTCCAGAATGGGTCTCAAAGAAAAAGATATAAAGATGATTTCTGAAACTTCGAAAGCCATGTTGCTTCGAGACTTCCAAGAACATCTTATCAATAAAAAAGTTATCAACAGAAGTGACAATTATAACTTCGACCCGATAAATGACCCTCTTGACTCTATCGCTTCTAAACTTCTTGCCCAGTTTAGAGAAGCTCAGAAACTAAATCCGAACCACGGTCTCATGAGAGACTCCGTACAGTATTTTGTCGGAGCAACCAACATAAACAATCTTGGTCTCTCTGGTGAAGATATCACGGAGACTCTCTCTAAGACCGGCGGCAACTTCCAGATTATACCAAATAATCTTAAACGTTCTAACGTTCAAAAGAAAATTCGTTATGAGATAGACGATAAGGCTCGTCAATATCTTGCCGGCGTCGCAAAAGATATTAACCATTCTATTATCAACTTCTATGGAAATGGAATTCCCAACGTAGAAGATAAAGAGAAGTTCATATCTTGGCTGACTGCGAATGGCTACTCGCAGAATGATGCTAGAAAAGTCTATGAACAGCAAGCTGTTCGCGCAATGGATTCGTTCAATACCGTTAATCAGATTGTTCAGTCTGTTTATTCGGCGGGCGGCCAGATGGCGTTCGATAAAGACTCTGGTAAAGTCTGGGTATATGAAAACGAACGTGCGGTCGCTCAGAACGCGGGACAAGAAATCTATCTTCCTCTCCAGCGTTGGGAAAATGGCGTATTCGTTACGAGGGTTGGTAAGGGTAGACAACGTCACGTACAACCTATCGGCTTATTTAAATACGGAAGAGACAATAATAAACTTCAAGTTTCTTCTATAACTGGACAATATCTCGCAAACCGAGGAAGCTTTTTATCAACTAGACTTCAAAATGCGGCTTACGAGGGTGGCCTTACGGATGAACTTGGTATCTTCATTTCTGGTCTCAACCAGGCTATTCGAGGATTCTCAGAAGCTTCTGTAGGCGACTCTCAGGACGCGAAGTTAGCTAACACAGTTTACACTGGTGACTTTGTTGCGGCCCTTCCTCAGCTTGCTCATACGACTTCATTTAGAAACCTTCAGCCTAATGGTGACCCCGTTACTGAAATGCTTATCTCTATGCGAGATAAAGCATCTGAATTCGAAGGCAAATCTTTCTCGGACCTCACACCTGGACAACAGACGGCTTGGTTAACCTCTCACGAGCTAGTTTCTGCGGGTCTTAAGGAACTCGATATAAAGGGTGCGGCTAACGCTCCACACATCTTTGGTCCTCTCGGTCGTCTTGAAACTTCTGGACGCTCGCCTCTTATGCTTGCTCTTGAAGATACAGAGAATATTCTTGAAGGCTACGAACTTGGCAAGAACAAAATTCAATCTAAAGTTTCTCGCGCTGAGAAACAGAACGTAGCATACGCGACAAATCTTGTTTTAGGTTCTCGTGCAGGCGCTGCGTTTAGAGGTGAGTTCGAGCTCGCCTCTGCGACCGGTCTTTCAAAAGAAATTGGCTATTCCGTAGACACTTCTTTTGTCGTCGGCCGTCTCTCTATGACTACGGATAATCTCCGTCGTCTAGGACAGCTTGGGCTAGAAAAAAAGTATCTCTCTCAGAGTGACTTCCTTCATAAGTTCTTATCTTCAGCTACTACAGACGAAGGTTCCGGCTTCGTAACCTCTCAAGTTGCGGACGCCATGCTTTCCTCTCGTACATATGAACAGCGTATTAACGTTGATAAAGTATCTGAAAATGATATGAACATGCATCGTTTCCTTGAGGGTAAGGGCAAGTTCGGCGATGTAACCTCTACGTTCGGTAGAGTAAACGGAGAGATGCGTTATATCGCTGGCTCCGTTGCGTACGTTCGTGAGGGCGAGCATCTCTTCTATAAGAACTCTCTAACCGGAGACGAATCGGTTCGCGCCAAGACTTCTGGCTTCTTAACTATGAAGTTCTACAAAGATAGAATGGAAGTTAAAGAAGAACAGATTAATAAGATACTGAAGCAGAACGAAGCACGCATTAAGGGGGCTGGAGATTCTCAGTCCGAGATAATTCGCATCTTAGCCGAACATGGTATCACCCGCTCCTTCGCGGTTGAAGCTCTTACGACTTCTGGTCAGGCCAAAGCGGCGGATATGTATGAAAAGTCCATGTCTCGATTCTTAATGGTTGGCATGGGCGAACAGAACACTCGCATTCAAAAAGTATTTGAGACTCTCGGTGTTTCTGAACTAGCTGGTACTCAGGTTACGGCTGACGTTATTGACCAACTTAGAGATGGAGTTCAATTAGATAGAACGAAATTTGGCGCCTGGATTAACTCTATGCGCACGTCCAAGAAAATGATGGCTCTTTCCGGCCGCCAGATTCATGACGCAATTATTCAGCATTACAATTCTGTCGGCTCTTTCGGAAAAGCTGCATTCACGGAGCGACATTCTGCTTCTCAGCAGTTCAGACATATGCTTCTCCAGCTTGGTATCATTCAGAAGGGTGAATCGATGGGAGGAGTATTTAACAACCTCCCCGGTGTTAAGAAGCATCAGAATTTAACCAACCTTAAGACTCTTGTTCTCTCTCTTCAGAATCCACAGGCTTATTCTTCTGCGGAAGGTATCAAAGCTATTGAAAGAGACTTTGGTGCGCAAGCTGCGAAGAAGGGGCTTTCACAACAGCAGATTGTCGGCGTATTAAATCAGATTCTCCCTGGCGCCAAACTCGTAGGAAAAGAAATTGTCTATGGAGAAAACGCAGGACAAATTGATTATGATATAATGCAGGCTTTCGCTGAGATGTATTTCCCTCACCAGAACAATGAGTACTTCTTAGATAAAGATGGAAATAAACTTGGCAAGAAGTCTTCTCTTTCTCGAGAAATAGAAGGCATTGCGTATGAGAAAGCTCCCACAGAGATTCGTAAGCTCACTCAGTATTCTGAAGGTTCTGCTTCTAATACTGGGCGTCGTGACCTTAAGCTCGGCGTTCGTGAGATTGAGAACTTAAACTTTGGACGCTTCGGCTCAAGATGGCTTGAGGGAGCACAAGATACATTCTCTCAGGCAACCGGCAACGAAGCTCTCGGAAAAGGAATCTATGATGCTTACTTCTCTAATGCCGCTGCAAATCAGCGTTATCAAGAAACTCTGATACAAAGAGCTAGAGAAGGTCGTTGGTATACTCCAGGGAAAGATAGAATCTTTGATTCGTTTAATACGAACTTCACCTCTAAAGAATATGAACGAGGAATAGAACGCCTTAGAAAAGAAGGCGTTTCTGATAAGGCTATAGATGCGTATACTCGTCAATTTATTGAAGAGGGCGCGCAGACAATTAGCGCAGATAAAATTCTAGAGTTCCACGAAGCAACCTCTGCAATAGCCGCGAAGAACTTCAACGTTAATGATGGAACTCTTTCTGAACAGACGATGTCGTCAATGGGCTTCCATAGGATTGGTATTGACGATGTTATAACAGATAAGAACATCACGGCTATTGGAGAGCTTTCAAGCGAAAATTCTGTTATGGGACAGGCCGCACTTGTAGACCTCCACTCTGAACAAGCTTCTAAATTAGGAGCAAAACAGCTTTATAATTCTCCTGCGGATAAAATGTTCGCTCTTCCATTTGCTTCTTTGGGTCAACAAGATGACGAAGGAAAATATACTTTCTCACCGGCTCAGTCTAAGATGATTGCCGCAAAGAAAAATTATGAGCGTTATCTTGAAAATTATGGGATAGATGATAAGGCTGCGGATAGTTATTACGAAAGAGCGAGAGCAAAGTTAGAAGAAGCTCGTTCTGAAGTAAATATTGCCGCGACAACAAAACATTCCGCGATTAAGAAGGCGGCCACTTCTCATTTAACAGAAGGGGCTATCTACTCTACTGCCCAAGGACACACTTTTACAGAAACAGATTTTAATGAAGCTTTTAAAGACTTTACGTTTGGTGAAGGCGACGCGAAGATAAACATCGCGAAGACGAACAAGCGTGGAGCATTCGAGATGTCGTACGCCGTAATTGGCCGTCATCATTTTGATGCTATGTATTCAGATGAGTACATGAATACCTTAACTGGCGGCGACAAACAACTTGCGCAGGCACTTAAAGGACAAGTTGAAGAACAAATGAGAACTGGCGGTTCTCTTGCCAACGTCGTTCGTCATCCTTCTAACCAGTCTCGTTCTATCGGCGCTGAAGGTCTTTATCTTTCTGATTCTGTTAAGGGCGACCAGATTCTTATTAATGAGGCCGGTATGGCTATTCGTTCTGGTGACTTTGATGCTGACGCTCTTGTCTCTGCTATGCACAAATCTAGAGCTACTTACGAGATTGACGGAAAGAAAATACAGACTTCTCTTGACTACGCCTCTTATCAAGCCCTCCAGCAAATGGGTATTAACGTTACTCTGCACGATGACGTCTTTGAACAAGCTCATAGAGAAGCTTATCACGCGGCCGTTACTTATCACACTGATGCTTATATTCGCGTTAGAAATCCGGAGACAACTGTTGATTCTCTTTCAACCGTAGATAGAACTCAAACTTACGATGGCTCTCGCTCTGTTGTCATGAAACGTCGTTATGACTATTATCAACAACAAGAACAGCAAGCTGCATATGACAGGTATCTCTCTCAGTATAGAGACGCAGTTGGAATGACAGAAGATGAAGTCGCGGAACTTTCTAACGAGCGCTCTGAAGCCTTTATGCGTGACATGAAAGAAAAACTCTATGCGGCCGCTCCGGAGCAAAAAGAGTCTATCGACCAAGCCATGCATTTTCATGCTTGGCGCCAACTCCAAGATGTTCAGCGTAAGGTTGACTCTTCTAAAGCCTCTGCTGGTATGCTTAATGATACCGTCTTTAAAATGGGCCGAGTTGTAAATGCGTCCGGCGCTTATAATGCAGATGAGTTACAACTTATCAACGCTGGCCTCCAGGGACTTATGGAAGGAGCTCTTTCTGCGAAGTCTGAAACTGGCGAAGCAGCTCTCAACAAGGTCGAACAACTCCAGAGCATGCACCAACAAGCTTGGAACTTAATGCAATACGGTACTGATGAGCAACGCGCAGAACATGCCAAGCAGATGACAGCTTATTATAAGAGTGTTTTCATGTCTGGCGGCGAACCTCGTGAAGAGTTTGAACTCCTTGCTCATCGTTTGGGAACTAATGATATCTCAGGTCTCGCAAATCGCGGCGCTGAACTTCTCGGCAATTCCGTTATGCGTATTGACGGAAAAGGAATGGATATGTCCTTCTTCCGTCTTGGTATTGGACTAACCGGTTTTAAGGATAATCAGAAGGTCGTCGGTCTAGATATTGCGGACGACCCTTTCTCTGAAACAGTTAAGAGCATGAATGCTGCCACAAGAAAAATGGGCGTTGAACAAGACCTTATTGAAATCAAATCAGGTCCTTCTTCCAGAGCTACACAGTCTAGTACGGATGAACTAGTCTCGGCGGCGCAATCTCTTAATTCCCAAGATATTCTTCCTGAGATTATGCATGCTTCACCGGCTTCTTCTATCGGCTCTGGAGTAGCTGACGTTATCAAGAGAATGTCTAAGGGACACGCAATCGCCTCTATTGCCGGCGGCCTTCTTCTTTCTGGTTACGTATCAGGACACGCTCAGCCCGACCCCGCTCAGAATCAAGCTTCTGATGCTGCTTCTTATAACGACGCAGTTGGACAGAAGATGTCTCTCTCTGATACGAATCTTGCGGTTATGAATGGCGGACCCAAAACAGGTTATATGATTAACATTAATGCCACTTCTCCACAAGGACAAGCGGCAGCCGTCAGCGCGATATCTACCGCAGCATCTTCTATGAGTCCACAGACAGGTTCGATAAACACTACGATTAATACTTCTTATTCTAATACGTTACAACAGTTCCAAGTGAACAGAATGGTTGCTCACGCACTGGGTGTAGCATAATTTTTATAAGCTCTCTAATCAGAGGGCTTTTTCTTTTTGTCGAAAAATCAACGTAATAAGAACTGTAGATTAATTCGTAAAAACAACAGGAGGTATTCCGATGGCTGAAGAAAATTTGGAATCCAACTATAAGAATAATAAGAAGAATCCAGACAAGGTCGCCAAGGGGTTGGACCCGAAAGGCGTCGGCGCTTATAAGGGATACCTCATTCCAGATGAGTCTTTTTCTCTTCCTGAAATGGGAGACTTCTATCTCGGAGCCGTTGACGATACTTATCTAAAAATTCTAGATAGACTTGTCAACGGTGTCCAAACAAGCAACGTAGATGTTGGAGATGGGAAAGAGGCCGCTTTCTATACTGAAGCCCCTTCTACTATAGACGAAGGGGTTCATAATGGAAAAGCCCTCTCTAGAATATCGGCTGACGCCATTTCTATGGATTCATCTGGTTGGACTAACGCTCGGTGTTTAAGGATTTCTATCGCGGCTATCGAAAATTCTGAAGTTAAGTCTTATATCTTAAATAACTTCGGTAAGAATATGTCAGATAAAGATTCTTTCACCCTTACGACATACGGGATTAATGCTCCTTATCCTGCGAGATGGGCACAAGAAAGAGGCATCTCTCGTTCTCTTATAGAAACGTCTCAGCATAAAATTTCTGAGATTAAGAATATCTCTGATTATACTTATGACAAGTCTCATTCTGATGATGACGTTGTTTCATTTGTTAAGATTGGTTCCTCTTGGCGCGAAATGTCTGTTGTAAATGAGGCTCAAGAAGATACGATAGATTTCGATTGGCTCGTCTCTTCTTCAACGGGTTCTTTTGAAAACACTCAGAAGGTTATAAAACGAGCCACAGATATTATTAATAGGTCTAACGGAGAAATTTATGCTCTCATAGACACATCTGCGGGTACGACAAGAACGACACCAGATTTTAATTTAAGTTCTGATGCAGATGCCCAGCTCACTCTAAAACAGTGGGCTGAATATTCTGATAGAACCGAAGGAAAAACTTCTGGCTATTGTCTCCTTAAAGAAGATAATCAGACGCGCCTCACTGGTTCTATCTACGTTAAGATAGACGGTAAATGGATTAACCTCACGAAAGCTATTCTTGAAGAGAAGAATGATGAAGTTACTCCGAACAACACTTTTGTTGGCGAAGATAAAAAATCTTTCGCGCAGAACTATTCTTCTGATAAACAAGTCTACGCAGATGCTTATTTTAAACTTCTTTCTGAACTAGATGACCGTCGTAAAATTCAACAGAAGATATTTAATATGGATTGGTCAGAGCTTCATAAGTGGACTGTTACAGTTGGTGACGTCACCTTCTTCTGTCCTCCTACGAATATTTCTGTTGTTACACAGACAGAGGAAGAACGCGTCGCTCTTTTAAGGGCATCCGGTTCTATGCCCAAATCCGGGTTCCGTTCTGTTCGCAATATCTCGATGCGAGTATATTTTCTTGGAGCTCGAGGCATCAACGGTTATCGCTATGAACAAAAGCATCCTAACGGCAAGTCTGCGTTCTATGCTCTTAATGGGCTTCGGGGGCTTATTTCTCATTATAAGTTTGCTCCGTTCGTTCCGATTGAAAACGACTATATAAACAACACTCTCGGTATTCTTGCGGTCACTCTAGACGACCTCTCTGTCCATTCTGTCCCAGGACATCCTCAACTTCTCTTCGCGGAGATTACGATGACTGAATTTGAATGGTCAGCATATCTCCCTAATCACGCAGAGCTTTCTGTTCAATTAGGCGATGAATATAACTGGTTCTCCTCCGCTTTTAATTGGGCCGTTTTCAGATATTATTATCAGAAACCCATTATGGCCGGCGACTATCTCTATTCTAAGGGATTCGATTCTAACTCTCAAGAATATCTAAAGGCTACCCTAGAAAATAGAACTGCTCTTGAGCCGATGATATTTAAAGACCCGTCAATGAAGTTTTTCATCGCGGACCCAGAATACCTTGATGAGCTTCTCTTGAAAAAAGAGATGCAGATGAGAGAACGCCACTACAGCATAGATACGTCTAAAGAATCTAATGAATCTCTCGTTTCTCTTTACGGCCCTTCTCGTTATATCGAAAACCAGTTTTTCGGTCTTAAGAATATTGAAGGAGAAAACGGAAACGCAAAAGAAAGTTCTTTCGTTTCTAAACTAAAAGAGAATAATGACAACCCTGTTGACATAACTTACGTTGGACCGAAGGAAGGAATCGCGCGTCAAAACTGTAAGATATTTACACCTTTAACAGGACTTGGTGAAGGGAATAGAGATATCTACCTCAGAATGAACGATATCTTTGGAGAGGCAGAGAAGGAACTAAAAGCGGCTTACCCGATAGAAACCTCTCTCTTTTATCAAGCTGAAGTTGATGACAACAACGCGAGATGTCATTTCGGTATTCGTTTCAGACTCACCGACCCTAAATCTCAAAACAGTGATACAATAGAAGAAGTTCAGAACGCGTTATCGCCCATGCTTGGTATGTCTACGGACAGATTCTATCAAGATGGTTGGACTTATGTCTCCTATAGTGTTCTTATTCCGAAGTTAGATGACAAGTACGAAGGAAAAGCAATTCTTTCTCCTGATATGGGTTCTGAAGGACAACTCTTTACTTCATATCTAAAAAATAAGGCTGAACAGGAAAAAGATAAGAATACGAAAAACGGCAACGCGGCGACAGACTTTAAGTTGGCTGATAATGTTGCCGCGCTTAACACGCTTAAGTTTATTCCGTATACAACTGGAAGTTTTGTCGTAGACCAGTTTTCTATCTCTACTTCTAATAGATTCTCTAGAATTAACCTTCAGGATATTAAGGGTTCAGCGCCACAATTTCTTGGCGGCAATGATGTTGTATTCGACGTCTCTGTAACAACTACAGATTCTCAGGCGGCCGCCTCTTTCTCTGATGCTCCTAAACAAATAGCAGCTATGATGAGAAAGTATCGTCGCATTATCCCGTGTTGCCCTTTTAAGGTAGATTCTGAATTCACCCGCCTTTTCGGTGTCCATGAAGTTTCTATTAATAACGTAGAAGTAGCTACAGTACCTAATCAACCTGGAGTATATAAAATTCATTTTCAGGCTATTTCTATGGACAGAACAATGCGTTCTAGAGAAGCTCTTAGGATTCTTGAAGCGAATAATTCTGGTCTTCGGTTTGATAACGCTACTGGTGAAAGAAAGGCTCTTACTTATTTTGATACGAGGCGTACTCTCGAAAAGACGGAATTGTATCCCGACCTTGAACTTCCTACCCTACAAGAAATGGGAGACTTGGGCTACGCTTTCGTTAGATATAAATTCCAGGATGACAGAGTATATGTAGACCCTGATTTCTACTTCGTCTACGTCACGGTTTTATATTCTCAGATTCTAAGAGAAACTATTATCCATTCTGTTGAGAACGGCGTAGACGGTTCTGTTAAACTTCGTGATGCAACGGGCGCCGAGGTTTCTCTCACGCCTTCTAAGTTTACGGGGTATTCGATTAAATCTCAGAATAAAGTCGCAGATAAACAGTTTGACGCTATCCTTAAGATGAACACGCTTAAGTCTCAGCTTTCAAATAAAATACTTTCTGAGAACCTTGAAGAAGACAATAACGAGGTTAATACAGAAGACTTTGAAGGCTGGGATATCTGCAACGATATAAAAGCTATCTTCTTAGAAAAGAGATATCAAAAAGAATATGACTCCTTTATCGGTAGAATAGACGAGATTAATGAAAATGCTGATGCTGAAACACAAGCCAAACAAAGAAGCGAGCAAGATAAAAACAAAAAGATAGTTGCGGAAGGCGCCTGGGTTAGCAAAAAACTTGAAAGCTCTCGTCAAGCCTCTAAGCAGATAAAAGAATATCTCGAGAAAACGAAGATAGATATTCAGGTTGCGGAGAACGTAAAAAAAGAATTAAGAGAACAAAGGGATGAATACGGCAAGAAAGGTGCTACCGTCGGAGGTGCAATTGCCGGACCAATGGGTGGTCTCATCGGAGATAGAATCGGAAAAGGAATTGCGGCTTCACCTGAATCTGAAGAAGACATCAAGAAGCACGAAGAAAACGTCAAAGAAAAGATAAAAGACCCAAAGGAACTAGAGCTTCTTATTCGCAATACTGCTTCAGAGTTTTTCCAAGATTCTAAGGTTACTTCTATTCTTGAGCTTCTTAACTTCGATATGTCCTCTCAGTTTAGGCAAGTTCTAACCGATATTGTATACGCTTCAGCCTGTGCAGGCTCGGGAGAAAAAGAATTCTCCAATAAGAAAAACGCAACAAATTGGCGGCCAGACTCTTCATTTAAGATGGCTATCGTTAGTAGAGGAAGCCAAGACATATCTGGTGTAACCGCTATAGATGAATATTCTGATGACCTAGACGCTATTACGTTTGGTGTCTTCGGTATTCAAGCATTCACAAAGGAAGAACTTGAAAAGGCAATTAGTGATTACGCGGACGCTAGAGAAGGAAATTTCGTAGAACATTGTTACGTAGTAGACCCCTATTATAGAACGTGTTCTTTGGAAGAATTTAACTCTTATCGACGCAGTTGTGCCGAAGACCCTCGCTATTGTACTGTCGCATTCTGTAGAAATCTTCTCTTCTGGATAAGAGAACTTATAAGTGTTCATGCTATTCCGTCTATAAATGGAGACATTCTTAGACAGACAACAAAAAATGAACTCCAAATTCAGGATATAGAAAAAGAACATGGTGTTTCTAACCAAGAGAAAGATGCGGCTATGCGTAAGCACCTTCAGTTTTTTAGCAGAACTACTTACGCTCTTGATGCCGGTAAGGTTTGGACGGCGGCCGCCCTTGCTCTTTCTAACGGTTCTCCTCTTATTCTCAATAAGATAGAAGAAAGAGACTATAGAGCTCTTAATGAATACGCTATGTGTTGTTCTAATCCTGCAACTACAATAGGAACGAAACAACAAGTTGATGTAGTAGTTCGTAAACTCTATATGGCTCTTGTAGGCCTTAACAGAATTACAGATAAGAGCGCAGAAGGCGTAGAACAAGACAATCCTATGATGGACTACGCTCATAAAATTTCAGAAATGAAATATATTGAAGCGGCGGAAGACCCATCTCAGTTCATGGTTCACGCCTGTCATGACATGATAATCCATGACGCCAGAGGAAGAATGTTGCGCGCCTTCCCTACGTACTACATGATGTTTATAGACGAAGGTAGAGACGTAGGCCTCTGGCATCTCCATGATAACTTTTATAATAATATGGCCATCATGGAGTTCTCCGTCGTTAAAGATAGGAAGAATCCGGCGGACACTCTTATTCTTAAGATGTCGAACCTCTATCAATCGTTCTCCACAGAAGGTGAAGATAGACTTCGTTATCCTACGGAAACTTGGGCTAACGCCTTTCAATCTGTTTTCTCTCCGACAGAATACGGTAAGAAACAGGAAGAGAGACGTAAGGGACAAACGATTCAAGATAGAATCAGAATTCGTCCGGGCGCCAGAATCCATTTAAGAGCTGGTTACGGTTCTTCGGCCGCAATGCTTCCCGTTATTTTCAATGGTTCCATCGCTGAGGTTAATGCTCAAGATACGATTGAGTTAACTGCTCAGGGTGACGGCATTGAACTTGTTAATCCGATAATAGAAGAAATGCTTGCTTCTGAGTTAACGGATAATTCGAAGTGGGATTATTTTAAACCAAGAAATAACGTAACTCCTCTTCAGCTGATGCATAACCTATTAACGTCTGACGGCGGTTTCTGGGCGCAACGTCTTAAGTCTATGGGATATGGTTCCTTTGTTGGAGACAATCCTTACGGTATTTATCACTTCGGAGATAAAGACTTCAAGTCTGTCATTAAAGCTGGAGAACCTACTCAGAATATTTATCAGGCTTGGAATAAACCTGTTTGGGGCGGAGACAAACAGTTCAATAAGGGAGAAATGTCAGAAGTAGATGAGGCTCCCGTTATCAATATAGACCTCTTTAATAAGTCTGTATGGGATGTCGCGAACATCTGTAAATCTGTTGTTCCTGACTTCATTTGTGGAGTCGCACCTTTTAACCTTCGTTCTACTCTCTTCATTGGGGCACCTCGCTATTATTATGCGTACGACTATATCGTTCTTAATGGAGCAATCCAAGAGAAAAGAAAACCGTATCAACAGTATCACGTTTATACGTCTTCTACGGACATCGTTTCTAACGGTATTGTTGCGACCGCGAAAGATATGAAGACCACCGCAACAGGTCTTTATGAAGCGGCTTCTTCTATAGGTTCCAATAATCAAAAGAAAGTCGGCCCTCTCTTTGTAGACATTGATATCTATCCTGAGAATCAAAAGTCTATGATTGTAGATACGCAACTTTATGCGCGCGCCGGACTTCTCTCTATTAACGCAATTTCTAATTCAAGTATCGTAGATAAGTCTTATGATGCGAAGGGAGACAACCCTTCTAACGATAAACTCGCTTGGAGAATGACAGCATCTGCATTAAAAGATTCCGTTAAGGAAATGTACGCAGGAGATATGATTATTCTCGGCGACCCAACCATTAAACCTCATGACAGAGTTTATATCGTAGATTCTTATCAAGGTATTTCTGGACAAGCTACCGTTAAAGAGGTTGTTCATACTATGAGTGCGGAGGCTGGATTTACGACGACAGTCTCTCCGGATTGTATCAATACGGTAGATGACCCATTTGAAGTTCCAATTCAACAGTGGTTTGATACTCTCGGCTCTCATTTTGCTCGACACGCTTTGTGTCTTGCGGCAGTCGCGGCATTCTCTCTTCTCTCTAAAGCTAAAACTTTCACTTGGATGAAAGAAAAGCTTGGTCCTTCCAAGGCAACTATGGAAAAGGTTAAATCTGCCGCATCAAAAGTGAAAGACGCAGCAAAAGATTTGGGTGAAGCCGCGAGAGGAACGAAGGCGGCAACCTGGGGAAAGAATACAGCAACTGCTCTTAAAGAAACTAGGTATGTCAGAGAAGGCGTAAGTCTCTTCTCGAAGATAAGAAAGGGGCTAATGGTTGCAATGGGTGTTGGCGCCGCAACTTCAGAAGTTGGTATCGGTATTCCCATTATGGCGGCAGCAGCAACAGGGCTTGTGCTTACGGCCGGTGTTGAATTTATTGCTCATAGTGTAACCCAATCTCTTTCTGACTACATGAAGAATCTTCAAGTCATAACTGTGTTTCCTCTTAAGAGATATAATCTTACTTGGACTGCGGGGATGGCTGGTTCTAAGGGACTGGTCTACGGTGACCCAACGTTCTTAGAACAAGGTAAGGTCACTGAGATTATGACGAAATACCTTAAGAATGATAACACGTATACGAACAAGATTCTCTCTTCTTTCGTAGATGAAGATGCTCTCGCTGCGGCTGAAAAACTTAGAAGAGACGAAGGAGTATTTACGGAAAGTGGCGACCCAACCCTTGGCTCCGAAGTTTTTATGAATACTCTCAGGGTAACAGGCGGCGCCGCAGAAGGAAATATTAACATACCTCAAGATTATCGGCGCCTTATCATCTCTCCTCGTGCTGATTATGATAAACAAGATGAAGTTCTTCAAGCTTATGAACACTTCGCGATGAAAGATGTTAAAAGTTTCCAAGATGACCCGAAGTTTAAAAACAATATTCTCATCTCTGAAGACCGTCGTTTAGTTCCTTATATCAAGCAAGGGTTCTTCACGATTATTCATGAAACACCAGCACTTAATAAGGGCAAATTCGTAGATTCCAAAATCGTTACGATAAACGATAACAAGAAATACGTTAAGACTATAGAAGACATCACGGATGGTGGTGTCGTCTATGATATGCCTCTACTCAATAGAGATGCTCTAGACGTTCTTTATGAACTTATTCGCAAGGCCAAGATGAAAATGCCAGCAGTTAATGCTTCTGACCCGAAAGAAGTTTATGAAGAAACTAAGACATCTTTCATCGCTCTTGAATCTGCTCTTCGTATCGGAGAAAAAGAATCTCAGGCGGCGGCTGGTTTCACGTTCATACTACAAGGGGTAGACCTCGCAGTAGACGCACTCGCGAAAGCCACGCAAGAGCTTCTAGAAGAAGTGAAAGAACAAGCGGTCAAAGGAGTAAGCGAGACTTCTATATTTGACTCTAAGGACCTCGGGAATAACAAAATCTGTTATGTTGTGAGAATGCCAAGAGTAAGCTCTATGGTTCTTGAAGAGGAACAGATTAAGAAAAACGAAGAGAATAAAACTCCCAATCCGAATCTTTTGGATAATTTTGGTGACAAGTCTTCGAACTCTAATAATCAACCTTCTCTAACTGACGACCCAGACATTGAGGCTCATAACGCAAACGTAAAAAGAGGTATCGGAAAATGAGTGCTAAACTTTTAATACAGGATAAAATAGCGAATAGCGCTGCGAGAATACAGAGTTCTTCTATATCTCTTGCGAGAGTAATCGCGATTGACGAAGCCAATAACACTTGTGATATCATCTATGATAGCAAAGCTGGGCTTCCGACAGAGAGACGGCATGTTCCGGTACGTCTTTACGGAAAGGGCATAGATTGGTTTCCGAAAGTAGATGAACAAGTCCTTATAGAGGATAACGGCATCGCGGTTTCTGTTATCGCGAGACATGTTGGAAACTACTCAATGGACGTTCGTTCTAAGAGACAGCTTCGCCAAGATGTATTCTCAGATGATTCTGGATGCCAAGTTATCGGTGGATATATAATGTGAAAAAGGAGGGACATATAAATGGCAGAAACTAAAGAAGAGTCTATTCGAGTCGCGCTTGAACCTGACGAACCTAAAGATTTTAACCCTGATTTTTCGGAACTTCAGGACAAGGCTCAGAATCTTTCTCGTACAAAAGAGCAAGGATTCGTCAACGAGCAAAACGGCTCTTCTATTTCTTTGAGAGAAGACGGCCAGGTTAATCTCGCCGCTTCTAAGTATTCTCAATATAAAATTTCTCCCTCTGGAAGGACAAAGGAAATCTCTCTCGAATCAGAAACTTATTCTGTTCGAAAGAAATTCAATGTAGACGAGTTTATTATAAATGAACATAAGATGAATCCGGCCCTCTGGGAACTCTCAGAGTTTAGAGAAGCTCATCTTACTACGAACCCTAAGGCTCTTATCGGTGGTCTTATGATTAACGGTTCTATCCTAGTCAAGGCCTGGGAACCGAACCTTAAACGCTACATGATGATTCGTCGCCCTTGGCGCGGACCTATTTTCGGAACTCTTCTAAATGTTCCTGATATTAATCCTGCCCTTGATATTCCAGACCCGCTTAAGTATGAAGAAGATATCCTCGCTAAATCTTCTTCTGGCTATCAGGTTAATTCCGTTATCTCTGATGCGGCCTCTCTTATCGGTAAGGTAGGACAAGATAGAGGCGGTATTGATAGAACCTCTGACGCAATGTCTGGCGCCGCATCTATGACTCAGTCTGGTAGCGGTGATTCTTCTCAGGGCAACGGAAAGAACTATCTGCAATATAAGGGTGTTGCGACAAACGGTTCTGGTATGGATGTTAATGCGCCTCATCCCAACATTTCTGGAACCGGTGCGCAACGTTGGGCACCCTACTGTGTAGACGCTATTGTAGCTAACGGTCTTGAAGCAACAGAAGATAGGGTTGCGCGCCTTGTTGCTCAGATTGATACAGAGTCTTCTGGCAACGCTGATGTCGGTAAACAGAAGATTACGGACGTTAACTCTGGTGGCAATGAAGCTTACGGTCTTATGCAGATTATTCCTTCAACTTGGGATGCTCATGCCTTCCAAGGACATAATGATAAAGATAATGGATATGACCAGCTCCTTACAGCGGTACATTATATTCGTGGAGCTTACGGCGATGACTTCAAAGGAATAGGTGAAGGTCATGGGTACTAATCTATTCAAACAGCTAGAAACTCAAGTTCAGAGGTCTATCTCAGAAGCCAATAGGAATATCCAGAATCAATCTAAGTCTATTGTTCAGAACATTATAAGTGGTGCACCAAACAAAGGAATTGGCGACGCCCTTAAAAACCAAACTCTTGGACAAATTAACCAGCAAGTTCAAGAGCTCTCTCAAGCTTCTCAACAAGACCTTCACAAACTAGCTCAGAAGTTTGTCTCAGAACGACTTAAAGAGTCTATGTTAAAAGAACTCGACAGAATCGGCGTAGGTAATAAGACTAATGGACTTGCGGCCTCTGTATCTGAGACTATTATGGCAGAAGCCCGTGCCATTATTCGTGGACATAAGACCGTTGAAATAACGGATAATAAGACCATCGTAGAAGCTGTTGCTCAAACAGAGACTCTTCTCGGAGACTTCGTTAAGAGACAAACTTCTTCTATTCTAGAGTCTAAACCCCTTAAAAAATTCTATGATGTTCAGAGAAAAGTTCAGGATACAGAAGAAAGAATTAATTACTTTAAAGACAAAGTAGAGTCCTGGTCTAAGTTTGAACAAGGAGAGCTTTCTCAGAAGATTATAAAATCGATAGACGACGCTATAACTGGACATAATGGATACACTGATTTCGCGACGAAGATAGATAAGTCTATCAACAAGATTCCGCTCCTAAAGGAGCTCGGTGTTCATTTTGAAACGAAGACAGCCCTGCGTCCTGTTATTGAACGTATAGAAAAGAGTGTCGGCGCGAACCTCGAAAAGAAACTTACGCCAGTTATTAAAGCTCACGTAAAACAGGTTCAGAAGATAGCGGCTACCGTTACGAAATTTAAAGAGAAACTTAAGAGAGCAGAAGAAGCTTTTAAGGCTCAAATTAAGAAATACGAAAACATGGCGATGGATTACGCTAAACAGTATACTCAGAAACTTGTTAATGAAATCTCATCTAAGATTCGCCTAGGAATAGGAAAGGGGTTGAAATTTTGATAGATATCGAAGTCAACCTTCGAGGAGACGTCGTTCTGCAAAAGACAGAGCCGTATCCCTCTCTTAAACTCACAATTGGCAAATCTACCTATCCTTTTCTCCATCTCCCTTTTAAGTCTGGGAAAAACTTCTCTCCTCCACCCCCTATTCCTTCTAACTCTCTTTCTCTTTCTTTTGATGTTGGCTCTTATGAAGAGCCCAAAGAACCATACGCAATAAGAGACATAGAAGAACTCAGACAGCGTATTATGATTCTTCTTCGTACCGAGTTAGGAGAAATACACGGAGAGCAGACTTATGGCGCGCGAATTCCGGCATATAAACACTTAGATATAACGAAGCCAGAAACGCTTTCACAGGTGCAGGAACATGTCTACGAGATGGTTTCTCCTCTTCTAACTTCTCCGCGTGTAGAGGTAAGAAGAAAGAAACTTCCAGAATCTCATTTTTACAATCAGAATCTCAATGTCTACATCTATGATGGTAAGACTGAAATATATAACTTCATACTGGAGGAATGACCCTTGGCAAAAAAATCTCAGGAGATATTCTCCGGTATTAAGAATTCATTTAAACAAAAAACTGGAGAAGACTCAGGCGCCGTCCTTGACTTATACTCTATGTCTCTTTCAGAAGTTCTCGAAAATGTTTATGAAGAGATAGAGAAGAACAAAACTCCTCATGTATGGACAGCTCTTGAAGGACAGAAGTTGGATGATACCGGAACTTGGGTTAACCTTCCTCGTAATCCGCAAGAGAACGATTCTGCGTATAAATATCGTCTTTTCAATTGGATGCTTGTTAATGAAGCTTCCAATGAGCACGCTATAACAGTTAAGCTTCTTAATCCTACGTATGCTGCTAATATAGAGTTCGTTCCTATGACGAATGGTTGCGGCACAGGAACTTGCTACGTTATTCCGAAGAAATATACGGAAGAGAATATCGGTAAGTCTCTTGAAGAGGCGCGCCAAAAAATCAAACAGATAGCCTCACCCGGACTCTACGTTGACTATCTTGTTCCGGAGTTGCGCTCCGTCTCTCTTGAGATTTATTTGGAGACTCAGGGAGACATCAACGTTATGAAGGAGAATCTGACGAATCAGATTCGCGCCTATATTAACGCAATTCCTCCTAAACAGTATCTCTCTATTGGACACATAAACAAGTTGGGCGCCAACACTTCTCAGGTTGACTTCTTTTCTGTTATGTCTCTTATCGTAAATGGAACACAAGTTAATAAGACGAAACTTTTACAGGAAGTAGAGTCTAAGTTTATATTCGATTCAATCAATTGGCTTGAAGGGAGAACCTAATGCTCAATTCAAAACAAGCGACAGAACTCGCCCTTCAAGACTTTCCGAGATGGATGGATATTAAGAAGCGCTCTAAATCCATTGGCCGCAAGCTCCTTGAATCTATCTATCAGGAGCAAGATAATATCAAGCTCGCATATGAAGAGTTCATTAAATCTTTCTTCCTTAAAACGTATAATGGTAAAGAAGACACTATTCCATGTCATGTGCTTCTTGGGAATATCGGCAAAATTGAGAGAAAAGATAAGCTAGAAATCTTTCTAAACTTTCCGGTAACGGAAAATCCGAAGGTCTTCTTAAATGACCCGAAGCATACGATTCTTTTACAAGATATCTACGTTATTTTAGACCCGTCAATGACGACTAAGAGAACACTTGACTATGTCTATAACAATAATAAGTATTCTCTCACTCTTAAAGAACATGACCTCTGGAATATTTTTGATGAGTTCGCGCTCTTCTCTTCTTTAGAGAGATTCCCGAACGAATCTAACTCTGAACTCGTAAAGCGTATCTACGCACAATATAAAACTCCTCCGTCTTCTCCCGCTAGGGGAATCAAGAACGCGATAATTAATTCCGTTAAGAATTATGATTCTCTTGATGAAGATGAAATTATAATCGAGGAACCAAACGGCGCCAATATGTATGAGCTTCTTGATAACGGGAACACCGTATACGAGGAGCTTTCTTCTATAAATAAGGATATTCTTAGAGAGAAGGTTTGGAATCACTCTCTCTGGGAAAACAACTTTAAGAAGTCACGTTATCTTTCTAACGTCTGGGATAAGCCTCTCTACGGATATCAAGCTGGCACTGGACAACGCAATGACCTCAAGGTTAAACTCTCTTCTGATTCAGAAGGAGATAAAACTAATCTCGAAGTCATCGGCTATCAGTTTTCACCAGTTCTTATCAACGAGTTTATTCGTAAGCGAGGCATTAAACAGACCATTCCTCTTACCCTTACTCGCTATAACAACGAACTTAACGGTAAAGATATAGAGTATAAAATTACTGCGACGCCAGCACAAGAGATAGATGCGAAGAACATTCTTATTAAGTCTATTCAGCATGCGAAAGGTCAGTTCGATTACAACATCGAAGACATTCTTGTAGACAAGGGTGACCTTATCGAGCTTCAGCGCGGACTTGTAGACGCAAATAAAACTTATACTCTCAAGTTTTTTCCTCGCTCTGATTATGATGATATGGCGATTTATAAGACTGACTTCATTTCTAAATCAAATCAACATCAAGAACTTCTTATCGCGAAGGGCGCCTTCCACAAAATCAATGGTGTTTTTAAAAACGCTGATGTTAAGGCTCATGTTTCTAAGACGACTGACCTCATCTATGCTTCCAACGTAGAAGATGTTATTGATGGAATAACGATTGGATATCTCTCGGCTAAATCTACTCTCGGCATAGAAGTAGATAAAAGCATGTCCGGATTCCCCGTTTTAACCTCTATAACGTGTCCGATGACGAACTATACGGACTCGTCATTCGTTACCTTAACTGGTAACTTCGAACTTATCTCGAACAAAGAGATTCAGGACAAACAGGATGACTCATCTTCTCAGATTGTCATTGAGATGGACACAACAACGTTCTCTTATGAGCTCGTCAAGAACGATAATAACCAGGGAACGGTCACGGCGCAATTTGAGATAGACGGAGAAATTCATCCATCATCCGGACTTCTTACTGAGCCGAAGATTTATGAGTATGACTTCAAAAAGCTTGTCCACCTCAAGTTAACGCTTACGAAGGCGGGCGCCTATCCCGTTACGATTAGAAATATTCAAGCCGCTCGTTATAAAGTAGAGTGGCGAATGGACAAACATTCTCTAATTAAAACAAGAGACTACGTTAAGTTTCCTGCCATTACAGAGAAAGACACTCTTTATCTTGATGTAGAGGCTTATTCTAACAATATGCCGGTTATACATTATATCCATGTCGGTCCTTCTGTTAAGAACTCTTCTTATGTTCTTTCTAAAATAGCTACACAGGATGGCGGCCGATTCGACATTCAGACAGACTGTAGAGTAGAGCTTTATGAGGTCAATGAAGATAAAGAGACTCTCGTTAATTCTGACTATAAGACGAAGGCGGCGTATAAGAACAACAACGCCTCCCCCGGTCTTATATATATCACCCTGAAGGACTTTATCAACATTAAATCTTCCTCTATGCGTATCGTTAATACTGCTTGGAGAGGAAGGGTTGTGGGTTCTATCTCTGTTCCTCCTGGAGAGACGATAGATACTCTTAGAGTAGAGGGTGAATTCCGCGTAACAAGAGAGTCGCGCGCCCTTTCTGACTTCCTTATTGAAGATAATACTGATAAGGTTTACATCGCGGGAAATGCCGATGGTTTCATTGTTCAGCATAATGGAAAGAATACTCTTAAGAAGATAACGAATAAACAGCTTATTCAGAATACGGATGAGTACTTCTTTGATAAACTTCCTCAGGGAGTTCAAGGTGTGTTTGTAGCTGGACCGAACAAGCAGGTTTCAGACACTCGTTCCGGCGCTTTTGATTATTGTTATCTTACGACTCAGCAAGCTGATACGTACGTAGCGTACAATAAACTTCGTGTATTCCAACAGGTTACAATGAACGTTCCTCTCGTTAATACGTTTTCTCCTCTTCTCGATATGAACAGGCTAATATTTTACTCTGTAGAGGGTACTCAGACTACGACAACTGTACTCTTCCAACATACGGATGCAACGCTTACGACATGGGCTCTCGGAAAAGATTACACCGGCTTCAGAGTAGAGTGTACCCTTAATTATACAAACTCTAAATCTTATTCTATCACGGTGGCTAATCTCTCAGAGTCGTTTACCCTCGCTAACTCTATCAGACTTAAACCTCGTTATATTCAGGATAATGAGACGTACGAGTTGGCGCGTTTTCTTATAACTCCTCCTTCTTCTATGAAAGTAGTCTACGAACAAACTGATGTAGAAGAAAAGATAATTGTAGAGAAAGACGGTTTTAATAAACTATATTTCTCTAACGTTCAAAAGATACTTTCTATTAAGGTGGACAATGTTACCTTAAAAACTTCTGATTATTCTCTTATCCAAGAGCCTGGAGTTATCCTTTGGAATACGGACCAGTACATCGGTAAACAGGCTGTCATCCAGTACGAATACCTTAATCCTACGTATCTTGAGTTCAAGGATATTTCTTCCCTTTATGAACTTATTGGTTACAGCGTAGATGCTTATAAGCCGATTAACGTTCGGCCGCAGATTTACTCTGACCTTCAAGATGGAGCTATCGTAGATGTCGTGATTGATGGCATTATTCCGGACCGCCTTTCCGTTAAGTGCTCTAACGAGAACTTCTCGGCAGTCGCTACGAAGAATCGTATCTCCGTGAAACGTTTCGCGACCGCTGTTGTCGCTCTTGTCCATTCTGGTTACTATTATGACCAAGAAGGAAAAGAATACTACATGTACGAAAATGACCACGCAGATAAAGTAGACAGATTTTCTAATCTAGATATTCTCAGATTCAGAAAAATTGCTGACCAGTTGCACGGATCTCAAGAATCTTCTAACTATATTCGTGATTCTGCTATGGACAACGGAGAGCACCAAGAGATTCTCTGTGAGATAGATTGCGCTACTTATCAGCACAGAATGTCAGGTATATCTCAGATGGATTCTATCACCGCCTGTGATTCTTATCAGGCTTGGAATGATTATGAGATGTCGATATCTCTCGCGCCCGGTCTTAACGGTCTTGGTCTTAAGTTTACTCCAAATAATTCTACTGGATATGCTTATTTAGACATCACTCCTTATATAAGAAATAATTCCGAGATTTCTTTCTACGCGGACCAAACTCTTAACGCGTCTCTCTTAGAAGAAGTCCTCGTCGGCCCTGATAGAATGATTAAGTCTGTCCACGCAGAGAAAATTCAAGACTTTTCGCGCGTCGCCGGATTTTATTATCATTCCTTCGGTACTCTTAACCCGGAGAAGAGATATTATCTCTGTATCCAAGGGACAGGTATGATGGATGATATGATAGTTAAAAATACCGTCAAACATACTCCAGATACGATGAAAGACCTCCATAAGAAGAACATCTCTAAGCTGGGTTTTGATATCCAAGAGCACTTCAAGAGGAACTCTATCGTATCTCTTGATTTTGATAGAGACGGGAACGACTACGACTCTCTTGAACTTACGGATAAAGGAATTATCCGTACTGGAGCAAACGTAGATTGGGGCGTTACTCTTGTTAAGAATCTCACCCGAGATTTTAAAAGGTTTAAGTATCAGAAGGTAGACCTTCGAAAGAATGTCCTCACTACAGAAGAAGAAACGGGCAACCTCACATCTCCGATATTCTCTATTCGAAATTACAATACGATAGATAAAATTTTTATCAAGATTAACGAGGCACTTGTTGACCCGTTTAGGTTCTTCAACGTAAAGGTCTATTCTTTCTCTTCTGCTGGTGGTGCTGATAAGAAACTTCTTGGAGAGAAACTTAAGACAAATCTCTTCGAATGTTCTGCCGCACAATTTGAAGGTTATCTCCAAGTAGAAATTGATATGCCGCCGAAACATATCATCAACAATCTTGAGGTATACGTTCGTTATGTAGAGAATAACAATGCTCTTCACATCAATCCAGCTCAAAACGGTGAGCTCATTACGAAAGTTTATAATACGACTTCACTCGGTACTTTCTCTTTACAGTCTATTGATGTGGATAACGTCAAGCACAAAGAGTTCTTTGATTTCTCAGTTCGCGCTCTTCGCTACGATAACGACCATGAAGTATGGACGAACTGGTATAAGCAAAGTTTTAACGAGAATTGGATAGTAGAGAAACCTCATGAGTTTAAGAATTTTCAGTTCTTCCAATTTAAGATTAAGCTTCGCGACCCGTCTTCTGAAATCAGAATTAATAAGATTAACATGGAGGTGCTCTAATTGCTTTTATTCTCACCAGATTCTAGAGTAAAAAAAACCCTCCAAGGAATAGAGTTCTATGAACAGGACCTTCTTTTCTCTGACTACTCTTTTAACGGAGATATAGAGGTAGATATCAAACTCGACTATGTCTCTCCTGGTTTCGGTGTCTGCATTATGCAGGATAACGGACTTGGATTAAATGATGTCGCGAACTCTGTTCTTCTTAAGCTTGGTGTTAACGACTTCAGAGTTTACTCTAAGAAGTATTCTACAACCACTCTTCTTACGACGGACTCTAACTTATATGAACCTACGAAGATTAATTCTGATTTGGTGTTTAAAATAACTTCTCGTAAGCTTGAACTTTTTGAAGTAGAATATGGGCCCAACGGAGATAAGGTTCTAACCTCTCTTGGTTCTTACAAGCTTTCTAAAACCTACGAGCATTATAAAGTCGGGTTTTATTCGGCGGCTAACAACGTTCTTAAGAACGTAGAGTTCAAACAGCTTGTCCCAAAGTATTGGCGAGTGTCTACGAAGAACGCACGAGGCGGCCGCGTATCTTTCCAGAAGCACCAGATTAAGTTTGAGAACTCTGAGAAATATTCTGAGTTCGAACAGCGAACAATTCCTCTTAAGAAAGGAATCTACTTTCTCAGGTATGAAACAGAACCAGTAGACGGTATTTGTGACGTTAAGCCCTATGTCTTTCCGGCGCACATCAAGAATCTTGATAACGAGAAAGAGCTTGAGAACGATGAAAAGAATCTTCTTGATAAGAACAATTCTTTCGTTCTTAAGGAAGATGGAGAGGTTAATCTTAAATTTATAGCTCATTTAGGTATCGTTAAGAATATATCAATTCTAGACAACCCTAAGTCTTCCTACGTAGAAACCTATGATGAACAGGCACATCAAGATGGTTCTGAAATTCGCATCAACTTGAAAGGACTTAAGAAGGTTGAATGGGAAGCGAAAATCATAGATACACCAGACTGGGTTGACTTTTCTAAGAAGTGTCCTTACGCAGTCGTAGCATCTACTGACCATCGTTTCACTCTGGAAGACCTCATGCTTAATAGGAATCAGATATATAAGTATGAGTTAGAAGTCTCTACGATGCGACTGACGATATTTGAAGAGAATCCTCCGATTCAACACGGCAAGCCAATTCCTCATATCGTCAAAGTGATTAACTTGTTGCCGCAGGATAACAATATTATAACGATACTCCAGAATATGAACGTCATCGTTTATAAACTTATCGTTACGGAAACGAACGGAGCCTCCGTAGATATTATTCATCATGTGTCTTATAAGAAATTTGTACCAGGAACGGTTCATTCTCCTATCATCGTACAAGGAGAACCTTCTAAAGAAGAGTACGATTTGTCTTCTTCCTTCCGTCAGGTAATTCGCGGCGAGAAAGCTCTACGTGCTTTTAATAAAGAAATAATATTTCAATTTAGGACAAAGGTTCCTCAATCGGCCGCCCAACTTAAACTCTACGGCATTCCCCTTGGTGTCCAATTAGATAGAACGAAAACTAAAATAGAAGAGTATGCTCCTCAGTATCATCTTCTTCAGGAGAATACGGATTGGTCTAAGAAGTCTCACGGCGTAGAGGTTAAAGACCACGTATGGGATGCTTATCCGACTGTCGTCGTAGAAACTCTTAATGTTGATAACTTTGATTATGAGTTCACGAATTATGAACGAGAAGTTTTCGACGGCGCCTTGACCGTTCTTAATCTTGAAGGTCAACTTGCAGATAAGAATCAAACTGTTATTCTTTACGGTATTCCGAAAGGAACAGAAGTTTATACTGATTACTTATATCGCGTAACTTCTAAAGCCGCGATGACGCAGATAGATTGTTATACGGAAGAATATGAACTTGTTCCTCTCGCGGATTTCGTTATTAATACTTCTGCGAACGAGATACAGCTTAAGCAGTCTCTTAAGGAAAAGTATGATTCCTACGTCGTAGATTATCTTAAGAGAAATTCATACTCAATAAATTGGCGCCAAGCTCTTCTTCAGAATGAACTCGACGTTACTACAGAAGAAGACAAGTTTCTTGTTCATTATGATGAGCATGAAGGCGGAACTTCTTATGAATTCAAGAGAACAGATATTATTCCAAACGAAGATAAATATATTGTTTTGGAACCGAAGGGTTAAGGGGGCGGCGATTTGAAAATACACCTTCCACAACATGTTATCAAAGAAACTGACCGCCCAAAAGGTCTCGACATTCCTCTTTCTTTTATAGACACGAAGGACACGACGTATCGCGCCGACTTCACTCTGGAGTCTGACTTTGCTCGTGACATGTCAAGAAAGGTTAAACCTTATGAAGTTTTCGACAAGCAAGAGACGTATCTCTTTGATGAGAACAATAAGCTCAAACAAACTAACTTCAAGAGGATAGGACACCAATATTATTATGAGCCGACGTCTCTTCTTGAGTTCACGCCAGAAAACTTCTCAGGCCAAGTTTTAATTCAGAATAACTTTGATTATGACTCCTCCATTCAGTACGATTTGGTAATAGGAGCTATAGAAAAAGACGCCTCTACAACCTTATCTTCCAAGCTTATTTCTATTTTCGGAGATGCGTATAAGAGAGGTATTTGCCCGCCAAATATTCGTATAAATCAGGGAGCTATGCAACCACAGTCTCTAGTCGGCGCCGCCTCGCTTGCTTCTGATTTTCTCTTCGTAGAATCAGATAACGGAGTAGACCTTCCTGGCAACTTAGACCCGAAAGCTTCCGTAGATAAACATGTAAACCTCTGGATATTTACGAAGGCGTTTGAAACACTAAAACAGAATGATGTAAAAGCTCCTAAAAAAGAAGGATGCCTTGGCCTCTTCAACGAGACGCCAAGAAAAAAAAATTCTAGTCTTGTTTTCGATGAATCTAAGACTGATTCAAGCTATCCCTCTGATAAGTTTAAGTATGAACTTTTGTATGAGGACGTTCTTCTTCTTGAAAAAGAAAAGGGCGGTTTCATCATTATAACTCCTGAGAACTTCTTGGAGAATATAACGGATAATGCGAAGGTTATCTATGATGTTCTCTTCTATGTTTATTCTCAAGAGTATCGTCTATCCAACTTATTCTCTTCCTGGATAGTAGATGAACCTGTAGACTATGCGGTCTATACTTATCAGAAGATTAACCAATATCATTCTAATATCAATCTGAATAAGTTGTTCATCTCGTTGATGCCGCATAATCTTCTTCAAGTGAACGTCCAGAACAAAGGCGTTTCATTCGTGAGAATCGCGCCGAACGGAGACATGTTCTTCAGAAAGAATGGACAAGCCCACAAGGATACACCGAAAGATGGTCGTATTTCTTTCTTAACTGAGAAGAAAACGATACTTTTCTATAACGAAGAAAACGTATTCTATAGAAAGTCGCGCGCCCAACTCTCTTATAAGAACCGTTCCGACGGAAAACTTTCTGTTATAGTTCAATCTCTTCTTGATTCTGAAAACTCACTTTGGGGTGAGGAAGAGAAAGAACTTTTAGTCCCAGATATTTCTCTGAACTACGTAATAGTGGCTAACAGAGTAGGACAGACAGAAGAGTTCTCTCTTAAAGAAAAACGTCTATATACACTTTCTGACGGCATAAAAATCGCGGAGGTTTCTTTTACTCCTCTTTATGATGTTAAGGCAATGGATACACGCATTAAGGGAGGCGGCCTTCCTTCTGGAGAACCTGACGATTATGATTTAATAGACGTAGGAAATATATATGGTCGTCTATATAGACTAGGCGGCACGTTCGTTATAAAACTTCCGAAGAGACTAAAGACTCACGCTAACAAGTTAGAATCGGAAGTTAGAAAGCATGCTACAGCGGGAGACTATCCCGTATTTCTCTATACAGAATAGGGGGCGAAAAGCCATTTCTGAATTAATTAAATTGAACTTTGCGCCTGCTATTCGCGCTTCAGACATTAATTATAATTTCGATATAGTTAAAGGCTGGATAGACAGAGAACGGCGTCGAGTCGGCGGCTATGGTCTTGTCGAGGGTTTCGATATAACAGCGGATAAAAATAATTTCACCGTGTCTGTCACCAAAGGTACAATGATTTCTCCGGACGGTGAAGAGAGAGAGGTCGCCGGTACTACGTTTAATGCTGGTCCTCCTGAATATTTCACTCGTACGGAGACTATTGTATGTCCTCCTGATGGAATTATCACTCTTGATAGACGGCCATATAATCCTCGTACTCATGGCTATCAGAAGCTAATTCCGCCGCGCGACACTGAATATCCTCCCGAGTCAGAATTTAAGATATTCTGCCCAGAAGATAACTCTCGCGTCTACTACGTACAGATAGACAACAATAAGATATGGGTATCTCATCCTGAAGTCTGGGTTAATAAGAAGTTAGTCTTTACGTATCTAACTTCTGATGATAGAATCGATTCTGTTATTCTTACGAAGGACGGACAGTATCACTACGAGAAGTCGATTAATTCTACGTCTCCCTCTCATGTAGAACTTCCTGATTACTACAAGCATGATATGCTTATCGGTGTAATCTACTGGAAGCTTGGCATTCCGACGACGTATAGAATTTATACGAATCATCGGACTTATCGTCCTATCTACGTAGATAAAGACAATGTCCTATATCTCAATGGTAAACCCTATCGAGAAGCGAAGTTTATCTACTTCGTTGAACCAGAAGAGCCTCAGGAAGACGACCTCTGGTACGACAAGGAAAGCAACACTCTCTACATCTGGCTCCCCGACCAGGGTGGCTGGGTGCCGGTCAATGACTTCTCAACTGTAACTAAACGAGAGTCTAAAATGTACTTTGAACAGGATTGGCCGGAAGATAAACAGACTTTCATCTTCCCGAAAGACCAACCTAATCTTAGATACGTCCCGAAGACCAATGCGCTCGAAATCGTTATGGATAATGCGACGTTCATGTCTGACCAATATGAAGAGATTACGTCGCTTGCGCCGGGTGCTCCGGAGTATATGGCTCAGGGCATCGGTTTTAGACTCAGGGAGCCGATGGACAGAAAAACTCCTCTTGAAGTCATCGTTAACCATCAGGTAAAAGCTAAACCGACGCGTTCGACCTTTCAACGCGCGGCCGTCTTCATTTCTGAAGACCACGTTATTAAACTGAGCACTAATAAGACTCAGACATTTAATACGAAGAATACGTATGTAGTCGGCGGCGACCAACTTGAAGTTTGGATAGACGGCCTTCGTCTTGTACCCTATAAAGACTTCTTGGAAATGATGTCTGAGACTCAAGAGGCAACAGAAGAAGACCGTAAGAAAGCAAATCATTCTTCTTCTTACTTCAAAGTAACGGTCCCGATTAAAGATGGCGCTGTCGTTAACTATCGAATCTCGAAGCAAGTATGGTCTTATGACCAAGTTGCTCAGTTATTTGACGATATCACGACTACATTAAAAGAACTTAAGAACGAAACTAAGAGACTCGACCAGGCGATTAAGGATTCCAACGAGAATATTTCGAATCAGATTGCTGCCGTTCAGCAGAGAACAACGAATCTTGAAGCGAGACAGATTACGGATGTGGTCGCGGCTATTCCTGAACACTCTCTTGGCTTGAATAAATTAGATGAGTCTATTCAGTCTAAATTTATCACTGGCTTTATTGACAAGTCTCACGTAGCTACTACTATTCCACCCCTTAAAAATGTTAGAGTTCAGAACTGCTTCTTACAGGTCGCACTGATTTCTCCGAAGGAATCTAGACTCCTGATTAAGAATGTAGACTATACTCTTGCAGATACGTCCAACGGACTTAGAGTAGACCTCAATCCTGATTTTATCTCATCTGATAATACGGCCCATTTATTTGGCTTTATCCTAGGAGGTGTATAATTGGCTATTCTTTCATGGTATACAAAACTAGAAGACGAGTCCAATTATGCTCCTTCTATTGAAAAGTTTATCGGAACTTATACCGCGCTTACTCCTCTCAAAGTTAATATCCAGCTCTGGAACAATCGTTACGGAGAAGAAGATACGGACGACTTAAAGAACTTCTCTCTTCGTCTTGGATTCAGAAATTTTGAGGACAGCGCGCTTCTTAATAAAGCGCAAATTACACTTGCGTCAGGACAGATTCTTCCCGGAGAAATAACTGGGGATAAAAAAGTATTTTTCCTTCCGAATAGTGTTACTCTCTCAGGAAGAAAGAATAATGGTGAGGTTAACGAGAACGAAGACAACTTTTTATCTTTCGTTCTTGAGTTTAATTTAGATACGAAGATAGTTCTTAAGGAGAACGACCTAAAAGATATGTATCTTGAAGTGGTCAACTCCTGATTCTAGGATGCCCTAAGGAGGAAAACAAAAATAATGGAGAGCGAGTTCGCTGTTCAAATAGCACTCTCCGTCTTTACCGGTATCGTAACGATATTCGTCGGCTGGTTCGGCATCCGGATTAAAAGATATGAGGAGAAGAATGAAAAGGAAGAGGCGCGGCGCGAATCGGAATCTACCGCTTTTCGTGTCGGTCTTCAAGCCGTTCTAAGAGACTGTATATTCAACCTCTATGAACGTTGTAACAAAGAAGGTAAAAAGAAAACACCATATGATAATCTGAATATGGAAGCCATGTACAAAGCCTATCATGCGTTAGGTGGCAATGGCACTGTTACTCAAGTGTACGATAACTTCCAGAGATTCGAATTAACTGGACATGATTGAAGGAGGAGAGACAATAAATGGAAAGACCTATTTCTCTTCCTGCTTCTATTAAGGATTTATATGATAGGGCAGAAGCGGCTATTCAAGAGCTTCAATCTATTCGTAACGATATAAAAGCGATACAAGCTGCACAAGGAAATGCGGCAGACGTCGTAAAAACTGAGAATGGTAAGATTCCGGAAAGATATCTTCCTTCCGGAATTAAGCCTCTTCCTTCTTGGTTCACGATTGATAACGCAAGAAGCAATACATCTCATGGTGGAGTGTATCCTTCCGTAAAAGCTGGTCGGCGAGCTCTTAACTGGTATACGAACGTCGCAGACTGGAACTTTGATACAAATATAACTCTTGTTGGCGGAGCTAAAATCAGCGGCACTATTTCTAATTCTGACCATGTTTATGGATATGATTTTCCGACTCTTAAGTCTAAAATACTTGATGGTGCTAATCTCAACGGTGTTCCTGGAAACGGCACTGTTACAACTGAATCTATTCAAAACAATTCTATAACTACTAAAAAAATATCAGACCATTCTATTACAACAGAAAAGATTATTAACAACTCAATAACTTCTGATAAGCTAACAAACAGTTCTGTTACTACTGAAAAAGTTGTTAATAACTCTATAACTACCGAGAAGATACACGATGGGGCTATTACAAATGAGAAATTGGCGCCGAACTCTATCGGTACTACCAACCTTATAGACAACTCCATTTCTACAGATAAAATAATTAACGGAGCTATTGCAGAGACTAAACTTGCAGACAACTCTGTTACGCGAAATAAGATAGTTCAGAACATAGACTTGCGTGGTCCAAGCGTTAAAGTCGATGGAAAAAAGATAGCCACAGAAGAATACGTTACCGCTCATGCATTTCAGCTTACGAATGGTTGTATAGAGACTAACCATATAAAAGCTGATATAGAACTTAGAGGAACTAATGTTCAGGCTAACGGTGGAAAAATCGCGACAGAAACATTCGTTAACGACCAATTGAATTCTAAGCTTAACTTAACTGGCGGTACTCTTACTGGACCTCTCACGGTTCAAAAACTTATTGTCGGCAACTTAGAAATCTCAGTAGAATAGGAGGTGCACTCGTATGGAAGAAGAAAAGAACATAGAAGTAGTTAGTCACTATGGAGAAGGTCCTTTTAAACTTGCTATGAGAGCACCTATTCAGAATAAACATAAATACGCAGAACTGAAATGGGGTCAAATCGTTTCTATTAACGAGCATGAAGTAAACCTGGATACGTTTAAGAGGTTCTTCATGCCGGACGCTCAATTTGTAGATATTACAGGTTTAAAAACCGAAGAAGGTGTCGAACCTGAAATCGGAGATAATCTTCGACAGGAAGGTGCCACTCTTATTATAACTAGAAACTCCTGGAACGCTCCTCTTCAATGGGTCGTGAGACAGAGAATAGATATTCTTCGTCTACAGAAGAACAAGGCTGATGAACAGCCTATCGCATTTAATCAAAACAAGTATGATGCGGACATCACTTCTCGTATGCGTGTTATCACACAAGCTAACCTCTTAGAATCTAAACCTATTCAATGGCATTGTTCAGATGACAAGTGTGCGGCGCTTACTCCTGATGACTTTCAGCAACTTGTCACCCTTCTCGGAGAAAGAGATATCCTTCATAATAAACAGTATAACGAGAAGAAAGATTTCCTGAATACGAACTTTATCGAAAAGCAAGAAAGTTTCCGAGAGAATCATCGAGAAGCTTATCGAGATTTTATTAACTCCATTAAGCTCGAAGATGATTATAAAGAATTAAACTCTAAGTTAATGGAACTTGATAACAAGTATAAATCGGTGCCTGCCCTCTCTGAAGGCATATCTGAAGACCCTGATGACGATAAGAAGGAGAAGAAATAATGGCTAACTTCACTTCTGTAACTTATGGCGTTCGTAAAGTAGGAGACCTTCTTACGAAGTTGGGGCGTTCTCTTATCGTCACGGAGAAGGACGACTCTAAAATTGAGTTTGATGACATTCCTGTCGGCGCGCTTCGTGTTGACCCCGATGACGGAGATTTACGGGTAAAGCTTGCTAATCGTCCTGGATGGTGGTCTCCTAAGTGGGCTAAAGATTATTTTGATAATGACTTCGAGTTAGACGCTAATCAAAATTATGAAGTTATCGCGCCAACCATCGCCTCTTATGAAGTCTTTGTTAGAAACAAACAGGGAACTGCTTTCGAAGACAAGTATGTAGACCCAGATGGGGTTATTGAACATACTTATGACGAAGGAACTATTAAAATTCATAATCACTACAACAATTCTCTTGATATAAGAGTTCGTTGTTATAGATATGATACTCTTAAGAATTTTGAGAACAAGGCTCAATCTCTCTTTGACAAGCTTAAACAATACTTCAATGAACAGCTTGAACTCTGGAAATTTAGACTCACTCCTGATTGTATTATAGAGGCTTATCTTGCGCAAAATTCTGTAACTAACAATAAGATAAAAGATAGGACCATTAACCATATTAAACTCCAGCAAAATACAATCACACAAGATGAGATGGGTACCGACAGCGTTAATGAAAACAATATCGTTTCCGATGTTCATCTTCGCGGCATGAATTCATTCGCGAACGGAGGAAAAATCGCGACAGAAGAATTCGTAACAACTGAAGCTAATAAGAAAGTTTCTCTTGCTGGCGGTATAATGTCGGGCTCTCTCCAAGCGCCAGAATTTATTGGCAACCTTTCTGGTACCGCGAATGCTTCTAACCATTCTAATAACTCCTCTCTTCTTGACAGTTTAACGGTACAAGATATAATTAATCGAGCAAAACAAAGTATTCCTCAGGTTGCTGTTATTAGTGGAATAATAAATCATGGAGAAACACTTCCTCTCCCTGATGGCTATAGACAAGACCAATGTAAATGGATAGTGAGCGTAGCGAGCGATAATCCTAGTCAAACCAGATGGGACATTGAAGAAAATGGATGGCACATGCACTATAGGTATGAATGTTATGTTGACGATAAACGAATAGTCCATGTTGTTATTTACTATAGTCAAACAGACCCTCGCGCTGCAATAACGACCACGGGGAAAGCGAATTATTTAGTTATCGGAATAAAGTAATGAAAGCCTCCTTTTTACGGGAGGCTTTTTTAGTAATAAGAAACATAGAATATTACTCGTAAAAATAAGGAGGAACATAATTGGCGCTATTATCCTATTTAAAATTTGAAGATATTACGAACGTTGCAAAAGATGAGATTATCGTTGATTGGACAAAACGCGGTACGCCGTCTTTTTCTGGAAACTCTGTCTCCGGAAAATATGCATATTCCAATAAAGGCACTAACTCAGGAATATATACAATTCTACCGCAAGCATTAGATAAAGATTGGACTTTCGAGTTCTGGATGTATGACACTACTGGCGCTTCATCAGGCCAAGGGATAATGCTCTTAAGTAAAAAGCAGGATGCCGGAGCCTATAATCAAGATTATCAAAAAGTTGTAATGGTTGCGATGAATCAAATAATGGATGGCGAGGGAAATTGGAAAAGCCCAACTACCAGTATGCCACTCAATAAATGGTTTCACGTAGCTGTCAGTCATTCTCATGATGAATCTAAAACTCGATTCTTCTACGATGGAAAACTTGTCGGAGAATTCGATACTCCTTCTCAGAAATATTTAAGTGCGGTTATCGGAAATAACGAGAATCAATATCCTTTTCTTGGTGAAATTGACGAAGTAAAAATCTGGTCTGACTGCAAATATAAAGCAGACTTTACTCCAGAGACTCCTCCTGCTAGAGACACGAATGTTCTCCAGATTCAAGTTAAAGATGGTGTAACTAAAGACTTAGCTGGAAATACTCTAAGTGGCACTTGGGATTTAGCCCCCGCCGATATTCCGTCGTCTCCATCTGGACGCAGAGGATTTAATCTTAACAAACAAAATAACGTAACGGCCGGCCCTTTTCTTTTAGGTCCTTATAAAAAGACATCAGATTGGACCATTGAATACTACTATTATGCTCCTCAAGAACTTGACCTTACATACTTGTTTTGGGGCAACAACTACAGCTCTAACTGTATTTATATAAGAAACACTACTTATCCTTTAGTTATTATAAGCGGTAAGACACTTTCGTATAGAAAGAATCCGGCAATAAAAGAATGGCATCATGTTGCTATTGTTAATGAAGCCTCAAAGAAAAAGACCTTTCTGTACATTGATGGTAAGCAATTATCAAGTATCGATTCTGCTGACTATAATGATGTTTCTAGTCATATTGGATACGGCTCTAAAGATTGTTATGTCGACAATATTCATGTTGCGACGGAAGCTCTTTATCATGAAGAATGGTATCAATACCCAGAACCCCAAAATGTAGTTCTCCCAATTGATAACTTAAACGACTTGCTCTTTTTAGACACCGGAGAAAAAGCGTTTAAAGATGCCGGCGAGAACACAATAACTGGCCACGGTTCTATTGTCTCAATACAAAGTCAATGGAAGGGACTCTGGGCACATGGTTCGTCCGACAGTAAAGGTGGTCGAACAGTTTCCGTTACGGAAGGTCCATTTAAGGATTTCGTCTTTGATAAAGACACTCCTTGGACCATCGCATTTTGGTTCACGATAGATACAGACCAAACAGAAGTATTTGATAACACTTGGGGTTCTATTTTCGGATATGAGAATACGTTTAACTTAAACTCTAGACCGAGAACCCCATCTGTCGGATTATATAATAGTAGCGATGGAAAAATAGTTGCTGCGACAAGCAATAATTATGATTTCTTAACACAATGGACTCACTTCGCGTTCGTTAACAATCCAGAAACGAAACGGTTGACTGCGTATCTTAATGGCCACGCAGTTGAATCCGTTGAGCTGTCTCAACCTTGGACAAACAAAGACGATGTAACACCAATTCCGATTCTGGAAAATTATTCTCATGCAGTTGAAAACTTCTGTGTTGTTAAGAAGGCTCTTTGGACTTCTGACTTTACTCCTCCTCAAGGACATCTCGTTCTTCCGGATAATCTTAAGGGAAAGTCTCGTTATCAGCCGCGCGAACATGAAATTCTCCATCTCGAATTTAATGACCCTAATAACATGGAAATAGATGTTTCCGGTCGGCGCTGGAAAGTGAATGACAGTAAACGCCATTCTTGGAGAAATAAAGGATTCGATGGCTGTTATTATGTAGACAAGGAAGCTTGGGGAATATACTCTCTTCTTCCCACTCCGATTAAGAAAGGAACCCCATATACTTTAGAAGCCACCTGGAGAACAAAACAACCAGACCAAGATAGAGGTGTTGTTCAGCTTTCTAGTTCATCTAATGGACTTAGTCCTTCTCTTGGCCCATCTGAAATTGGTATCGGTACTTATGATTTTATTTTCAACGGCTCCCACGTAGGAAACACTTCTCCGGCTGCGAATACAAATTATCTTAAATTTGGTTGGCATCATTCTGCGGTAGTATATGACGGAAGCAAGTTCGTCTGTTATATAGACGGTAAAAAAGTCTATGAACATTTAGATGATTTTGGCGACTGGACTTACAACTCTCTTTTAGCTGGAGCATTTTATAATGGTGCCTATCATAATATCATAGGCTATATGGATGAGGTTCTTCTTTCTGACTACGCTAAATATACGGAAGAGTTTGTTCCTACTCTTCCTGAAGAATCTGGAGAGATTTTACATCTTAAAGTTCAAGATAATAAGGTAGTAGACCTATGCGGCGCAACAAGTGATTATTCGGCCCACGGAGGACTAATTCCTCTTACAAAAACAATTGCGGCCCCACCTTCTGGAAATACTCCCATTAACGCCCAGGGTCATCAAAGATGGATAAGCGACGATATTACCAATAGAAACTTAACTGCTCAAAACGATTGGACTATTCATACATGGATATATCCCGAGAAAGAGGAAGAAGAAAATCCTGTTTCTATCTGTATGACAGATAACTTCGCTTGCTGTATTTATTGGTTTTATCCTGGTAAGGGTTTAGCCTACGCTAATCGAGACCAGTTTGTCGCAAACAATGAAAATGCAGTTGGAGAACCTAGTAAGTGGAATCACATTGCTCTCGTTAATAAAGCTAATGATAAATTTAGAGTCTTTTTAAATGGTAAGCCTGTTATAGAACTTGAACCTCAAGAAGGATTCATGATTACTCAATTTTATGTAGGTTCTAATAATATACAAGGTTTCTATTTAGACGACTTTATCGTTAATCAGAAGAAAGCCCTCTGGACTTCTGAGTTTGCCCTTAATGGAATGCCAGAGCAATCTCTTTATAATAAACCAATTGAAGATAAGGCTATTGCTGGATTAAAACGTTCAGATTATCTTCTTGACCTCACTGTAAGTTCTACATCTATTGTAGATAATTCGGGCGGTATTCTTACGACTCCTGCAAACTTCCCGCTAACGCAAGGAAGAATGCGCGCGAGAAAGTCCATTGATGCTTCTAAGAACTCTAAGTTCAATTATTCTCTTCTTCATAAACACCCAGAACTTAAAGCAGAAGAGCCTTGGACTGTATCGTTCTACGCGAGGTCACCGCAAGTTAGTACACTTCTTGGTCCGATTAATACGAATGGAGTAGACGACCTCAATGCAGTTATTCCGTTCTCTGATTGGTACCATTTAGCTATTGTTAATGATGGTACTAATGCGAAAATATTTATCAACGGAGAACTTAAGAAAACTGTTCCATCTTTCTCTCTTGACCTTGGAAAAGACCATCCCAAAGATATAACTCTTGGCGGAGCTCAAAATACTCGTATAGAGAATTTCTTCATTGTCAAGAAAGCCCTCTGGTCTGAAAACTTCGAGATTCCGAACGGCCATTTCGTTTATGATAAATCTACTGATAAACAATGGACGAACGGCGCCGAATTTGTTCATCTCAAGTTTAACGACCAGAATGACCTCTTCCATGATGAAGGCGGCAACGTCTGGACTTATAATTTCGAAGGTGAAGATGTCTGGGAGTTCAACTCTAAACGTAAGAAAGAGGGCGCCGGCTCCGGTTTCGCGAAAAAGGTCAACAATGGTCATGCTTTTTTCCGTATGCCGGAATGGTTCAAAGGTAAACAAGATTTCACTCTTGAAGCTTGGATTTACATAACGAATTCCAACGGGTCGTCTTATTTCTTCCTTCATGACCAAGCTTCGCCTATAATGGACCATACGAATAAGAATTCTCTTTTACTCCACGATAATGGACTCTATATAAATGGCTCCCGTATTATCCAATGGGATAAGGACTATAGAAATAGATGGACCCATTTTGCGATAGTAAGAGATGGTTCTACTTGGGGTCTTTTCACTGATGGACATCTTATAGGAAAATGGACTGGAGATATAGATTTTGAACCGCGCTGGTTCGTTCTTAACGGTTACTATGATAATCGTTACTCTACTTCAAGCTACTATGATGAAGTCATTCTCACCGTTGGTTCCAAGTGGAAAGTAGATGTTGCCGACCCGACTTTCGTACCTCCTTACATGATAACGGATGGGTCCGATAAACCCCAGAATCCGAATCAGCAATATCCTGTTCCAGTAGAATCTTCTGACATACTTCTGGCGTTTGGCGAAGAAAACGGTTCTACTATAGACCATGCGAAGAACCCCTGGAACTCTCTCGCGGGATACAAGATTAAGGCCGGCCGCTGGAAAGACACCCGTTCTGTCGCTCTTGATAGTGAAGTTGGTCTCTCTAGTCAGACCGGTCCTCTCGCAGAACAAGTCGTTCTTCGTAAAGATGAACCTTGGACAGTAGCTTTCTGGTTTAAGCAACTCTCTCCTCAGTCCGGGAATACATTTATTCTTTATGACGGCATTCAGCTGAATGACCAATCTTATCCAGGTAAATCTGGTATGCGACTTGGAACGAATTCTATTGTAAACCTGAATACCGATTGGGCTGAAGGCAATATTTGGACTTATTTTACAGTTGTAAATGACCCGGAACATAATCGTATCCGACTGTATTATGATGGTAAACTCCAAGCAGAAAAGAAGAATGAGAAAAACTTTGACATTGGTGATCCTAGTTTAGGAAGTTCTCCGGGTACTCTCATAGACGATTTCATAATCGTTAAAAAAGTTCTCTGGACAGATGAATTTGAACCCCCTATAGGTAGATTCCCAAAGCCGGAATTGCTCGGATTTAACTATCAATATTATCTTTCCGGTAACAAGAAAATAATGTTCTATATAGATTCTAAAGGGATTCTTCATCAAGAAGATTGGACGGCTCTTAATCCTACTCAGAAGACGCAAAAGATTCACGCCGCAACTTCTAAACCTCTTACGAAAGACATGTTAACTTCTATTAAGACAGCTACGACTTCCTTAATCAAAGTAGAATACTCTTCCGAATCTATTCCTACGATGAAGAAAGATATTAATATTGAACCTAAGTCCCAGCTTATCATCCCAAACAAGAGATATTCTCTTAAGGGGAAAACACAGGTTAAGGCTGTTAAGTTCGAAGGAGAAAATCTCAACTTTATTAAGGTCGCATTTACGGATGACTTAGACCATTGGTTCATCTGGAAAGATAATGACTGGCAGGAGATTCTTAAGAAAGATATTTCTACGCAAGGAATGGCGGCCGATTCTGTTTCTAATATCAGTGATTTAAGTAAATTTGTACAAGCTGGATACATCGGTATAGGATACTTCTTGCCTGCAGGTGCTAACCTGGATAAGACACTTATCACGGTGGACTCGGCAGGTAAATGGCGCAGATATAATCAGGATGAAGCGTCTTACCAATATCCTGCTCAAGGAAAATTGGAAGTCACCTTCATACAAGAAGGCTCGTATAAGGTTAACTTTAATAAAGGGGAGGCTAAAAAGCAATGAAATTCACAGAAGAAAATACATGTAAGCCGAACCCTGAAGAGTCTACCTGGAAACAGATACGTAAGTTTGTAGAAGAGCTCTGGCAAAAGAATATCGGCAATCTTGAGAATAGCGTCAGAAAGAAAGTTAAAGAACTTGAAGATTCTATCCAAGAGAAACTGAAAGAATTTAACAAGAAGGTTGACGAGATGAATACTCTCGTCGACCAGAAGTTAAAAGAGATAGAAGATAAGGCGGCCGCTCAGCGTCAACTTATCCAAGATAAAATTGATGAGAAGTTCGCAGCTCTCGAAAAGAAGCTTGATGATAAGCTCGCGGAAATGAAAGCCGATATCGAGCGCCGCTTCCAAGGCTATAAACCGAATAACTTCGATTGGTCAGAAGTTAAACAATATATCGATGATAAAGTGACCGCGCTTAAAACTCTTATTGACGCTCTTACGCTTAGAGTAGATGCTATAGAAGCTAAGATAGAAGAACTTAAGACTGCCTGCGAAAAATGCAAAGAAGATATTAAGAAATATGTAGACAACAAAGTCGCAGAGATTAAGGCGCCTATCGATACTAAGTACGATGAACTCAAGCAGTTGCTTAACGATAAGATTCAGGAGGTTAAGAATTTACTTTCTTCTAAGTCTACGGAAGATAGGGCTTATACGGATAAGAAAATATCCGAGATTAAATTTCCTGACCCTCCGAAAGTAGTTCCTCCTACTATTGACCCAAAAGATAAGTCAATCGCTTGGAAACCGGATACGGAATACGCGAAAGATTCTATCGTCGCGTTTAACAATAAGATTTATCTCTGTTTACTTGCGCATCATTCTTCCAATGATTTTGAGGCGGACTATAAACTCGTTCCTCCTCTTTGGTTAGAAACAAATCCTGACGAGACCATTACGGGTTCGGCATCTGGCTACTTTCAGATAACGAAGTATGACCAAAAGGCGGGCGCCAAGATTACTCTTGACGTCAATGACCCGAAAGGACTCTTCTGTTTCCCTCCAGTAGAAATTCTTAAGTACGTTCCTAACGCTAATGCGTATGATGAAACGATTAATGAATTTGAAGAAGATGAAAAAGATGGATTCGAACAAGTTTCGGCTGAGACTCTCTTTGATGGATATCTCCATCTAAAGAACAAGCTTAAAGTCCAGATTACGACAGAGCAATCTGGTACAGGATATAATCATACTACTGAACCAATTGATTTGACGAACTTAGAATCTATCGAAATATAGGACTAAAGGCCCCGATTATTCGGGGTCTTTTTTGTCATTGATTAGAATGCGTAATAAGAGTCATGAAAGCACTTGACAGACGTTATGCTTTCTGTTATAATAAGGACCAGGATGAAGGAAACCTAGGACACTTCTTCCTTCTCCGTATTATTTCTGTTCTATCTTTCCCAACAGGGAAAAGGAGGAGTATCTTATGCAGACTAAGAAGATTATTGCCGCTCTTGTAGGTGCTGGTATTATCGGCGCCGCCTCTACAACGTTCGCGAGCGTGAATCCATTCGTTGACGTTCCGTCTAACCACTGGGCTTATGATGCGGTGACTCAGCTTGCGGATGACGGAGTTATCGTAGGCTACGGTGACGATACGTTCCGTGGCGACCGTAACATCACCCGCTATGAGATGGCTCAGATTATCGCGCGTGCGATGACGAAGAAGGACCTTACTATTAAGGATAAGGCTCTCCTCGACCGATTGGAAGCAGAGTTCGCGGATGAACTTGCTTCTCTCGGCGTCCGTGTTTCGAATCTTGAGCGTAATGCCGACTTCGTTAAGTGGAATGGACAGCTTCGTTATACTTATACTTCTGTTCGTCCGGAAGGCGAAGAGAAAATTAACGACAATAAGCTCCTGTTCCGTCTTGAGCCGTCGGCTGAAGTTAATTCTAACTGGCATGTAAAGGCGCGCCTCGATTCTACACTTAACGTCGCGGATGATGAGAAGGATTCTGAGGTTCGTCTCAAGCGTGCTTTTGCAGAAGGCAACTTCAAAACCTGGAATGTTAAACTTGGTAAGATGGGTTTAAACTCCGCTGAAAGCTATCAGGCTCCTGGCGCACTCGTCTTCGATAAAGAATTCTCTGGCGCCGAAGTTTCCTGGCCGGGTATTCTTTCTCTTAAAGTCCAGGCTGGCCATCTGAATCTTGAGGATGCATACAAAGGCGTTCACACTGGTTTGACCAACAACGATGTCGCGAACTACTATGGTGCTGAGTTCCAGTATCAGAAGAAGAAACTTAACGCGGGTGTAGCTTATTATCGTCTTAACTCATCTGACCTCACCTCCATGACAAATAAGACGAGTGAAAACATCTGGGGCAGTAACCTTGGCTATCGTTTCAATAAGAACATCGCTCTCAATGGTGCTTATGCAAACAACCCTGATGCAACAAGCCACAAGAAGTCCTATCAGGCTTCCTTTGAGTATAAGGGTGTCAACCCGACTGACAATGGCTCTTGGGGTGCGTACGCGGCCTACCGTTATCTTGGCAACGCCTCTCCCTACGCAACGAGTGACGGTGCTCTTATCGGTTCTAAAGGACTTGAGTTCGGCGCCGCCTATGCTCCGTTCAAGAACGTAGTTCTTTCCGCGAAGTATTTCAACGGTCGTGAATTGGAGAAGTCAGATAAGGACAGTGTCCAGAAGATTTTTGGTCGCGTCCAGTTCTTGTTCTAAATTCACCGTAATTCTCTCCTCAACCCCTCTTCGGAGGGGTTTTTTGTTTCGATAAACATAATAAAGAGGTAATAAAGATAGCGTAATAAGTATCCTAGGAGGAAGGTGATATCCATCGCAGAATTGATTTCTAAGTTAAAGGTAGGTACTGACCTATGTACTCTCTATAGTGATAAGCAAGGAGACACACTTCTTCTAAAAGTTAGCAATACTAGATGTTATGCTACGTTAGGACCAAAAGATGAAAACGCTACAAAATTGAAGGTTAATGCTCTTTTCGTAGGCAAAAAAATAAAAAAGAAACACGTTGTTACAATAAAATATTCAATTTCTCTTGAATCAACTCAAGATTATGTGTTCTCAATTCTAGAGAATGCGACAAGGGCTTATTTGACATTTCCAGCCGAAAGAATAGAAAAAACTTTTGACGTTACTAATGCTAGAAACAGACAATTTAGAGTTTCTGCATTGTCCGTCATAAGTGGAAAACGTAGTCGTCAATTACATGTATATAACTCTTTGTTTCAAGACATCTTTTCCTTTACAACAAGATATGAAAGAGTTTCTGCTTATTTAGAATTTTCAGATACCATTAACGAACGAACTCCAGAGATTCAATATATTTAAGAGAGGTGAACAACGATAACTCTACCATATAACCGCTCGTTTAATTCTGGGCGCCAATCCGAGCTTCTTTTAAACGAAGAGCTTCACAAAATGTACGAGAGTATTAAACACCTCTTGGATGTTCCGAAAGGTGAAGATACCCCTCAAGCTAAACTAGATGGTTCTATCTGGTTAGATAGAAAGAAAAATCTACTTAAAACATGGGATAAGACTCGCGCTAAGTGGAAGTTAATCTTCGGAGAAAAGTTCCAGATTATTGACCACATGCTCGAGATTCTGCCGCCGAGTGACCCTGTTCCTGGACAGCTCTGGATATATAACGGAGTACTAATGTACTGGGATGGAACTCAGTGGAAGCCGATTAAGGCTCTTGAACAAGACGGCTCTCAGTTCGACATGTCTATCTTTGATAACTACTTCATTAAGTCCCCCTTGTGGAAACAAGGAAACACTGTTGTTGAAGACAAGGATATCACGGCTTATCAAGAGAATCGTAGAAAGTATCTTCAAGGAAAACAGGATTATCTTAATGACTCTGCTTATCTCGGCGGTAACAAAGAGAAGTGGAAATACGGTGACCCGATTCCAGAGCTTCCGAAGGATGTATTCGGAGAACTTGAAGGTTACTCCCAGTTCCTTGTTCCGAATATCAAGTATGACAGAATGTTTAAGGATGACTTAATTGATTTCGGTTATGAGAAGAAGTCTCCTATCGCCATTCAGTATAAAAAGAAATATCTTCTTGATTCTGTTCCTTCTATGATTCATCTGAATCCTGGGAAACTTTCTAAGATTAGGAAGCGTCTTTTTAAGGTTAATAGAGATGCTCCTTGGATTCTTGTTCCAGCAAAGAATACGGAATATTACGGATTCCGTAGGGGAGAGCGGCGCGGCCATTTCCTTCGTCCTGAGAATAAACCAGATGATGGAGGTTATATCGTCCATCAAAATGGTATCTATCTCTCCTATCAACAGTGTCAAGATTATGATTATATCTTATCTATAACGTTCGAGTTTGACTGGTTAAACTCTACCGGTAAGATGACTCATAAGACATCTGAAGACGGAGTTAACTCTTTCTACGCTATGGACTTCTCTCACCTGCAGAGTGTCTTCGTAGATGGTTTTAACCTGGAAGAGCTTTCGTATACGAGAGATTCCAAAGCTAAGACCATAACCGTAACTGAACCCATTGATAAAATGGAGATTCAGATGCTCAACACCGCGAAGAGAGAGTTCGGTTTTGTTCGTCAGGTAGATGTTCATAACAACGCGGTCTTTAGCGTACTTCAAGAGTATGCACAGCCAATGGTATTCATGAACGGTGAAGCCATGCTGGATACTACCGAGTGGGAATATGACAAAGATAAGAACCTTTTTAAGGTCGCGGGCGGCCTCGTCAATATGGCTTGGGCTGTAATCGACCTTAAGTATCTTGATGAACATCAGACTGAGTTTAACATGTTTGAAACTTCCGGTGTCGTACAAGACGTTGATGCTTCGGGTGATGCGATTATCCATTATACGAGAGACGTTCGCGCCCCGGAAGTTACGAAAGAATCTTATCTTGATGAGAACGGTATCGCGAAGCAGAAAGAATATTCTCTTGAACCGTTCGTTCTTTTCGTAGACGGTCTTTGCGTAGCTCAGAAAGACCTCGTCGTTGACCGAGTTAATAAGACGATTAAGGTTGACCACATGCGCGCCGGACACGGCATCATAGAAGGACAGCAGTACACTCTTCTCTACGATAGAGATAAACTATTCCAGTCTTCTACTTCTCTGTTTCCCGCTATGTCTCTTGGAGAAACGATTTCTGAATCTCTCGTTTATCTGAACGGCGGTCTTCTCTGTAATCGTGAAGCAGTCTTCTTAACGGATAGTACCGCGCGCACTGGTTTTGTTCACAACGAAATTAAGTGCTTTATCGATAAGGATGAGGCCGACCAGATTCGCAATCAACTTATTGATAAAACAAGGTTTAAGAACAACTTTAAGCTTTGGGACCAGACCGTAAACGACCACACCGGTAACTGGGTAGATATTATGCCGGCTGAAGCAGAATCTATTATGGCATTCTGCTTCAGTTACGCTAATATGCCTACGTCCGTATTCTTCGACCCGCCGACCCAACCAGAGGATGATGTTCATGTCTACGCATTCAAGTATGCTTCTGATGTTGAGTCTACACTCATTATTCGCAATCTTCCTTGCCAAAATGATGACCCTCTCAATCCGAGGTATCCTTCTTACAAGGTTGAAAAAGTACAAGAATCACAACAGCTATCAGATGAAGAGAAAAAAGCTGCTGGTCAGGCTGTCTATTTTACGAATTGTCATCTTGTTGACCAGTTTATTCCTGGGACTGGTAGTCTTTCTGTTTGGGTCAACGGGGTAAGACAGTACGATATTCATGAGTGGCAGGACGAGACGACGAAGAAATGCGGCTTCTGGTTCTATGGTTCTCCGTATAATCCGGAGGACAAAGATAAGTATCCAGAAGGAGTGCGCGGCGTCGTTACTTATGTCATCGACAAACCTGAACATGGCAATGCTCGTTCCGTAAAATCGCGCGTACTCGATTCTCGTTACAGAGCTTCAGACCATCTTAATGTGTATAAAACGTATATAGATTCTGATACGGAAAAACTTTCTCTTTATCCTGGTAGAGTACGAGTATTCGTTAACGGTTGTAGACTTAATGAGGATAACTTCATTATTCTTGATAACTATACGATAATGTTTACGGATAAATTCGGTGAAGAAGAATATCCTGTTTTTGGAAATAAGAGAGAAACTCTTCCGGGCGGCAAGATTGAACTTACGAAATTTACCCTCGATTATAAGGGTGCGCCCGTAAAGTATCATCCTTCCGTAGACGATGAGATTCTTGTCGAGGTCCATGTTCCAGATGGCCGCCAAGAAAATCGTTGCCATCTTGAGAAAGGTGTAGTCGTAGACTTCATTAAGAAGGAACTTCCGCTCGCAATGCTGGAAGCCAACGATGAAATCATGATATTTGTCGATGGACTTTTCTTCGGTATGACAGATAATTCTGGTTACATGAGAAATCCTCTTTCCGGCCGCCTTACGATTCTTCAAGAAAACGCGGTTAAAGGATTAACTATTGACCCCTTGTACGTTTATCTTAAGACGACTGATGGTGAAATGCTTAAATATAAGAATGCCAACAACGGGTTAGAATATAAACCGAAACAACATGACCTTATCTTTGAATGGAGATGATAAACTAATATGGCAGATTTAACGAAAGTTTCTATCCCCCTGCTGGACATGGCCGGCATCGCGGAGTACTTAAACATCGTTTCAAAATTCATCACAGACAAGGATAAGGCAACAGATACGAAAAATGTTGCGGGCGTCCTTGCTGAATATATCGCGATAGCAGATACATCTAAGAGAGACCCTCAAGGAAACATTCTCTGTGATAGAGAGACTATTAAAAATAGTCTACACCTTGATGGGCATCCAATAGAATATTTCCTCACAGCAGATAAAGGCGGCGTAATCTCTTCTGGTTTAGCTAAGACAGACAAACAGTACGGGGAAGAGCTTATCAACCTTAAAGATGAGCTCTATCAGCTCCGCAATGAGTTGGCTAAGAAGGGCGTCATTAATCTTCATACGCCCTATTCCGGATTCTACGATACCTTTAGAAGTTCTGTTCCTGTTCATCTTAAGGGAGTGCAGACTCTCGCGACCAAGGACTCTATCGGTTCTGAGTCTCAGATGTCCGTTTTTGTAGACGATAAGTTTTACGATAGTGTTATGCCGGGCGACCATCTCTTTATTGTACAGGAAGGTCACTCCGCTCTCGTTAAAATTGATACGAAAAAGCCGGACCATGAAACCCTGACTTTTACTTCTGGTACTGGTTTCGCGATTAAGCAGGACGCTGAAATTTATCGCTCACACGGTAACGTTATGAATGGAACTTTCGCGTTTGGCGAAGGCGAAATGACTGGTATCGATGAAACGATTTCCCAGCATTCTGGTTTCGATGATGATACGTTCACGATGACTAGAAAGATTTCGCGCCGGACTCCGGGGTATGGTTATACCTTCCGTATTCCGAATATTCTTCAGCGTGGTTATCTCTCTCAGGTTGGTATCAACGTACAGGCTATGGGACATCCCGGCGCTCTTCGTTGCTATATTATTCCCGAGAAGAATGTTAAAGAGTTCAATGTTTACTACGAGAAAGAACGTAAAGGACAGCCTCTTACGGGCCTTAAGACTCCTGAGGAACTCATCAAAGCTAAGTCCAACGTTCTTCAGGTTGACCCTGCCAAGGGCAAACACATCGCGTACTTCTCGTTTAAGGATACGACGATTCCCTCGAATAACGAGTATGGTCTTGTAAATCCCGATTGCTATCCTCAACTTGAGGCAGATAGCATCACGGGTAAGGTTCGCTATTGTATGTATATCTTCGCGGAGCCTTCCTCGCTTGGTGAGACGGATGACTACTACGAGATTGAATTCCTTCAGCATGGAGCTAATAATAATCTTTCCGATATTCAGCTGAACAATACGACGTACTATTATAATCGTCGTACAGTTGATGATAAGAATCAGGATGATTACATTCTTCATACAGAAGATGAAATTAACGCTACTGACCTCTACTATCAGCTGACTATTCTTCCTGCTGTTACGAGAAAGTTCACGCCGTTTCCCGAAGGAATGTATTCAGCGCGCTTCTCTGAACCTGAACCTATCCGCGCAACTCATGCCCGTCTGATGCTTAGAGTTAACAGAGAGGGTATGTATCATACGGATAATTCGGGCGCGACTGGAACTTTTGGTCCTATTCCGGATAATTCCGCTATCACGGTTAAGGCTGATTCTACAGACCCGAACCTTGTGGTTGACTTCTCCGGAGCAGAAGGTAAAGTTATCGCGGTCGGAACTAATATGTGTAAGCTTCTCAAAGCAGATAGTGAAAAGCTCACTATTGAGAAGGGGTTCTTCCTTGAACCGGGCTCCGCTGTTTATCCTATTGGCTATGAGGTTAACCTTAAAGCTTCTCTTAAGACTTGGGATAGTGTTCAGAACGCTCTCGTAACCTCGTACACAGATTACTTTCCGCTTAAACTCTGGTCTATTATGCCAGACAAATGGAAGGCCGCCTCTAACATCTCTGATAGACTTATCTTTGAAGCCGACCTTCGTGATGAGAATAATCAGTTGAGAGAGTATAACCAGTTCGATTTCGAGATTTACTGGAAGAAGTCGCGCGCCTCTAACGTTCTTAAGAACGGCGATAACGCTCTCGGCGGCGCGATTTATGACCTCTCTATGTCTCTTGACCATATTTTGGACTTCAAATAATATGTGGCCAGGACTAGATTATTTATACAATAAGTTCTGGGGTATAAAAGCATCTCTTAAGAATGACCTTAGAGAGCTTGGAGACAACTTACAGTTCATAACTCCCCTTGTAGTTATAGCTTACTGTGTTCTTACCCCAGACCTCTACCTCTTAAAAGGGTTCCTAGCTTGCTATGGAATCTGTCTCGTTATCCAGCTCTTTCTCAAGGCTCTTTTTAATAACCCGAGACCTAACGAGATTGGTTGGAATACCCGGAATCAGAACTTGCGTCTAGGTTGGTCGCCTTACAAAGGTAACTCCTTTCCTTCAGGACATACGATGTCGGCTATGTGTGGCGGCATCTTCTGGACTAACATGATTGCTCTCCCATGGTTTATAGGCTGGATTGGTATCTCCCTCGGATTTATCACCGCTCTTTCCCGTCTCTCTGCGCGAGCTCATTGGATGCGAGATGTTTTCACCTCCGCCATTATAGCTATTGTTTGGTGGTCAATCTTTGATACCAATTATCTGGGCAATCTTGGATTGAAACACCTCTTTGGCATGTAAAATAAAAAGAAACCCTGTTCCGTCCGAAATTAATCGGATAGAACAGGGTTTTTATTGTTTCGAATTGAAAATCCTTATGTGGGGCTTCCGGATTCTGGTGCCCGACGGCCGAAAGGCTTAGAGCGACGACTTACCTTTTGGCCCCTTTTATCTCAGCTAGGAAGGAGGAGCTCGTCTAGAGCCTTGAGGAAGGAGCTTATAGTACTCCCTCCCGCTCCATCAGATAAACATTATATCATATAAGCATAATGCTCTCTAACAGAGCGGGAGAGGTACCATAAGTTTTTTCAAACCAATCTAAATGCGGCGACATCCGTCTTCAGTACGCCCCGTTTCCTCAAGCACCTGGTTATCATAGCCCTTCTACCAGAAGGTTTATAATTGCCTTAGATAATACCAAAACATACGCCATCTTCTCTCGAAGTCCCCTCTATTAGCCCTCGGGGTTTGAATACTCTATAACGTATACCTCCAGACCTTTCGGTCTCTAATCGATTCCAATCTAGCCTCGCCGTTCTTCTTTGTGGTCGCGAACACCACACGTCTAGAAGAAGGTACACGGAGGAAACGGTGTTTCGACCTTCTTGTCGCCACTCATACTCTGATTGAATATAAGCTCCTAAGCTGGTTACTAGCCCTTGGAACTATAGGGAAAGCTCTTCTAAAATGATTTCTTCAAAAGATAACGACCCAAAAGCGGCAAGTAAGGCGTGGTCCTCCCTACGGGGAATTTTGGACAGACTTATCCTATCGGAACATTTTTCGAATTGACGGCGCCTAACCATTTTTAATATTTCAAACTAATTTTAATTGCCTGCTAACGCTATCTAAACGGGTGAGGGTTGTCTAATCAGGTTCACCATCCTGCGAGGTTTATACCAATTCCTCATAGGCTGCGCTCTTTAACCTCCGCGCCGGCATCAGGTCTTCGTTTTTAAACTAGGATTCCCAAGAGTTAGAAGTAAGAGAACCTACTTCCTAGTTTGGAGCACCGCTACTAACGATACTTCCGGGATTTCAAGAGGACTAATATCAGGAACATCCGTGACAAGCTTGATTCTGCCGATTTCCTCATGCTGGTAGCATAAGGCCCCTAGCTCATCCTGATTTGAGTTAATCGTATTATACCATATTAATTTTTGCTTGTCAAGAGACGTAATAAGAATAGTAGATTATTTTGAAAAAGGGAGGGCGCCGCCATGATTACTTCATTAAAAGATTTTGAAGAAGTTCTTATAAAAATAGCGGACGATTCTTCTCCTTATCCTATCGGAGTGGGAGATAAATTAGACGCGGACCAGATGAATTTCCTTGGCGAAAGCCTTGAGAAACATATAAACACGTTATACGAAAAGATTCGTCTATTAGAAGATGCAGATGAATTCGCGAATGAGTACATGACTTCTAAGATTATACAGAAGACAAAACAACTTAGAGAAGCTCTAAAAATTATAGAAGACGTTTCTGACGAATATAAATCTAAGGATTATATCTCTATTCTCGTCCCATTTATTTCGGACGGTTCTCCGCTAATAGATAGAGACGGAACTCTTCTTTCTCAGTCTAGAATTTCTTCTAAGTTAGAACCAGCAGATGACAAGCGTGCGAAAGCTTATATCGCGTCTATCACGTTTAGTTCTGATTACCCTTGTTATAATAATTCTTACGATGCGCTCTTAAAGAATAAGCCCGGCATCTCTTATTATTCCCTTGAACTTCCGGCTTCGCAAGGGATTACGGAGACGGTCTTCGTTAATCTTACTGAGCCGACTGCAATTAATAAGATTCGTGTAAGTACAACGAATACTTCTATTATTCAGGCAAAAGTTATAGACGATAAAAATATGACGCATAGTGTCTGGATAGACAACGAGTTCTCTCCCCTGAAAGCTAAACAGATTCAGCTTGTTCTTAACTCTAGAGCTTATAAACGTATCTCGAAGTTGGGCGACTCTTCTCGTTATAATACCGCATACATGATTGGCGCGCCGGACCCATCACGAGACAACTTCTTACAGAAGATAGTTAAGAATATGGAAATATCTCTTGAGAAATCTATGACGAAATATAATGCGTCTACTACCGAGACGATAGCTCGTTCTTGGAATCAACTCAACAATAAGAATCAAAAGAAGAATATAATCGAAAGCGGGGTCTGATAATATATGTCTTATACCTATCGAGATTCTCACGGCAATGTTCTTGATTCTTCTGACGTAGTAACAGAAACGGAGAAGGGTGTCGTAGAAGACCTCGGAAATACGTCCTTCAGATATCGTACAGACGTTAAGAAAGAAAAGGACGCGACCGAATATAACAAGTTAATATCTTCGCCCGAGATTCCTTCTAAGGCTACGACTACTCCGTTTAGTTCTACGACTCCAGCGAACCAAGATATAGACCTTGGAAGCTTCTATGAATACGTCTTCGGGATAGATTCTCTTGAATTATACTCTTCTCTTTCGGCGCCTTCCGGTTTTACGTCTACGACAATTAATATTGGCAACGTAGATTTTATAGAACTCTCCGCTGAAGAAGAAGGAGACTCTATTAATGAATACTATATCATAGATGGTCTAGAGGAGAAACCCATACTTCCAAAGCAAGCTACTAGAATTAAGGAGAAAGTATTTCCTGGACTACCTCTTCGTTTTGAACCTCAAACTTCTGAGCTCGCTACGCTGACGAAAAATGGGCGGCCGGATTCTCGGTCCTTACAGGACCTTGATAAACTCACGAACGATGGAGAATATATACTAGAATATACACCTCAAGAAAATTCTCATTATGTTCATCCTAAATCTAACGAGATTAAGTTAAAAGTTATACAGAGAAATTCGGGCGCGATTAAAAGCCTCGTTATTCTTAAACACGGAGGTGAGCGCCAGTGGCATATTTAGGAATAGAGTCTATAAGACAGGCTTATGCTCAAGAACTTATAAAGACGGACGTCACAAAGGCTACCTCCGTCTTTTCTAAGTCAGAGCAAGAACCTGTTTTTAACGGACTCGCTTTTCATCCTGAATCAGAACCTCTTAAGAAAGATATCAACGATGCGGTCGCGGACCTTGCTATTGACCTTACAGGAGTTAATAAAGAGTTGGAACACATCGCGTCTGAGTACACAACGATGATGAACTCTTTTGATACCCGTCTTACGGCCGTACAAGAATTAATTTCTACACAGGAAGACCATCTTCGAGATATTAACATGATTTGTGGAACGTATAAGTCATTCGACTCTGTTAAGAATATCAATCCTCGTTTGTTCTCTGGAACATTTAATTTCACGGACGGTTATTATACCGCCCCTCAGACGAGACGAGAGAAGCCGAAACTTCAAGTTCTTGATATTCAAGGTAACGGCTACGAAGGCAAAACGATTCCTAACGGAAAAAATATCGAGACTTCGCGCGCGAATCTTGTCGATGAAGACAAAGCTACTCTCTGGCAATATGAACGCTTTAACTCGGACTCAGTTCATAACGAATTTAAGAAGCAAGTTAACCTAGATTCTGAAGAAGCGAAGGCTACGATATCTCTCGCCACTCTTCAGGAGTCCGACCAAGATGACCAAGTAATTACGCAACTTAAGATAGACGCAGATTCTCCTCTCAAGGTTGAAGAGGTCTACGTATCTTATGACGAGGGCGCAACTTATGAACCAACTCTTAAGAAACCTTTCATTCTCAATTCTAAAGAGGAACGCTATACGAATCCTGACTACGTGTATGAAGCAGGTCTTATTGCTTTTCCGCCCACGAATAAGGTCAAAGTACGCCTTAGCTCTTTGGGTGCTTCTGAGGAAATACTTCCCGGAATTAGCCGGTGCGCAATCATACTTCAGAACATTGTATCTGAGTTCTGTTCGTATCAAGATGGATTAATTGAAACTGGAAATCTTATCTCTTCTCCAGTAGCTTCTCTCGCGATATGGTGTAACGAGTATATCCCAACTCACTTCAGAGATGATGAATACATTAAGTATACCCTTTTCATAAACGAAAAGGAGTATCCTATTGTGCCTCTTAACTCCAATAAGATAGGTACGAAAGTTATACGCTTCTCTGCGTACTCTTCTGGGGACCAGTATACATTACATATTCCGGAGTCTATTAAATCCGCGAAGCTCAAGATTCAGATTAAGTGTTTCGAAGAAATATCGCCGTTTTTTTCTAACCTAAAGCTCTGCATTGGCAAACTTAAGGGGGTTATCTCTTGAATATATATTCTGACCAAGTCAAGAAGCTGACCTTCTTAAGAGATAGAATCGCGGGCGCCTTCACCCTTCAAGGAGTCATCCCGAATAGAGCACTTGTCGAACAGAAGTTAAACGAGATAGACGCTAAGTTGTCACTTGCCAAATATACTCCTGTAGAAGAGTCTACGAAGTTTAATACGAAAGACTTTAACGAGTTCTTTCAATATATATATGAAGACCTGTTGATTATACATCAGCTAATTTATGATATCGCGAAGAATAAGTTCGGCCGCACGCAAGCTTATATAGACACTCATCTAAAAGAGTTAGAACAACTCGCGTATCGTTATCAGCTTAAATCCTCTTTTGAAACTTCAGCTACGACTATCGGCAAAACCGTATTTTTCCAGTCGTCGGGTTTCGCGCCGAAATCTAAATACGGCTATGTCACTTATGACTTAGGTAAAGTACAAGTATCAAAAGGTTCTACTGTTTCTTTCTATATAGAAGGGAGAGGATTCGACCTTTCTGATGTTACGTTCTCTCTTTCTGATACGATTAAAGGAGTACCGTATAAGATTAATTCTTCTACGATAAAGATTCCTGGAGAACAAACTTATACGACATATGAATATACTATTCCGGATGACATTAAACTTACGCAGGCACATGCTCTTGCTCCTACAGGACTTGAACCCAATCAATCTAAGAGATATGTCATCTTTGGCGGCAAGAACCACGTCATGGCCGGCAAAGAGTTCTATCAGAAGCCGACTAAGAAAGAAGAGTCTACGTTCCTTGAGTTATTAGAACCGGTCGGAGAGGTTTCCTTCTATCTTGTCGGCGGCTCTTATGTTTCCTTCGACTTCATTAAGAAGCCACTTTCTCAGAACTTCTCTGGCACGGAAGTGCGCGCCGATTCTTCTAGAAAGATATCCTTCGAATATCAGGGACCATTCTCCTTTAACTACGTAACAGATGGAACTATTTACGCGACTAGACGTCTCGGTACCGTTAAATCTAACTCTCTTTTCTACCCTGTCGTAGATAATTTACGAGACTTCAGAATAGAAGAATACGGTGACCAAGCTATGCAAGAGTATAATCTTCAAGTAACAATAAAAACTTTAGAAGAACCTTTCGTAGAATACATGGCTCTTCGCGAAGTTTCTCTTTCGGGGGTTGACTAATGATTAAATATAACTTAAGATACAGAGGCCCCTTCGAATACGATAAATTCTGTCTTACTATTTTTAACTTCTATAATGAAGTTCGCGGCGCCGAGGACTCCTTCTTATCTAACGACGTAGCCTCTCTTAGAGGACGTATAAATAAGTTAGATGAACAAATGACGCAGCTTAATTCCCTTATGACCAATCTGCTCAGATTGAAGCTCAAGGTCTAAACTCTTAAGGAGGAATTGTATGATTAAAAAGCTTTCTTCTAAGCAGATGATGGATACGTTTGATGAAGCAGAGTCTCGTCTTGAGACTCTTCGTGAATCTACGGACGCCATGCGCTTGGAATTAAATAAAAAAATAAAGGTATTCGAAGACTCAATGGAGTTTGCGACCACTTCTCTTAATAAGTATAACGAGTATCTTCTTACGAAGGAACGCATCAATAACAATACAACGATTCTCTCTGAGCCGAATATTATTATTGATGGCAAGTATGATATCTACGGAGTTTCGGTCGGCCCTCAGAGCGTCTCCAAACAAGTTAATGTATTTAACATCATGAGTCCGACGGGCGCTATTTATAAGGCCAACGCGAATATTTACTTTAATTCTAAGGTCGCTAACGACCACGTAGGTATGCTAATGCATGACTCTATTAAGGCTAAAACAATGTCTTATGAAGAGTTCGATATTCCGGATATCACCTTACGCATCGAAGTAAACCCGGGAAATCTTTTGGGCGCCACTAACTTCAATCAACTAGAGTTCCTTCCTCAACTCCCGGGCTCTTTTGATATCAGGCAAATAAGAATCTTCACGATGCAGGACTACGTGAATAAGTCAGAGAATCCTTCTTTTAATAAGAGTGTTTCTATTCCCTCGGTCGGTCCTTCTCGTTTTCTCTTTGAAGACTCTCATAATCTTTATGCTCTAGAACTTGATATCCGTCTAAACTTCCAGAATGGTAACAATAAGTTTCCATTCGGCATGAGACACATCTATTTCCTACAGTCTAACTTTAATCCAGATTCTTCCGTTATTCTTAAGCTGACGCGAGAGAAGTACATCGACTGGATTTCGGATAAAATTATTCTCCATGACCAGAACGGTATTCGGAATACGACATGCACAGAAGAACACATTAAACTTTATGCTGCTTACACCAATGGCGTTCTTTCTCAAGAAATTACGACGACTAAAGGTGTTGTTCCTAATACAATATCATGGAATATCCATGATATCTATCTCGAGATTCCGTTAAAGAAAAACATCGTATCTCTCAAGTTCAATATTATCTCAGAAAGATAATAGAAGTTTCGGCCGAATTTTCTATTCACACCCTTGACAAACCTCCCAAGCTATGATAGACTTAGTTCTAACAATAGTACGGGAGGTTTTTTCGTTGAAAGCAAATACATGGAACGCGGCGCTTATCTCTTCTTATTTACGAGATGCAGGATGCGACCAAAAAGAAATAGATTCTACGATAAAGAAAATGAAAAAAGACGCCAGTTGGAACGACCTTCCGGAATCCCTTTGGAAGGAACAGCTTCTTGAAAAAGGAAAGCACTATTTATATTCCGGACTAAATATTTCTTCTCCACAGCGAGTATTATATAAAGGAAAAAATATTCTATGCCCTGTAAGTTTTGAACCAATCATAAAGTTTTCAATAGATGGATTATACAATCACTTCTGTAGAAAACTTAAGTATGAGTTCACTACTTGGGAAGTAGAAAAGAATAAGCGCCAACTTCTTTCTCATATCGCTCGTTTCGATATGATGAAAGATATAAACGGACTAGACTTTGTCCTTACGCTTATAGACATTTGTGAAGAACATCAATTGGAATGTTTTTCTACTAACTCTATTGTTTTAAATGAGTCTTATTTAGAAGAAACTAGAGATATTCTAAGAGATACATATGACAGAGCAAATTACGACTTTCAAAACAATAGACCAAAGCAAAGAGAATATGTTTACAGAACTTTCCTTATAGAAGAGGACGAGATTGTATATGAAAAAGATTGGCTTGCGAAAACAAACTGAGTTTAAAGCAAATCTCGATAGAGAGACTCAGGCTTTTGATGACATTCTAAATACTCTTAAAGAAGAACCTAAAGATAAATATGTCTTCAAATTGTTTCAGAAGAAAGAAGCTTCTCCTTATAACTTAAAAGAGAAACTTAAACCGAAGGTTATCTCTCTTAAGAAACAACTTCAATCTCCTCTTTCAGAGGTAAAGGCGCCGCCACCCGACGAAAAAGAACTCGCGGCTTATGACGTTTATAGGGCAGAGTTTGAAGCAGATGATAATCGTTTTAAACAGAACAACCCATCTCTTTTAGAAGAAGATAAGCTCATGCTTCATGATAAGCCACAGCCTGTTTCCTTGGCTGGCATTCGTGAAGAAAGCGCGAAACGCATGTCGAATATACAAGAACGTTGTATAACAACCGGAGAAGGATATTCTTGTCCTACTTATCCTCTATTCAATGAAAGAATGGAAGGATTGACATCAGGCTTATACATGTTTGCCGGCGAATCTAATTCTGGTAAGACTGCGTTAATGACGTCTTTAGCTTGGAGCTTCATGTCTAATCCTGACAATCATCTTTACATGGTCTTCTTCACGTTAGATGACGCAGCCTTTGACCTTTATCCTCGTATCATAGCTCAGATGAAGAATATCCCGATAGGTGTTGTATCTAAGCCTCAACGTTATGAAAGAATGCTCCATGAAGGACACGAAGACGCGAGAACGATTCGACGTTGGCTTCGTCTCGCAAGAGAAGGATGGGATGAAATCAGAGAAGTCGCGGAACGCATCAACGTGTTTGACGGAAACCATATCCAATATGGAGAAGAGATTCTAGACAAGTGCCGTTGGATAAAAGCTTCTCTACAAGCTGATGACCCTAAAGCCAATATTCTCGTAGTTATAGACTCTCTTATGGATATAGAATGGCGCACGCCGTTTTCTTCTGAGAAAGAGAAGAATGACTATACAGCGAAGGAGATTAAGAAGTGGGCCGTCGAGTCTATTGATTGTCCTATCTTCGGCTCTCTCCATCTCAGAAAGATAGACCAGAATAGAAGACCGAATATCGCGGATGTTAAAGAATCTGGCCGCTACGCTTATGAAGCTTCTTTCCTCGGTATTGTTCATAACGATATGTCTCGTAATCCGACAAACGCTTCTATCGTTGTCGCTGACCCAGAGAATCCTGATAACAACATTCCTGTTATAGAACTAAGTTGGGCAAAGAATAAGAAGTCTTCATTTAAGGGGTTGACATTTCACTCATTTAATACGAATCGTTCTAAGGTTGACGAACTTCCTCCTGACGTAGAATCGAGACTGCTCAGATTAATGAGCGGAAGCAGAGGTAAAAGTCCTATTCCATCACCTAGCGCAGGAAGACTCAATGATACTATACTCGCAAACGCGGGAATGCAGACAAGAGGAGAACAGTATGGACCAATCCTTACGACAGAAGAGCAATAATTTTCTGCTTCAAAACGAATTCGAACTTCCATCAGAAATTATTGTTCTCGGAAAGACATACCAAATATATTATCTTCCAGAAGAGGTTGACAAAGAGCTTGAAGATAAGTACGGTTACGCAGACCAAGTAGAATCTAAGGTTGTCATAGATACTTCAGTTATAGACGATTGTAAGAATGATAAGAGGCGCGCCCTCGAACTCCTTAAAAGAACTCTTCGTCACGAGATAGTCCACTGTTATTTCTTCGAATGTGGACTAGACGACCAGACTCCATTTGCGCGAGATGAAACTCTTATAGATTGGCTCGCGCTTAAACTCCCGGATATATTCTCTAACATGAAACAGAAAGGACTGTTATAATGGCTTCCCTCTCATTTAGAAACAAAGCTACGTTTACAGGTAATGTTATAGAATGTTTTGAACATGACTATCGTAATCCTTATCGAAAAGCTTATCTTCAATACGGTATCACTCTCGAAAATAAATTCGGCCGCGTCTCTGGCGTTATGGTTAAGAAGATTCTTAAGTCTGACACTAGACTTCTCATCGGACCTCCGAAAGAAGAGTTCTATAAAACTGCGATAGGAGAAATTCAATATGATTCTAAGACTAAACGTAATCTCTTCGTAGTACATTTCTTAGAAGACATCACAAAGGAAGAATACGAAAAGAGGGCGGCGCGCGAAATTGATAACTTCAATTCCATCTATGATTTAAAAGGAAATGAATGTCAACAAGAGCTTAATGCTTTCCTCTTAAATCAGATTCATATTATCGGGCGCGTCCACTCTAAAAAGAAAGATACTCTACTTCTTTTCTCAGAAGTAAGAACCCCTTTGACAAACAACTCTTACAAGGTGTATAATAAGGTAATAGTATCATCAGACAAGGATAAGAACCTTCTATCTGTTCTTGAACACGATGATTACGTAGCCGTCTGGGGTACTATACATGAAGACAAAAAGGGTTCTATCTACGTTAATCCAACTGAGATGAAGAAATACTACGGACAAGTCTTCGCCTCAGATATAGATATGTTATTTAGATAAAAGAAGGAGAGTAAAACAAATGGAGCTGAACAATTCTATCAACATTAACAAGACGATTCTCTCGCATCAGAACAATATCATTATCGGTTCTGATATCGACTTCTGTTTTAACTGTGCGGCCGAACGAGTCTCTCAGACTGAGGAATCTTATTCTGAAGCAGTTAGAAATCTTCGAGCTGAACACAAGTTCGCAGGTAAGCCTCTCAAGGTTTTCGCGGCACTTCGTGACCCCTTCGGTGAGAGGGTCTACTTCTGTGAAGACTGTCTTAAAAAGATGGTCTCTGATATGGAAGAGACGAAGAAAGATATTGGTTACGTAGAACCGAAAAAAGAAAAGGTCAAAAAAGAGGAAGTTAAAGAAGAAAAGAAAACCGAAAAGAAGAAATAAGGAGACATGACTATGGCTAACGAAATTCAAGTTTATCAACAAAAAGAAGTTCTCGGAAAAGAATTTAACATTTATGGAACTTGGGAAGAACCTCTTATTCTCGCAAAAGATGTCGCAGATTGGATTGAATACTCTTTAAATTCAAAAGGAAAAAGAGATGTTTCTACCATGTTAAAAAACATCGATGAAGATGAAAAGCTGGTACGAACAATCTTCGTACCAGGTCAAGACGGCAGAGGGCAAAACAGAGAGGTTTGGTTCTTAACAGAAGACGGAGTTTACGAGGTCCTCATGCAAAGTCGTAAGCCTCGCGCAAAAGAATTCAAAAAACATGTTAAGAAAATTCTTAAAGAAATTCGTACAATGGGATACTACCTCTCACCGGAATTTCTTAACAGCCCACAGTGTACCATGCAACTTGCCCAAGGATATATTCAAGTTACCCATGAAAATGAGGAACTTAAGGATTATATTGAAGAAATTCAACCGAAGGTAGAAGCTTATGATGAACTTCTTGAATGCTCTACTGCATTAAGTTTCGGTGACACTGCAAAACTTCTTGGAGTAAAAGGAATGGGACGCAATAATATGATTGCATATTTAAGAGATAATCATGTTCTTATGAATGATAATATTCCTTATCAAAAATATGTTAATGAAGGAAAATTTGATTTAAAACAAACTAAAGTTTCTAAGCCAAACGGAACAACAATTACTAAAACTCAAACTCGAGTCACCCAAAAAGGCATTGACCACATTCTTAGAATGTATCGTAAAGATGGATACACAATTCCTAGAAAACAGTTTAGTATTACAAACTTGTTGTCTCAATGAGAAAAATAGAAGATGTGGCCGGCGCGCGTTCCGGTTGTCCAGATTTTAACCCCTGTCCTCTCTGTTATGGATGTAGGAACTATTCTGACTCCTACGCTAAATGTGTAGACACCTGTCAGACTCATCCTAGAGACTCTTGTAATAGAGAGAAACATACGGATAAGATTTTATCCAAGATAATTAGACCACCCGTAATTAGAGTTTAAAAGGAGAGAAAAGAATGCCTATCGTAAATTGTAAGGATAAATTTGAAGCAATTAATCTCATTAAAGATGAGTCTATCGCGAAGTTTGTTAACGAGGTTTTTAAGAGATACCCTGACGATAAGAAGCAGGAAGAGGCTACTAAGGTCGTGAACGAGCTTATGCGTCTTCTTGAATGGAAGCGTCAAATCGCTCCCAACAATATTCCGGTTTGGGTAGAAGTAGTAATCGCGGCCGCGCTTATCCATAATACCTTCTATGATGGTACACTCACCGGAATCTTTAAGGCGCGCCAGGAACTTGCGACACTCGCAACTGAATGTAACGTTCCTGTCAACGGAGCATCTCTTATCTTCCAGGCTATTGAATCTCAGCTTGGTCTTGATATGCCAGTAGAGTCCTGTCAGCCAGACTTCGATTCTCCGAAAGGACTTCTCGCCCTTGCCTGTTGGTTAGTTAAGAGAGACAACCCTAATTATAAAATTCCAGAAGGTAGGGTCTGGTGACATATATCCATATCTTTCTCTTCATCTCTATTTTATTAAACGGTATTCTTATTTGGATGTTCAAAATATCATCAGATGAGCTGGAAAAGTATCGAAATAAATATCGTGAAAAGAGATGTGACGAATTGGAAAGATTCTTTAATGACCACTTTCCGGGGGCTGATATCAATGAGTTCAAGTAAAAGGAAAATATCATTAAGAGAACTTGCGGCCGTCGCAGAAGCCAAACAAAAATATAAAACCGCTACACACTTCACATTGTATAAACAAGATGGTGAAATCAAGGCTATAGATAGTGGAGTATATTCTGTTCTCGTAGAAACGGATACGCTTCCGAACGCGACATTTCTTAAGAACCTTTCTATTAAATTGTCTCAGCAAGATGAAGAAAACTACAAATATTTAAAGTATTTCCAAAAGCAACTAGATGAACAATTCAATCATATTTTCTACACTTATAATGGGAAAGGAGTGACGCAGTTTGAAAATTACATTGGAAATTCCTTCTGAGATGACAGAGTCTCTTATATCATATGTAGGAGATTCTAAAGATGCTATTAAGGAAGAAATTCTAATCGCGATTGATGAGCATCTTGAGTCTCTTCAGAACGATGATTATATTGACCCTTGGGACGAGCCGGACCGTGATGTAGTTGACGAGTAAAGAACCACTACGTCTTACCGTAGAACAGGTCATAGAGTATCTCAGATGTCCTACGTATTATGATACTCTATATAATAAACAATTAGTCGGAAGAAAAGAAAAGAACTTAAATGAGCGCCTCTCTGAAGTAGCCAATTACTTTTGTACACAGCTTATGAACGGCACTGTCGTAGAACCTTATGACCTTAAGAAAAGATGGGATAAAGAGGAAGGTTTAACGCCACAAGAAAACCTATACGGTGTAGATGCGCTGACCAGAATGTATAAGTGGGCACGGGAACAACAACTTCGTGTCCTAGATATTGCGTCGCCATTTGCGTTATCACTTCCAGGAGAAAAGGAACATGTTATTCTCATCGGAAAACTAGGGTGCATAGCGTATACGAAAACGGGCGCCATTGAACTTCTGTACTTCGACTTTTCTAAACGACTACCAGACCAGGCCCTATTAGACTCTAACTTAAGAAACACGATAGATACATTCGCGTTTTCAAGAATGTATAAAGAACAGCTTAAAGGTATTAGAGTCCGATACGTCATGAAAGATAAAGATTATTTCACGACCCGCGCCAAAGATGACTACGAAAGACTGGCTAGAATAGTAGACAACGTAGGATTTTCTCTTCGGAATAAGTTGTTTTATCCTAGAGAATCTATTCTCTGTACAGGATGCGATATGAAATTATTCTGTCGAGGATGGAAACCAGAAAAGAAGAAACTTAATACGACACTTCCAGAAGGAGTGATAAAACGTGCCCATTGATATTAAAGAATACGTTGGAGAGGGAAACATTAAAACTTCTAGCGATAATCCTACGAAAGGTAAAAAGGTCGTCAAGATTGACGAAATAAAGAAGCGTAAGAAACGCAAAAAAGAAGAAGTAACGGGGGAAAAGGAATGAAGCAACTTTTCGGTAATCGCGTCGCCCTTCGCGTAGAGAACGAAGACGAAACAACTGAATCTGGCATCGTTATTCCTGGTCAAAAAGACAAAAAGAAATATATCGGAGAAGTTGTAATGGTCGGCAAGGGACTTCGACTTCAAAACGGAGAATTCTCCGGTATGGATATTCAGCCAGGTATGCGTGTTGTATATGAACCTTACGCCGGAAAAACTTTCTATGAAAACGATATTGAGTATCTTATTGTTAAGGAACCCGATATCGTTATGCAGGTATAATAGAATGGAAATGATGGAAATGCTTTCTCCGTTTAAGAAACTTATCTTTTCTGCGTTTGTCTTCTGGCATTGTTTCAATGCTTGGATTATCCACAAGATTACCAACGTTAAATCTTTTTGGAAAAACTGATGGTACTAATGAATAATAAGTTCCAGGCTATCTACATAACAGATAAGAAAGGAAACACTGTTGCGAAGATAGATGACGACGGCTACGATGTTTTACCTGGATATTCTATACAGTATGAGGAAGTCCCTCCTCATGAGAAACAGGTTCTACATCATGATGATATTATCACTCCAATAGACCAGCCGGAACAACTTTACGTAGTAGTCGCGGCCGACGAGAAATTCGCGGTAGCTTATCCATTTATAGAAGACGGTCTGTCTTATGAAGACCCTCCTATTCTTGCCGCAGATGGAAGGGTACAAATACCGAATTGGGGTAACTTAGAAGAGAGAGGGTGGACATACGCGGAAACAGAAGAAGACGTATGAGATAGACGGTAAAATCTACGCGACGCGCTCTCTTATGTTAGCCCATGAGGAATTTAAGAATAATAAGTTCGCGAAGACATTTAAACTTCCAGAAATTAAATATAACGAGCGGCGCGGCAAATACGGAAACTTCAAATGTGAAGTTAACGGTATTTCTTTTGATTCTATCATGGAAGCGAAGTATTACCTCTATCTTAAACAACTAGAAAAAGATAAGGTTATAAAAAAGTTCGAACGTCAAGTTAAGTTTGACCTCATCCCAAAAGGTAAAACGAAAGACGGAAGAACGTATCGAGCCATTACTTATATCGCGGACTATGTCTTACATTATAAGAATGGTGACGAAGAAATCATAGACGTCAAAGGAAAAAAGACACCCGAGTTCAAAATCAAAGAAAAGCTTTTCTACTATTTTCATCCAGATAAGTTCTTCCATTGTGTTCAGTACGACTCCAAAACAAAACAGTGGATGGACCTTGATGAGCTAGAAAAGCTAAAAAAACAAGCTAAGAAAGGAGGTAAACCCAAATAGATACCGAATCAAAAGATATACAGACATTAATAGATGATGCGGTCGAAGAGTTTTCTTCTCCCGACAATACGCCTTCAGAACAAGAAGAAGACATAGGAACAAAGGCGCGCCGCATCCTTTCTAAGATAAATCTCTCCGAATTCACTTCTGATTGGGATAAGCTTTCGTATCACGAAAAGATAGCTGCTTATAAAGAATCTAAACGTAAGCGTAAAGAAGCTAAATGGAAGAAAGATAATAATAACGCGATACGATACACGGAAGAGAAGCAACAGGAGTACGCGCGCATCGAAGCTATCGTTATGCGCTATAAAAAACAGTTCGAACCTAACGTTACTCCTGAAGAGATACAAGATGCTCAGGTTGCGTCACGAGAACTTATCGAAGCATTTACTCCTCTCTTTAAAAAATATATCGCGATGTTACGTCTCGGGCAAATAGCATGGACGAACAACGAGTCTCGTAATTTCGTCAAGACCTTTATGCAGGAGAAAGAATTAATCCACGCTCTTAAGAGAACACGAATCTCGAAGGAGCTTAAGGAGCGCATTGAACATCGTTTCAAGTTCATCACGGAGACTTACGGTAAGCGTCCTGAAGATGAAATTAAGCTAGACCTTATCGAGTGTCTTCTCTACCTCGCGAAGAAATATAAACAGATGGGCCGTTCTTTCTGCGCCTATCTCTATCGAGCTTTCCTCTATGAGGTACAACGATTCGTTAAGAGATACACTTCTAACCCGGTAAATATTCATTATCGTAGACTTGATTATGAAGAAGTCATGGAAGCTCATGAGCCGACAACGAATAACGATGGTTCTATGGAAGAGGCTTTCGCGAATCATCTCGGCATTCCGGACACTTCCTGGATTCAGGGGAAAACCTGTTCAGAAGGATTCTCTGAGCTCTCTCCTGAACAACGTAAAATATTGGTCGCCTATTATCTCGAAGAAGATAATGACCGGAATATCGCTTCAGACCTTGGTGAACGTATGGGCGCTATCGCGAAGAAGAGAAAGGCAGCCATTCTTTCTCTAGCTCTTAAGCTTGGTTATGACCCCACCCTTCTCAGATGTGGACGCCAAATCGTTCCTCGTACTAAGAAGAAGCCACCAAAACCAATGGATAATCCAGTGCCGGCATAAGCTCGCGACAAATAAAAATAACCCCTCTATATGAGGGGTTTTTCTATTTCTATACTTGACGTATGCACAGTTGTATGATATACTACGTATAACCACGTAATAAGTATGACGAAGGAGGAATCAGCCTTGAGAAACTACAAGAACCCGGAAATGCACAAGCATACTCCGAAGACAAAAGAAAACCCTTATCCAGAGAACGTTATGATGAAAAAGAACCTTTTTGCGGAAGGCATTAAGAATATCCGCGTCGATAAGTCTGGTTATCTAGAGATTGTACCAAATCCGAAAAAATGAGCAAGAAAAGGATTACGATTACATTAGAGCATGACATCGTAGAAAAAATGGTAGCCGCTTGTAACAAAAGTAAACGCTCAATGAGCGGCGAAATATCTTACGCTCTAGAAAGACTATACGAAGGAGGCGAGACAGATAAAATTCAGAGTAAAAACACCGAAAAACAAATATGAATCTTGGTGCGGAAATAGAGTTCTCCAAAGAATTCTAGAGTCTCGTCTTACAGAAAAACAGGCACGTACTCTCTACGGTGACCCTTGGAGCCTTATTCAGAATAAAGAGATATATGGTATGACGTCGGTCGCGGAAGAGATTATCTTTCAGAAAAATAAGAATATCTATATCTTCGCAGACTATGACGTAGATGGTCTTACTTCAGGTTTTATCCTCTCGTCCTTCCTTAAGGATATCCTTGGCTATAGGATTGAAACATATTATCCTGAGCGTTCTGAAGGATATGGACTTTCACCTGAATTCGCGAATAACCTTAACGATAAGGATGCTGTCGTTATAACTGTAGACAATGGTATCACCGCAAATGAAGCTGTTAACATCTTAGCTAACAAATGTATACCTACGATTATTATTGACCATCATGAACCGGCGGAAGAACTTCCTGGGGCCGCAGAGCTCTGTGATGCTCACATTGATAAGAACTATGGTACTCATCTGTGTTGCGCGGCTGTTACATGGAAAGTCGTACATAAGATAGCGGAGCTTCTAAATTGGCCGGAAGATAAAATTCGTCTCCTTGACAGAAGTTATCTCCCTTACGTAGCTCTGGGAACTATATCAGATGTTATGCCCCCTGTCTTAGAGAACTATGCCATCATCGCTCTCGGACTTGAAGAGATTAATGAAGGACAATCTAATACTCTCTCTTCCCTTATGGAGCAAGAGGGTATTAAGAAGATGACTTCTAAGGATTTAGCTTGGACTATCGCGCCTGAGTTAAATGCTTGCTCTCGTATGGGCAATGTAAAACTTGGCAAAGATTTCTTCTCGCAAGAGATGCTTAACAAAAAGACGGCTCTCCAGAAGCTTACGAAAGAAATCATTAAGCTTAACAAGACGAGAAAAGACATCACGGAAAAGGCATATCAAGAGATTATCTCTACTAACGACTTCTCGGCCACGCCAATTTGTTTCGTTAATGTAGAGAAATATCCTCAGGGAGTCCACGGTATTATTGCGGGCAAAGTTTCAGAAGCTTTCAATAAGCCGGCCGTCGCGTATTCTTCTAACGGACATGCTTCTTGTAGAGGAGAAGGAGTCAAGGACGTTCTGAACGCTTATGCTCCTACCTACGTAGAAGGAGCTTACGGACATTCAGATGCTTGCGGCGCGCGAATCATCGTTAAGAAGATTCCCCGGTTTATTAAGAAGCTCAACTCTGATATCGAAAAGAAAAAACTTAAGTTTAGGTATACAGAGCCTACAATTACTCTTGATGCGGAGTTAACACTCCAAGACTTCAACAAAGAAACTAGAGAAGATATTCTAGACTTCGGCTTCACCGGACAAGATATGCCTACGGTTGGACTCCTTAACGTTAACGTAGAGCCTATCATCTGGGCAACAAAGGGTGGCAAGAAACATATCTTTCTTAAACTTGGAGGTAAGAATATCTACGCTATAGGATGGAACCTCTGGGATGAATATGAGAAGTTGGGCGCGCCAACCGCCATGAACCTCTCAGGTTCTCTAGATAGTGGAGAATACGCTAAATACTGCAAAGATGTTCTTCTTACAGAAAGAAATACCATACTGACAATATCTAACTGGAGTGCAGCGTGATGGCTAAACAAAACTTCGTTCATCTACACTTTCATACAAGCTATTCTTTCCTTGATGGATACAATCCAGTTAAGAAAGCGGTTGCACGCCTTAAGGAACTCGGCTTCTCTTCCTGCGCGATAACTGACCATGGTACTCTCGCAGGATGTTGGGAGTTTCAGGAGGAGTGTCTTAAGCAGGGCATTAAACCTCTTCTTGGCAATGAACTCTATTTCACGCTTGACACCTCAGAGCTTACAAAGCCACTTGATAAACGTAGAGAAGAAGCAATGCAAAGAGCGGTCGCGGCCGGCGCCCTTCCTGAAGAACATTCTAAAATGACGAAGAAGGCTATCACAGAAGCAATAGAACCTTATAAATATGATACGAAAGACTATCATATTCTCTTCATCGCGAAGAATCAAAAGGGTTGGCATAACCTCATCAAGCTTTCTTCTGAAGCTTCTCGTATTGGAACATTCAATGGGCGCCCGCATGTAGATTTCAACCTTATCGAGAAATACCATGAAGACTTAATCTGCACAACAGCTTGTATTGCGTCTTATCCTTCTTATCAGATTCAGCAGGGGAATTACGAACAAGCCGACTGGTATCTAAATAAGATGCGCGCCATCTTTCAGGATGATTTCTACCTCGAAATTCAACCTCTCGCGATATATAAACAACATGTAACGAACCTATACTATATGGAGTACGCGAAGAAGAATAACGTCAAGACTATCGCGACCAACGATGTCCACTGGACCAACGAAGATGATGCTGACGACCACGATACTCTCCTCTGCGTAGGTCTTAAAACCTGGAAGACGAATCCTAACCGTATGAGATACTCTCCCGAATTTTGGATAAAGACAGAAGAAGAAATTAAACATTCTTTCCTAGAACAAGATTCTCATATGTCTTCTAATACTGAGAAGTATCCTGATATTGAAGAAGTTCCTCTTCTAGAATACGACTCAGAAGAGTATCGAGCCTACGCTCATCAGGCTATAGAAGAAACAACTAGACTCGCGAAGAAGGTATCTCAGGATATTAAGCTTCATCCAGATAGGATTCTTTTTCCTAAGTTCGACACTCCTCATGGACTAAACGAAGAACAATTATTTAACATGAAGGCTTGGCGAGGCCTATATAAATATCTTTCTCAACACAAAGAGTTAGATAGAAATAAATATGAACATCGTCTTGCGGAAGAACTTCGTATCATAAATAAGAAGGGCTACGCAAATTACTTTCTTGTTGTTCAAGAGTATGTTCAATGGTCAAATGATAACGGTGTACCAACGGGTCCTGGTAGAGGTTCGGCCGCCGGTTCTCTTGCACTATTCTGCCTTGGAGTAACTAAGAATGTTGACCCAATAAAATATAATCTTCTGTTTTCTCGTTTTATGACAGAAGAACGTGAAGCTTCGCCCGATATTGATACCGACCTGAGCTGGGATGGTCGAGACAGAACAATACAACATCTTTCTGATAAATACGGAGAAGCTCAAGTTGCGCATGTGGGGACTTTTTCTTACCTCGGAGTTAAGTCTTCCATAAAAGATGTTTGCCGCGCACTTAACTATCGTCCTGAACAATCTGATGCTATCACGAAGGAGATAGATAAACTTACTGAAGGTGACCCTGCATTTACATTTGCAAAAGCAGATGCTTGGAAAGAAGAGAATCCTCAGAAGTGGGAACTCTGGAATAAGTTAGAGTCTCAACATCAACAGGCATTCTCTCTTTGTAGAAAGTTTGAAGGCATTCCAAGACAGTTTGGAGTTCATGCTTCTGCAATTATGATTATGCCCTCTCCCGTTACTGATTGGATTCCATGTAGATATGTAGATGGAGTTGGCGCCGTTACTCTTTATAATGGAGACCAGGTTGCTTATTGTGCAGAGAAGTATGATTGCTTAGGTTTGAAAACGATAACAATTCTCAATAAGACAATTAATCTTATTAATCCAAGATGGACAATGGAAGATTTATATGAGAAGGCAGACATACATGATGCTTCTATATATAAGTATATCCAGTCTTGTCAAACAGACGCGATATTTCAGCTTTCATCTGACATGATGAAAGGGCTCATTAAAGATATTAAGCCCACAACATTTGAAGATTTGAGCGCAATCAATGCTTTGGGGCGGCCAGGACCACTCGGAAGCGGCCAAAACAAGAAGTATTCCGACGTAAAAAATAAGGATAAAAAGCCTGAATATCCAATTCGAGACTGCGAAGACATCTTAGATAGAACCTTCGGGGCGCCCGTGTATCAAGAACAAATTATGAATATAAGTAAAAAAGTTTCAGGTTTTTCAGATGGACAGGCTGACATTATATCTCGACGTATTATGTGTAAAAAAATAGTGAAAGAATTTCCTATGATGAAACGTTGTCACATATACGGAAAAAGAAATATAGAAGGACCTCCTGGATGGGAAGAAGATGACAATGCCCCCTGGTATGACCCTGAAGGAAAGTTTGGAGGAGAAATACCGGGTGCTCTCGCCAATGGATATACAAAAGGTGAAATGGAAGCGTACTTCGATTCAATTGTGAACTTTACACAGTACGCATTCAACTTTAGCCATGCATTATGTTATGCGTATATCGGCTATCTCTGTGCTTGGCTAAAGTATTATTATCCCTCTCAGTTTATGGCGGCGGCCCTCACTATGGCATCGGAAGACGATAAGAAAGAACTTCTTCCGGTATTGAGAGAAATGGACATCTCGGTTCTTCCTCCGGATATCAATCGTTCTAATAAAGATTATACTCCGATAGATGATAAAACTATTCTCTATGGACTTGGAGCTGTTAAAGGTATCTCTGATTCTACTCTTCCGGCTATTCTAGAGAATAGACCGTATAAGTCTATAGAAGATGCGGCCGAACGACTCTCAAAACAAGAACTCAAGAAGAATGTCGCGGAGAATCTTATTAAGGCGGGCGCCTTCTCCTTCGAAGATGAAAATCGTCAGAACATCTTAAATAAGTTCTATGTCGCGAGAAAGCAAAAAGTTAAAGTTAACGGCAAAAACGTTGACTTAATTCTTGATGAAGAGTATAATGACAGCGTAATAATGAGGTACGAAGAAGAGTCTATGGGTACCCATGTAACTGTGTTTGACTGGTATGAGGGGTTAGAAAATGGCGCCCCTGCTCAGATTGAACAAGCTACGATTATAAGAGTACAAGAACACACAGATAAGAAGGGTGGCCTCATGGCTTTCGTTAATTTCGAAAAAGATGGCGTCAAGTTTGAAGGTGTTATCTTCGCTTCTAAGTACAAGTTCCTTCACTTCAAGTTCTATGAAAGAGAAGGTTCTAAAATAGACCTCTTCGGAAAGAAAATGAAGAATAGTTTTATTATAGATGATGCGAGGTGAAAAATGCTAGTATATATTCGTGACCACAACCTTATTCCGAATGAAAGATTCGAGAAGATTAAACAGATTTTCAAGGAGTCAGAGTGCCCGAACGAATCTCTTAAGGAAACGTTCGACAGATTTGACCACATGGAAGGAGATAACATCGTTATCTTTGGCAACGGTGCTCCTTATGAACGAGTCTTCGATACGGACAACCTCTAATGCTAAGAAAACCTTATCAGCCTAAACAGGATTTGGGCCGCTCTCTGCAAAACGAACCGATGGGCGGTGCCTATCCTGATATGTATGAAGTCTATCAGAAGTTCTCAGATACTCATGGTATCTCTACAGATAACTTCATACTTACGAATGGCTGTGAAAATGCCCTGAGAATATGTTTGGAAGTTCTAAGACCGAAGTGTCTAGGAATAGAGACTCCATCCTGGGAAATTCCATACGTATTCGCAGCGGGCATGCATATTAAGACGAAACCTTTTAAAGTTCATTATGATGAGATAAATAAACGATTCTACTATGGTAAAATGCCGCGCGGAATAGATGTCCTTTATTATACACAAGGATTAAACAACTTTGCTTCTATGTTAGACGGAGATATTGACGATAACGACCCATTCTATAATCCACCAGACTATGTCGCGATTATAAATGATTTAACGTATTATGCACCAGCAGATTTTGGTGCCGAAGTTAGAGAACCAGAACAAATTAGTATTGGCTCTTTCTCTAAATACGTAGACCCTTCTCTTAGATTAGGGTATATTATATTTCATAGGTCTCTTAAAGAAGAGTTTAATCTTCTAAGAGAGCAGTATCTTAATTCGGCGGCCGTTGATTTTATACTTAATACTACTCCGGCAGATATGTATAATATCTTCAGATTGAATTCCATACCGGAGGAATGGCCTCCAGAACTAAGTAATAAAATAGTCTCGAACGCCGGAGTATATACTACATTCCGCGCCGATGACGTTCCTTATCCTCATAAGAAATTTATCGTAGACGGAATAACCTTTTGTAGAGTAGGACGCATAACTAAAGGAGAGAAGAAATAGTTGGCTAATATTAAACTGATTGAAAGATTTACGGATGAACTTAATCGTGTCTATCTTGACTTAAAGAACTTTAAGCTTGCGAATAAGGATATCAAGGAAGATGTCGAAGGTAAGATTGATAAAGATTATCTCGTTAAGAAGCGTAAAGAACTCGTTGATAAGGCAAACGATTTAAAGAAGGAAGTAGACATTCTTCTCGGATTTAAGAATCTTGGTGACGGACTTTCCTATTGGAATCGTTTTAAGGCTTGGATTAAGGACAACAATCCAGTGAAGACATGTCTCTACGTTATCCTTTTTGCGGTTGTCTTCTACTTTATTGTCAACTTCCTCGGTATTACTCTTCCGGTCGCTACTCTTGCTCTCGTTATCTGTATCTACGTAGAACAGGCTAAGCAGAGTAAACGCCTCGATGAAATTAAGAAGAAGCTTGACAAGTTCTAAGAAAACACTTGACATGAATATCATAAATATGTTATACTCTGTAAAAAAAGAGAGGTGAATCTATTGACTTTACCGCAGCACAATCAGCAACCTGATGAGTCTTACGAAGAGTGGAAAGAAAGACTCTTAGATGAGTTTCTTAGTGATGACACTTGTCTTACTTGGATAGAAGTGTGTCTTCTTCTTGACCTTCCTTGGGATGAAAACGAACTCCTTCGAAACGCGGAGATTAATCAGGAAGCAGAACTAGATAGGCAAGAAGAACTCTATAATCAAGAAGTAGAATTACGCCAGACAAAAGAGTGGCAAGCCCTTGAGAACAAAAAAGACGAGATTCAGAAAGAGAAGATGATTCTCTCTGATAAAAAGACGGAGATTAATCGTTATCTTCGTAAGTGGGCGCGCGCCGAGAATCTTCTTAACGAGATTAAACAAGCTTGTCAAGAAGTCGCGGGCACCATTCCCCTTAAGAGACTTCATCCTAGAGAGAATATGAATAGAGAAGGAATTCTTCTTCTTTCAGACTGGCATGTAGGACAGTATAGTTCTAACTCTTGGAACACATTTAATGAAGTAGAACTTCGCAAGAGAGTCTCCTACGTAACAGAACGAGCTTTACATTATGCTCGTCTTAACATGGTAGATAAGCTTCATTGTTTTGTTCTCGGAGATTTAATTAATGGTCTTATTCATATAACGACTCGTATTAACAATCAAGACCAAGTTATCCATCAAGTAATTCTCGCGGCCGAACTTCTTACTCAGATGTTTAACGAAATATCTAAAGAGATACCGGTAGTAGCTTATTTCTCCCGAGGAAATCATGACAGAGTTTCTCCGAATAAGAAAGAGTCTATTGACGCTGAATCTTTCTTCGATTTAATTCCTTGGTATCTTAAGTCACGATTCAATCCACAGGACAAGACAGTAATCCTTAAAGACAACGAAATTGACCCAGAGATAATTCGCGCCGAGATTCTTGGACATATATGCTTCGGTGTACATGGACATAAGGATAAACCTCAACAGGCCGCGAAACGGCTCGCAACATTCTTAAAGGAGATACCTGAGTTCATCTTCATGGGACACTATCATTCAGGTTTAGAGATGGATGATAATGGTACAGAAATTATCGTAAATAGTTCCCTGTGTGGAACAGATGATTTCGCAGTCTCGCTGAGACGTAATTCTAAAGCTGGACAAAAACTCTTAATCCTCACTCCTGAAGGTAGAGAGTGCACGTATAATATCAACTTTTGAGCTTTCCGGAAAATTCAAAAAACAAAAAGAACCTCCACGGTAATAATAGACTGAGGAGGTTATTTTTATGCTCGAAAGAATTTTTCAGTTTATTCAAAGAAATCTCCTTCAGCTTATCATCGTAGGCTTCGGCTTCTTGATGTTCTGTTGGTCTGTCGGTTATTTTGCTAATGCTCTTTGGGGTTACAAGTTCGAACTTGCATCTTGTTGGGCAGGATTTGGAGCAATCGGCGGCGCCGGTGTCCTTGCTACTGTTAAGTATTGCATGGACTCTTGGAAGAACTCTCCGGAAGACGAAATGCCATCAGTGTATAAGCCGAAGGAGAAGAAACCGACGTTTATTCAGAAGGCTGCAAATACGATTCAGGACCTTGTAGATGATGGTAAACTTAACGGTTCCAATAATGCAGAAGTTGATATTAAGGTCGAAGAAAAAGACCTACACGAACAGAAAGAAGTAGGAGGTATTCCGGTAGAGTGAGAGAAGTTTCTTTAGAAGAGCTTGGAATGCTTGCGGCGCAGGCACGAGAATCCATCTGGGACCAGGCGCGCCAGTATGGCCGTGAACCGAAGATTTATCTTCACTGGTCCGCAGGTAGATATGATAGAGCGTTCGATGATTATCATGTGAATATCACGGGGTCGGGGCGCCTTTATCTTGCAGACGAGCTTTATAACACACTAAGTCATACGTACAAGAGAAATACTGGTTCAGTAGGTGTTTCTCTCTGCTGTGCATATGGAGCTAATACGAATGACCTAGGAGACTACGCGCCGACTCAGAGACAGATTGAGATGATGGCTAAGGTTGTTCGGGTTATCGCGGAAGGTCTCTGGCTTACAATTGATAAAGACCATGTTATGACTCACGGTGAAGCCGCAGATAACGAAGATGGTCTCACACCACATGAGCCTTATGGTCCTCGTACTACCTGTGAGCGTTGGGACTTGGAGTATCTTGGTACAGATGAGTCTCCCTATTTTGACCCTTGGGCCGATGATGGAACGCGCGGCGGCGATGTTCTTCGCGGCAAGGCTAACTGGTATAAAGAAAATACCTAAGGAGTAAGTATATGTCCTCATTGGAGTGGTACGAGCTCGTAGAAAAATTTTATTCTTTTAAACGTATTGCGCTTCGTTACAATTTCTATACAAATGAAATAGAAAAAATGGAGAAAAGTTTAGAAGAGATGCGCCCTTTCAATGAGGCAATAAAGGACGCCGAAAAGCTCGTAAAGAAAGATAGGCCTCATTTCCTTATTATAAAAGGGGTAAAAGACGGAGTATTAGAGATAGAAGGGCCGGCGCCTTATTGGCTTAAGAGTCTTGCTAAAAACGGTACCCTTATTGGAGACACTCTTAAGCTTCCTAATGGAGATGTTCGTCTCTATCCCTACGATATTATCAAGTATGATAACGGACAAGTCTCCGTTACGCACCCTTCGGACGTTTAAAACCATGATTATATTACAAAAGTTAAAACAGTATTTCCCATATATCGTTATCTTTATTATTGCGTTTGCGCTATCTCAGCTTATCTCTTCCTGCGGAAGAGAAAAGATTCCTCCCATCGTAGAGGTTCCGAAAGCTACAAAAGAATATATCCAGAAAGCAATTCCCGAACTAAACTCTTCTGAAGCTAAACGCACCGAGAGAATCATTGAGCGCACTGTAGAAAGACAGGCGCCAAAACAACAATGGTATTCTAACTCTCAGCAGGTAGCAGACGAGACAGCTCAACAGGTGGGAAAAAAAGATAAGGCTGATAAGATAATTAAAGAGAGCCAAGAAAAGAAAATTGAAGGCTCCGACCAGACGATTACGGAAAATAAATACTACGGCATACACCTTGAACGTAAACACAAAATTAAATTAGGTGTAGCCAACGTAGACCATACGACTTATACTACTCTTGCTTACCAAAATAGAAGTCTAGAGTATAGAGCTTACTACAGTACTCAGGGTAAAACAGGTGTAGGTGTAGAATACACTGTTGCCCAGTGGTGAACAAAAAAATAAGACCCTCCATTACGGAAGGTCTTTTTTTTATGCTACTGGTAGCCTGTCACCAACATTTATCATGCTCTTAAGTTTCGGATACCAATCAAGAGGGTCATAGACACTTTCTTTATTTGCTCCAAGAGGATTACCGGTAGAAAGCTCAAAGTGAAGATGCGGGCCGGAACCCCAAGGACAGACGTTGCCCACTTTCGCGATAACTTCTCCTCGTTCAACATGTTGCCCTTCTTGTACAAGTATCGCGCTGTTATGCATATACCTACTATACGTTTCTCCGTCATCATGTTGTAAACAGATAACGGCGTTCTGAGGGTCCCATGTTGTAGATACGATTGTCCCACTTGTAACAGCGTGTACAGGAGTCCCTTCTTCTGTAGCCAGGTCTACACCATAATGCATACGGCCATAAGCCGGACGCCACCCATATGCACTTGTATAAGTTACCCCAGGATTCTCGAGTTCTTCATCTGTGAACGGGAATGCGAAACGCTCTTCATCAAACCTACTAGCCATACACAGAGGAAGAATCTCGGCATACAGATATGTAACTTTACACCACAAACTTAATGCGTTCATGTCATAGCCTTTTCGGCCGCCGCGAACCATATATCGTTTCGCGTATGCTATCCAGTCCCATTGCTCGCGTCCATCCCAGTTAATGTTGATACCGTCCTCTTCTGGAGCAAGAGTGCCACCACTATTATTTCCTTCGTTCGCTTTCATAACATAGAAAGGATGGTCAATTTTCGGGATTCTTTCTTTATCTTCTTTACGAATCTGCCTATGCTTATCGTCTTCATTGCCAAGGAAAACTTCTTCCCTTGTACTCCAAGCACAGACTATAATACTCTTATTTTTAGTTCCGAGATTAGAACTCATCTGATTTAACTTGTCTGCGATAGCCTTATAGTCTGTCTTATGATAAAAATACGCGATACAAGCTACGATAAGCGGGTCGATACCAGTGCCGAGACACTGTCTCTTAATTTCATTCATGACCTCGCCGCGCAACTTGTTAATGGCATCGTCTCTATCTCCGATAGCTTTTTTACCTTCAGCAATTGCTTCAGCTACAAGTTTATCATCGTCATCTTTCGCGACGAAGCTATCCATACTGGCCTTATTTCGACTAACCTCAGAGCCAACACCTTTTTTATTAACGATATTCGCGCCGCCATTTATCTCGTTGCAAGGAAAAGAAGCCAGTCTAGCTAAACCCTTGCCGTCATCATTAATAGATTGGCGCCAGTTAATGTGAGTTTTCTGGTCTTCTTTTGGAACATAAGACCAATCCATTGTTAATCCGGGGCCCCATAGAGTATCAAAGTCTCGTTCGGAGGGGTCGCGCGACAACACCGTATTTAAATCAAACGAAGCCTTATCTGGTTCTTTATGAGTTCTTTCTATTCTGTTGAGTTCCATGTATTGAGACATGTTGGAATAAGCCATTTGATTATCGTCAAGAACATTTGCGACGTTTGCGCCCAAGTCATTCATAATTTCGTACATTTGCACCTTGTTACCGTTGAGCTTTTTATCTCAACCTCTACACCATTATAGTGTAGGTCAGCGTACCTTTTCGTGTGGACCATAAGTCATAAATAAAAAACTATTACACGTGGCGGCCTCTTGGTTCTATTATTTCAAGAACTACGCGTTGCCCCTGACTAAGAGATTGTATATACCCTTATTAAGTATGTCGCCATACTCTATCTACTTAATTTAGTAGAGCCTTCGGTTCGGGTTACCTGGATAAAATCCGTTACAGCTTTCCCGCTTAATTCCGCCATTATAATCTTAAGTCCTTAATAGTCAAAACTTAAGACGGCCTTCTCGCTATGCAGCAAGATTACCGTATATGGGTTCGAATCTTGTACAACACAAACATTGGTCTATAGATACATTTTGTCCATCAGTTATTCTATCATCAAGACCACATCTTATTCCTTTATATTTTTCAAATGGGCTGTGGCCTAGGTAATATACACAATTTATTGGAACGCGGGTTCCTAATCTAAATAAATATCTATGCACAGTGGCTAACATATTCTCAAGCTTAACAAGGCGCTTCTCCGCGTTAAAACCAACATTCATTGCGGCTTGCGCAGCAGGCTGTCCGTGAACATGAGTAGTCAATTCGTATATTCTAGTAGGGGGATAATGGGCCTCGAGCTCTTCTATTTTTAAGTCAACAGGATAGGGGTCTTGATTCTGAGGCATCTTACCGGGATTAGGTGCCTTATACTCTGTTTTATACTTCGTAGGGTCAAGCATCCTCTGTCGCGTTCTCATTTGGGCCGAATTACCCATAATACCGTTAAGTTCTCTTATACCCACTGCATCAGCTATATCTGTGGCTGAAACACTTCCCCATCCAGGATGACTTTCTGAAACCTTGTCTCCTTCATCGGAACCTAATTGAGGTGCTTCTTTTTTCTGAGCATCTTCCAGTTTCTTTTTATTTTCTTCAGCCATTTAATCCTCCTTCCTTTTTCTTTCTTTCTTCTTCCTCTACTTTTCCTTTATGTTCAAGAGTGCTTTTCAGAACCCATTCAGGGACAGTATCTCCTACTGTTACAAGGTCAGGATAGATAGGTTCACAGAATGTTTTTCCTTCAGGAAGTTTAATTATATGAACAGTATCTTTTCCTGCAGGTCTTATTCTAAATCCTCCATCAGAACTTCTAGCTCCAGTGGAAGTAGAATGAGCGCCCGGCGCAATTTTCGTAGCGTTCTTCGCGAGAGGACTCTTAAGCTCTTTAAGCCGCCCAAACATTCTAGCGTAGCCTGTCATAATTTGACGCTCGACTACGTTATCTGCGCTTGAACTTGCATCTACCTCCATACCGTTTCCAGTACAAAGACCGACATGAGTTACGCCAATGTTTTCTTGTGTTTCACATACGTAAGTGTTCTTATAGAAGACGAGGTCGCCGGGTTCAGGAACTTCATCAGAAGCATCGTACAAATCGCCCGTATTTCTACATAGGATAGCTTGAGCATCTGCACAACGACTACCTAAGTCTATTCCAACCTCTTGAAACAGCCTCTGAGTAAAACTTCCGCAGTCAACAGCACTATCGCTGTCCATTCCTGCTCCTAATACGTAATGAAACTTTCCTACGTATTTTTCTCTCGCGATATTAACTATCTTATTCGCGAGTTCTTGGGCGGCCGATTGCTGTTGCTTTTGTTGTTCCGTAAGAGTGTCTTCAGGTTTAGCCATTCCGACCTCGATTCTTATACGCTAGTTCCATGTTATAGCCTTCGTGCGCGCCGGCCACTTCTTCTTTCAACATCTGCTTCGTTAGATACTCTTTCTCTTTTTCTCTCAAATTGTCCTGATACTCTTTCAGAGTTTCATCCTGTTCTTTCTCTTTAGTGTACGGCCACTCATCTTTTAACTTTTGCATTTTTTCGTTCTGATAATATTTAGCCGAGATGACCTTTCCATCATCATTCGTATAATAAAAGTCTCCGTACATAAGAATTTGTCCGCTCGCATGACAACGGATAAATTCATTAAACCTAGTTATTCTATGTAGCTCTAACAACAAAAATCACCTCGTTCTAAAAACAATCTATACTTCTTATTACGCCTGTCTGCGAAAAAAGAAAAGGTTAACGAGCGCAAAATTACGCTCGTTAACCCATACATACTTTTATGTATGTTTATATCGCAGCTAAGACACTAGATAAAGACAAGCTGTCTTCATCTGTTTGAGTTACGAATCTTAACTTCGTTTTCTCTTTTTTCTTTCTTTCAAGAAGAGTTTGAATTGGCTTGGGAGGAGGCGAATCTATTAATCTTGTCTCGTTCTCTTCTTTTATCTGAGTAGAATTAATCTTTCCCTTAGAGAAGACATCAATGTCTACACTTTGGGACATTCCTTCGACGACGTTATTCGCGATTTGAGTTAACAAGTCTTCATTGTTACTCATCGCATTAAGTCCCTCTTCTGAGAACTTTCCTTCGATAGCCATAGCGGCCTGAAGTTTAGTTGCCATAAGAGATATCGTCATCTCTTGAATCGTGTTTCGATAGTACAGGAAGTAGACTTTAACATCTTTGGTCTGAGAAAGGCGCCAACTCCGACGAGAAGATTGTCTCATCGTGAAGAGATTATACCCAACTTGATAATAGATTATCGTTGTGAAGTCTAATAAGTCAAGACCTGTTTCAACGAGAGAAGGATTACAGAAGAGAACCTCAAGACCATTGTCTAGTTCCTTTTTTATCCATGCCTCTCGTTGTCTGTTGTTAACATTTGTCGTGAGATTTCGCGCTCGAATTCCGCGCTCTTCCAACAACTTCGGAAGTTTATCTCCGACTTCCGTTCTGTTCGTCCAGCTATAATAAACCAGAACTTTTTCTTCGCGTTCACGCGCTTCTTCTACCAGTTCGATTAAACGATACTCTTTATTCCGAAGAGTATCCTTATTTAAATCTGGCAGTGAAAGAACAGTTTGCCCCGTATCAGGATGAATAATAGGAGGTTGGTCATAAGGCTGGTCAGGATAAGCACTCATAGCAACCAACATCTGCCCCATGGTCTTAAATCCACGTCCTCTTCCTCCTCCCATGATATTTCCAAGTCTAGGTTGAAGAAGACGATACGCGTTAGCCAACTCCGTGTCCATATCTACTGGAATAGGAATCTCTTCATAGCCAGGAAGTCCGGCGCCGATATCTTCAAGAGAAATGAACGCGGCATTTTCCAACAGAAAATTCGTGAACACGATGGGAGAGACACCTGGAAGTTGCTTTATTTTTATTCCTCCAATTTGACCATCCAATCTGTTGTGCCAACGATGAGTAGATGTCTGTTTATATACGCCAAATTGACGCATAAATTCTGTCTCACCCTTGTTGTCAAACGTGAAACCGGCTTCCTTCATCATTCCAGGAAATGCTCGGAAGAGAATGTAGAAGATGCCAGTTGCGTAGCCGTTTAGAAGAGTTCCGGTAAAGCAGATACTCCTCTTGGCGGTCGAGATAAGAGAACCGAACGCGTTGCCCTGGAGAGAATCCTTCCCCTTAAGCTCATGAATCTCATCCATTAACGCGTAGTCAATATAGCCTTTTAAGAAACGACGGATATATTTTCCGAGAGAATACTTTTTGGGCGCGACTTGATTAAATTTCTCGCCCTCAAGATATTCGTAGTATGCTTCAAAACGAGGGACATCCTCTTTCTCCATTTTATCCAATGAAGAAAGTCTATCATATTCGCTCTTAATGAAACGCTTCTCTATCCATCCTACCTTTCCAAGCTTTACCCAGCTTTCTTTTCGATGAGGATATTCGCAAGGGGCTTCCCATTTTGTAAGAGCCTGCCAGAGATGACAACCACATTCCTTTTTCTTTCCTTCTCCGGTCTCATCGACATAGTATGTTTCATCAATACAATGATGATTCGCGACGGTTTCTTTCTCGAAAGCATTCTTGCCGAAGTAGCTCTTATATTTCCTTCTTCTACTTCCTGTTCCTCGGAATTTCCATTCAAAGAGAGGTTGACCACACTCAGGACAGCAATAACATCCTCGTTCTGCTCCTCGCTCAGGGATAATCTCGCGCCAAATCGCGGCTGGCCTCTTTTGATATCCAAACTTCGCACTCTCTTTAGACATGACAAGCCAAAGATGATTCTTTCTCTTCTTATCTTTTATCTTCTGAGTAACTTCAAGAAGTTTTTCAAAATTATCAATAATGATAGCTTCAGAAAGCGGCGCGAGTCTTTCCACTTCTCGCTTCCATTTCTCAACAAGATGTCCAGGACACATGATAACGTTAGTCATGAATTTCTTATCTTTATTGTGAAGTAGCGTCGTAGAAATCGAGATAGAGGTCTTTCCTACTCCCTGTTCACCAATGATGAACACTCGCTTATTCTTATCCAGAGAGTTGGACACAGCCTGAGCTACACTCTTCTGAGCATCGTATAACTTAAGGCGGCCGAAATAATCTCCGTAATCCACGAGGTCGTTCAACTTCTCGTCATACGAATCACCATGGACAAAATAAGGGACAAAGCTATCCTGAATTCTCTTCGCGAGCTGTTCTGAAAAGTGCTCAAGATACAAGTCTAACGAAGTCAGCTCCGACATTATTTCACTGGTTCCGTTGTTGTCCTTATCAATAAAGATAGCATTCGTTTCCAAACCTTCCGAAATAAATCTCTGAAGGTCAGACACTCTTATTCTGAACATATAAGAGTTGAGAACATAAGGAACTCCGTCACTCTGTTCTTCATCGCGCCAAATCATTCGATTTTCTATTAATTTGTCTATAAGATAAGAGGACCAGTTTTTGAGAACCGGAAGAGGAGAGAGTTTATAGAGTTTATCATAGAACAAATCTAGAAAACCCTTGTCATATTTTCCTTCTTTTTTCTCAAGATACAAATCATTCTCTGTACGATAGAAAATATGTCCGTAAATAGTTTCATTTCCGGCCGGGTCCTTATGAATAAAGTCTTCTTTATAAGCGACCATGTGAATATAGTCACTATTCGGGACTCTATTCGTAATGACCTTAAACTTTCCTCCATCTACAGGAAACATTCTATTGTTAATAATAGTTGGGCGCGAATTAATGTTTTTCGAAATAAGCTCCATTAATCCGATAGGTCCGAATGCAGAGATGTAAGAAGGTCCGTTATTCCTGTTCGCGCAATAAAGATTACACGTTACATTTTGAGTGTTATTCAATCGAAAATTAAACATGTTTTTCCTTCCTTATGTCAAACATCTATAACTTCCATCAGGAAGAAACATAGAAATCTCTACTCGGTTTCTCGTAGTTTCTACGACATCTACGGTGTTGCCGTCTTCGTTGAAATCTCGTTTCGTTTCCGTTACTTTAACGACCCTGCCCTTAACGCAGTGGGCGCAGCCGTCCTCTTCCTCTACTACACCATCAAGGCATCCAGAAGTTAAGACAAGCCCAAGCTGACCAATCGTGAACGGAAGCAACGGTTTCTTCTTTGTCTCGGATAGCTTTTCTACGACCTGGTCTTTCCAGAATGTCTTCATAGCATTGGAGTCTAGAAATGCTTCCTGTAATTCTGCATCATCCATTTTGGAGCCACGGAATTTTTCGATGCGACGAATATCAAAAGGAACAGTTCTATCCATCGCGCAAGTATCAAAATCCTTCATCCAATAAAGATTACGAAGTCTAACGTATGTTTTCGCATCAAGAACTCTTTCTTTTGCGGGAGGTTTATAACCAACAATAGTTACAGCGCCGGTCTTTTCCGTTAACTCATTCGAAAGAACCTGAACATCCTTAAGTCCCCTAGCAATATATAGACTTATCTGTTTAGAAAGTCTACTCATGGGAATAGTATAAACGAGGATGCCGCCGCGCCGAAGATAGATATACGCCCTATCCAACATTCTTCTTTCTTCGAAGATGATATTCTGTTGATAAAAGTCTGTCTCCAAGTCGATACAGGGCTGACAATAAACAATGTCAAAAGCGTCGTTCGTTATAACGACTTTGTTTAAACCGCCAACTACAAAGCGTTCAAACTTCTGTCGTTTCTCTTTATCCATCTTGCCTCTCGTACCATCTCTGTGAGAGACAGCATAAAGATTAACTCGCTCGTCTACTTCTTTTATCTTAAGTAGATTTCCTCCAAAGTCGGTATTAACTTCGAGAATATTAAGAGGTCGCGGCGCGCGAATCTTTTTAAAGATATCTACCCAATCTTTATATTCCGTTTCCAGACAACTATTAAAGGTATGTCTAAATGTAGGCTCAAAATTCCAAGTCCAGATGTCATTATAATCCCGATATTCCTCAGAGAAAGCGCTTTTTAGTAGGACAAGAGATTCAAGATATTCCGTGATATCGGCACCCTTTTTCTTGAGTTCTAATACTCTAGTTCTAGCGATATTAAGGATAGATTCTTGATTTCTGAACTTGTCTCTCATGTCACTTTCGTGATAATAAGACACTACTTCAAAGAGGTATTGTCCACAATCAGCGATGATATCGTCTATATTTCCGAATGTTACTTCGGGTTTGTACTCTACTTTATTCCCCTTCTTAATCCTCTCGATTAAGTCTATGATTCCAGGTAAGCGCGCGACCGATTTCGCGACGTTATACCCCAAGCTATAAATACTCAATGTCCTTTCACTCTCCTATCATTTAGGAAAACGATATCCTATCTTTTTGTTCTGTTTGCGATAACAATCTAAGAGCAACTTTTTTGTTTTCTCTTCTTCTGGATGATATTGTTCCATTAATTTGTCTTCTAACTCTTCTTGCTCTTCTATTTTCTTTCCAACTATGTGATGAACCTTGTATCCCTTCCAAAAGAATACTTTGCCTAGAAGAATTCCTCTATGACTTTCTATCGGGTCATGTTCTTCTGACAGCATTAAGACATTTTTGCCGCCCATAAGAGCCTTCTCTACTTCCCATTGAGCCTGTCTAAACTTCTTAGACAACCTACATAGATTAAAATCTAAATAGCCGTCTGGATAGAGATAAAACTCACTACGCTTAGGAGAAAATCCCTCTTCGTTAGAATAAAAAATAGGAGGGAGAGAAAAATATTCTTCTCCCCCACTATTAAGACCTCGAACATCTTCAATTCTATCGATAGAATATTTCTTCAATATCTCTAGAACATCTTTAAATTCGAGACCATCAAGACCTACAGTGTATAACATCACATGTTGGCACCGAGCGCGACCTGCTCCATCTTCATTGCACCACTCATCGTGATACACAAACTCGTCTTCTGCTGAATACGATACATGAACTTATCCAAGAACATGATACGCATGAGAAGGGCCTGAATCATAGCAAGATAGTTAACGGTCTTGCCGCCAACATTCGCCTTCTGAAGCGCGAGATAACCATTGCGCTTGCGCTCTGCCTCGTTACTTCCGATGGAGTGAAGCACTTGATAAGCTACAGCCGCGCCATAATTCTTATCGATAAGCGCCGCCTGAAGTTTAGACTGCTCTGTATAGATAGGATAAACCGTATCAGAAAGAGCATTCAGTTCCGCGAGAACATACTTGAGAGCGCCAGGATTCATATCAGGCTCAATACGAATCTTCGCGAGCTTCTCTTCTAGTTCTTTCTCCGTGTTAATCCACTCAGTCTCCTGGAAATACTCCAAGACAGTTGTAGCCATCTCATCGTAGGAAATCTTCTCTCCGAGCAAGTCGACGCTCTTAAATTCATCGACCTCTACTTTCGGCTCTGTTTTCTTAGCCTTCTTCGGTTTCTCTTCAACCTTCTCTTCTATGACTGGAGCCTCTTCGGTTGCCTCTTCCTTCACGGCCTTTTTCTCTGCCTCGATTTCTTCTTTCTTGCGGCGAGTACGACGTTTCTTCGGCTTTTCCTCTACGACAGGCTCCTCGTCTACGATATCAGGCTTCTCCTTTACGACAACTGCTTCTTCGACGACACGTCTTTCCTCATTCTCTTTAACGCTTTCCTCTACATCGAGGATAACATCTTCAACGTGAGGAAGCTCACCGATAACGGGAGGTTCTGTTGTTGTCTCGGCATCCTTCTTTTTAAACTTACCACCAAGAAAGAGGCCTGCCAAACTATTCTTCTTCGGCGTCTCTTCACGCACATCTGCTGCCAAATCTGCCAAAAGTCCCATTATTATTTTCCTTTCTACCAATGCAGTACTTCCACTTGAGTACATAGTTTAATTATCTCTATCAGGGCGTATAACATTTGTTCACTATTATCTAGCCCTTTAGCGACTATCCAATTCATACTATTATTATAACTCGTGTATAGTCCACGAGCTTCAATAAATTTCTTAATTTTATCTGTATTCACTCCATTATATAAAGGGAATTCGTGATACAGATAATATTTGTTGTCTCCATCTTGTCTTACATTAATTATAAACTCTTCTCCATAGAGGTCCCAAGCAATACGGAGTCTTGCCAAGTTTCTTAAAACTTCTACTTCTAAAATTATAGCGTATTCCATGGAGGTACAGAGTTTCTCTATGTTGTCTTCAAACACTTTACTTCTGCCTCCAATGCATCTATCTTAGCTCGTAAAAGTTTATTCTCAGCTTGTGCAACGTCTTTCTGTCTTTCCGCGAGTTCTATTTTAGATTGAGCAGAGAGAGACTTTTTTCTATCTTCATTTAGAGTCTTAATCCAGCTAATGAATTCTTCTTCTGGAAGAATGACGTAAGCTTGTTTGTCATCTTCATGAAAACTAAATCTTAAATCAAAGAATTCTTTATTCTCTGCGCGTGCTTCTCTCTCTAGTTTATCAAGCCATTCTTTCTGTATTGTGAATGTCTTCTTTCCTGGAGCTTGAACTTTCGTTCTTGTCTTATATTCTTCCATAATAGAGAGGAGCCCCTTAATTTGCGCGTCTCCTTTTTCTCTTACGGTTGCTCCGCTATTAAGAGTCATGTCACATACAGAATCTAAAGCTTGTTGGTTTATCTTCTGATTTCTAAGTTCGAAAGTAGAGCCGGCGCGCCCATCTGCTTTATTCGCATGCTTACGCAAGACACTTCTCTTCTTCATAACAGCAGGTTTATAATGCATACCTTCCGTAAAACAGATGTCACACTTGCTTTGTCCATCGAACTTACAATCTTCATAAGACCATTTACAACTGATAAGTCCTTCCTCCTCAAATAAAGATTCCGAAAAGAGGATTTACGAGGTGGCGCGCGAAGCGGCGCCTGAAGTAATTTTGTAAACAAAAGTAGCCTGGGGATATATTCCTCAGGCTCATTTTTGTCTACAAGATTATTTACTTCTTTTTAGACTTTTTCTTTGTTCCACTCTCGAAGAGTTCCTCAACATCCTTGTCGAGTTCAGCTTTGTTTACTTTAACATTCTCTTCGAGTAGTTTCTCTTCAGCTTGAATTTCTTTTACTTCATTTTCAGAGAGTTTCTCTATTTGAATTCCTTCTCCCTTAATGTGAGCAAGGAATTTCTGGAAGATGTCGGGGTGCTCTTTCATATATTCGCGATAGGCTGCTTTGCCATTGAATTTACCAAGTTCTTCATCGCCCTCTCGCCAATAAATCCAGGCTCCGCCTTTCTGAATCATACCTGCTTGTTCGGCTAGGTCAAGAGCGCTGAGATATTGTTCAATACCTTCACCAAAGATAGCATAATATACTACTCTAGCATAAGGGAATCTAGAAGGTATGCAGTGATTCTTTTTTATCTTCACTGCAATTTTAACGCCTTCTTCTTGCCCGATTGGGTCTCCAGCCATAATAGCATTACGTCGCAAATCTAATGTGAGTTGTGACCAATAACGAATAGCCAGTCCTCCCGAGAGTTCTAAATTCATACTTTTTGTATAGACTATATCTTTAATCGTTATTTCTAACGATTACCTTGTACTTCTTTTTTTACTTCCTCGAAATTAAAAATAATTTCTCAAACGGAATAGTCGTTACACCTTCCCTTTCGGGCTAGGCACGGTATTAGCAAGCTATCCTTTTTAGGACTCTAGCCTCTCTTACGAAGTGTATTCGTTTAGCGTTAGCTAACTTATTTAACTTCTACCGTTAGCCGGATTTTATTCCGACACCTCTTTCGAGTTCTCAAGGTTAAGAGACAATTTAAAATATTTTAAAACACAAGTTTTTAAACAATTTAAAACTTTTTCTTTTACTTTTTTCTTGTTTTTCAGTTCTTTTTCCCAAACAGTTAAGAGATTATATCCTTCATCTTCAATTTCTTTTCTTTTCCTTTTGTCTTTTTCTTTTACATTTTCCAGCTTTTTATGCCAATATTCGCCGTTTACTTCAACGAGTAAATTAAAGCCAAGACTATAATCTACCTTCCATTTTTTTACTTTATACTGGTAGATGAATGCTAAACCCATTTCTTTTAGAATATCCTCAAAATCCATCTCAGCAGTGCTTTTATTCAGATAAGTATTAACCATATTTTCTTTGGTTCCAAATATTTTTTCTCTCCATTTTTTTACGGAAACTGGAGAAAAATTATATTTTCTTCCAATATATTGATTTGAAAAAGATGGGTTTCCTAAGTCAACTCTAAACTCTTCTGATTCTGGCATCGTTGGGATTCTTATGGTTTTAATTGGTCTTAATTTTTCCTCTTTTATGAAGCTCATTACCTTTGCAATGCTTCTTTTTAAGTTTTTACTAATTTTTACGACTGACATTGAATTAACATTTTCTCTAATAAATCTTTTTTCTTCTTCAGAAAAAGGTTTTTTATTTGCTTCAGAGACAGCTTTCTTTACTTTTTCTTTTTTTTCTTCTGAAATTACAGTGAATTTTTTAGTCAATCCACATAACTTTGCTTGTTTTAAAACTGTGGCAACTGATGTCTCAAAAAAATCTGCAATTTCTCTTAGAGAAAATTCTTCGGAGGCATAAAAATCTCTCAATCTTTCTACTTTATCTCTTCCCCATTCATATTTTCTTCCTTGTCTATTTTCTGGGGTAGATTTTAATTGGATATTGTACCTTTTTAAAATCCTGTATATTGTACCTCTGTCATGATTTGTATATACAGCAATTTTACTTTTTGTACAACCTTCGCTTGCCATATCTCTTATAATGACAAGCTCTTCTTCTGTTGGGGTATATCGCATCATAATAATAACATTCCTTTCATGTTATCATTATTACGCATTATTTGTACACTTGTGTTTTTATATTGGAATTATTAATTATCTCTAGACATACTGCCTATGGAGGTACTAAGATGTCCAATTAAGATGAACGCGATGTCGTTTTGAGCGACAATGGCATTCAGTCTTTTAGTCATCTTGCTGTTAAGTCTTGCAGCGGTAGCCACGGATGCGTCTTCCATCGCGTTTTCCATATCTTTTGTCGGAACAAGACAACGCAATGAGTTGATACAGAAGAGGTCAAGGCTTCCAGCTGATATAATGCTCTGTACTATATCAAGGGTTTTCTCTGCGCCAACAGAAGTATCCAACGGAATCAAGAAAAATCTCTCAGGGTCAATACCGAACGTATTTACGATATAATCTTCCTCAAGAGAATTCTCGGTTTCCAGCCAACCTGCTACAAAGTTAGGGTCTTCCTTCTGATTCTTTGCGATAGTTTCAAGGACAAGAGAAGTCTTACCTGAATCCTCCTTACCTGTGATAATAGAGCAACGACGACGAGGAAATCCGCCGCCGGTTGCTTCATTAAGTTCGAGAGAAGGAGTGGGGATAAACTTAATTTTGAGTCTCTCCATAATCTCAGGAGTCTCTCCGATACGTCCCATAACCACCTTACCGAACTTTTTATTCATCTGAAATGAAATACTATCAAGAGTCTTAAGTCGTTCCTTAAGAGGAGCTTTCTCCTCTGGTACGATAGAAGCCATCAGGGAGTTACCTGTGCGACGACAAGAGCATCTTTAAGTTTCGTGATAGGCTCCCACTTAGTCGCGAGGGAAGGGTCGGCCGACGCCGCCTTGAAAAGCTCCTCTACGTTTGCGACGAAATCGTCATATTCTTTCTGAGACATTCCGAGTTTGAACTCAATTTCATTATGGACCTTAGTTGCTACCATGTCTTATCTTCCTCCAACTGATTCAACTAGATTATCTAAAAGGGCAGCGGCATCCAGATATTCTTTCTTTTTCTTATTAAAAGATTCCGGAATACTGTCTACCCTTCCTTCTAACGATTCTTCCACTTGAGCTATTCTTTTCTTAAGAATAAGAGAGACGGCGCGCAAAAGAGGTTTCGCGCGGAATATATCATAATTTCCGTCCTCGTCTTTACTGCATTCAAGCCACGCTTCAGACAGTTTGGCTAAAGCTAGATGGTCTACTTCTGCTTTATCCATCTTCTCTAGAGAAGTTATCATAGCTCCTACATATTGTACGAGCCCTTGTTTAAGGAGTTCTATCTGATTATCGTTACTCATTTTCGTATACATCCCTTACAAGATTGCTTTCGTTTTTTAAATCTGTCATGAACTGGAGAATAGCGTCAGCTCGTTCTTTTTCCAGTTCTAGCTCTTTTTCCATCTTTTGTATTTTATATTTTGCAATCCCGAGTTCTTTAAACGCCTTTTTAAACTCATCAACATATTCTTTTGGACAATTTTTATATCCAAAATACTGTTTTATTAATGTCCTCATGTTTTAAAACGGAGAATTGTCTCCAATCTTCACGATATTTTCTACGTTAACATAGATACCTTCAATTACGGAATTGTATCTTTCTGTAGAGATATGTCCTCGAATGCTTACGTAATCTCCTACACGATACTTATTTATCTCTTTTGTCATTTCTGACTCATAAGTGTTCGCCTGGATATAATACTCATTTACTTGAGAATTTTCTCCGTACATTTTGGACTCAACCTTAAGCGTAAGTTGGGCGCCAGCGACAAGACCAACAGACTCACTATCACCGTTATAAGTGTTGCGAACCTGAGCGCGAATTCCGACGTAGTTACGATTCTCTTCCTCTTCGAACTCTTTCTTTGTCATGAAAGAAATATCATGAGCATAAACGATGTCATAACGTTCTTTATTGTGACGAATCTCGCCTCTAAATTGAACGTAAATGCCGCGCGCGAGCTCTTCTTTCTTAAGGTTCCTGTCAAGAATCATAGATTCATTGATAATAACAGTTGCCGGTAAATCCCCAATTGTATCATCTTCAATTAAGAACGCGACATACTGCATCTTAGGGAAGAAGTCATTCTTATACTTGTGATAAGGATAGAAATCTACTACCTTGCCCATTATGGTTACGTCATTCTGGTAGTAGAAATTAGATGTCTTCCCAGTCTGGATACTGTTCTCTTGGGTCATCAATTAATTCCTCTTCTTCGTTTATGTTGAGGTCTGGCGACGCGAAATCTATCTTCTCGAGTACTATGTCCATACTATCTCCTTGGACATTATTAGCGTCTTCTATATAAGCTCTTACGGTTCCTTGTATGTAGACATCTTTCTTTACGTAGAGCTTGCGCGCGAACCTCATTATTTCTGGTTCTGTACTAGTACACCAAATAACGGTTGTCTCTTGTCCTTTTATAATACGAATAGGAAACGCGACCCAGTCCATTTGATGATACTTATAATTCCCTTTATAAACTTTTGGAGTAGAATCTAGTCTACCTATTAATGTTGCACGATTAATTTCGATATTTTCGTCTAACTTGGATACTTTGTCCGCAACAATAAATAGGCGACCGTCTTCATCTTTCTTTTCTAACGTTCCCAAAAAGTTTAAATATAGTCCTTCGTTTAGAGTCTCATCACTTACTTCTGTCTTCGAATAATGTTCCGGTTTTATCGCGACTCTAATCGTGATTCTATTTCCGTTAACCCTATTGATTAACATGAAGCAAGAATAGTCTTTATACTCGCCTTTAAATGCGCCCTTGTTTACGTATCCTGATACTCTTCCTGAAACCGTTACTTGATTTACGTGGTCAACAAGAGGCTTCGTCCATTTACCTCGCATATTATTCGATGACACCTACTTCCGTTCGTCCTGCTCTATCTCTTAAGAATGCGCCTATAATCGCGCGCAAATTCTCTTGCTCAGAGAGACCGTTATTAATCTCTCCCTTACAAATAATAGGAACGGGGCGACTTGTGTCTTCCGGAATCGCGATGAAGAACATAAGTTGCTGGAAATCTTCTACCTTCGTGAAGTAACTCACTCGATAAGATTTTCCCATAAATTCTACCGACATCTTTCGAGTTGGATGAAAGTAAAGTTGCGTAGATAAATTCTTCGCAGTATTAATAATAAGTTGCTCTTCTTCTTCAGGAACTTCTATATAGTCTCTGTAAAGTTTATTCTGAAGTTCATCAAGCTGTTTTTCGTCCATCAAATATCCTCCTAGACAACAAAATCCCCTATGCAATTATTATATCACATAGGGGACAGATTGTCAAACTTTTTTACTTCTTCTTTCCCAGGTTGAGGAACGGAGCCTTCTTACCGGAAGAAGAGGAGGACGAGGACGAAGGAGCGGCGGCGCCGTCGCCGGCATAGCCCTCAAGAATAGTTGCATCATCAACCATAACGAACGGCTGACCATAGACTACGCTACCGTCATCCTTTGTATAGTTGTCAGAAATTTGAATATTACCTGCAATCGCGAGAACGGCCGAGCCATCCTTCGTCATATTGCGGTCAAGATAATCAGCAGTGAATCCGAACACACGGAATGGAATCAGGTCGTTAGGATAATACTGTTCTCCTTTCGGCTTAAACGAACGGCGAACAGAGAGGAGGCCGCGCGCGAAAGACTTCTTGTCGCCATCTCCCTCCTTATAGACCCAAGCATGCGAGAGCTTCTCGAGGTTCGGAATGTTACCAATGATAGTTACGTTATTACGAGCATTCATATTGATTGTTCCTTCTTTCTAATAAAACACTATTATTTCTAACTGAATAAAATGAGATAAACTTTTGCATTTTATCAAGCAAAGTTCCTGTTTTAATATTTTTTAACGTAAAACAGCCATTTAATCTTCTAGCAATGATAAAGAAAATTTCATTGTTAAATTTTATTTTGTCATATAATCTATATCCATGAGTTTTATATGGACTTTGTTCTAAATCACGTTTTCCTCCCTTTTTAGGAGTAGCTTTATGTATTTTCCTGTTATGCTTTCGGACTTGCTTCATTTTCCACCACTCAGAACCAAGCTGTGCATTAGGATTATTTGAAATAGCCCAAGCATCATATCTATGTTCTTTCGGGAGACCTGCTTTTTCTCTATTCGCCTTTGTTATATAACCGAAAGTCTCTTCAATTTGGATAGATGAATACTTTTCCCTTAATTGAGTTGGAAGTCTTTTTCTTAAAATTGACATAAAGGTTGCATCTCTAAAAGATTTTCCTCTTTTAAAGTTTAACTTTAAATCTCCGGAATGATATTTTAAATGACATTCTTCACATAATGTTATTAAATTGTTTGGAGCATTTCCTCCAGTTTTTCGAGACTCGATATGATGAACTTGAAGTTTAACATTTTTCTTTTTACATGATTGACATTGATAATTATCTCTTGCAAGGATATAAGCTCTTACATTGGCAAATCCTTTTTGAGGGCCAGAAGTATAATCTTTTATTTCTGGATTATTTATTTTAGCAATATTAAATTTTGCAGTTTCTAAAATTATTTTAGTCACTGGAAGTAAATTAATAACACTGTCTATGGTTTTTACATGAGCGTTTAATTTATTTTTAATAGATGGAGGTAACCATCCTTTCTTTTTTGTTTTTCTTCTGTTTAAAAATCTAGCAGGACGGTATCTTGTTTTTCTGCTTCTTCTACTTCTTCTAAGTTTAGCTCTAGTAGAAATAAGTTTAACAATGTTATTTCTAAGTTCAAATTCTCCAGAAAACAGCTCTTTTTTAGAAGTTGTAGCTGAAAGACCTACAACCTTTGAACCCGTGTCTACGCCAAGCGTTATCGGCTGTGTTTTGTTTTCACATTTAAACAACAGCTTAATCGTAAATGGTTCATAATTAATAATCTTTGCTCGTTTTTCTTTAAGAAGATGTCGAGCTTTCGTTTCTGAGCAAGGCATTAATTTCTTGCCCCGGATTGATTGTACATATACCATTTTAATTACCTTAAGTTCTCTTCTATATTTCAAGAAGGTTATGACCCCTTCGCCAATGTTATTCTAAGGTTTTAGACTATCTAATAAAATATTGGACGGTCGCACATACAGCACTGTTCATATTCATCAGAACTATTTAACCATATATCGTAGAATCTGGAGCTAGGAGTAACACTCCAAGAGTACCTATATTATTCTTAGATAACGTAGTCAATTAAGACTTAGGCTAATCATTTTAATAATAAAATGATGCATTAGCCATGATTTAAATAATTCTCCTTTGTTTTTGTTACAGTAGTTTACTCGTCTAATTTTATATTACCACTCTAAATAATTAGAACGGGAAATCAGACTCTTTCATATTTTCCTCAGGATTATCCTGATTAAGGGCCATATACTTCATGAATGCATAGAAGCCTTTAATGTTGCCTGGATTAAGGTCTTCGTCAATCTTATGACATTCACCCTCTGTAAAGGCCTCTAGTGCCGCGTTAATCTGGTCAATACCATAGTGTTCAATACACTTGTTGAGAGTTTCTACAAGAGGTGCGGCAGCCTCGAGCTGTTCCTCAGACCAAACATCATCCTGGTCCGGCTTATCTACCGGAATATGAAGGTCCCAAAGAGCAGGAGTAGGCTCATACTGTTCGTCGAGCTTCTCTTCAATATACTTTGGTTCTTCCTTCGAAGATTCTTCTTCTGGTTTATCCTGAATCTTCTCCATTGCACTCTTAACGGCATTCTCTACTGCCGCCTTCGTGAGTTTTGGCTTCTCCTCTATATCCGGATTATAATCTCCAGGAGCGGGCGCCTCTTCCTTCTTCGGCTCTGCCTTCGGCATTTCTACGAAATCAGCTTTTTTAAATCGAGACTTTTTCTCTTCCTTTTTTTTATCTTTCTTCACTTGCTCTTCGATAGCATCAGGAAGAGGTTCATTCATAACCTCCTGAAGAGATTTCGGCGCCGTTTTAACTTCAACATGCGCTGTGGGTACAACCTCAGAAGTTTTCTTAGCATCGCTAATTGTCTTCGCAATGTTGTTATACAACTCAGAGCGCTTCGCGGAATCCTCTACCTTTTTCGCGGCAGACATGGATTCTTTAATACACTCAAGAAAGAGTTCGTCTAAACTAGACATGATTATAACACGTCCTTTCTGTTTTGTCAACTATACTAGTAAAAATGAGCTCTTACTCAAAAATGAGTAACAGATATTGGTTGCTCAAAAGAGAGCATCCAATGTTGGTTAGTCTTTTTTTGGCTAACCAACTTAGTTCTGATTAATATGTTTACGAATTTCCGAAATTACGATATCGTAGTATTCAAAACTTTGACGTTCTGTTCCGTTAACAACCGAAGTTCTATATACTCCATACTGAGGAGTTTTAAGATTGTTTGCGTTCGCAATACGTCCAACCATGTTTGCGGAGATTCCTATACGCTTTCCGATTTCTTCCGCCGTATAAGTTTTCCCCGTTTCAAGAGGAATAATCGGGCGGCCGGCCGCAATGGTTGCCATTTCACAGAAGATAATTCGCTTTTCGTATTCATCTTCCAAACTATTTCGGAGCTCTCGTAAATATGCGAACCTTTCCTTATTGAGACGGTTCTTCTCTTTCTCTCTTTCGAAAGCGAGCTTGTCTCGTAATCTTTCTTCTCTCATCTGAGAAATCTGTTGAGCGGGAGAAAGATGATATGCTCCTGTTTTACGAATAGATGGAAGGACTTCAGAAGTAACCCAGTGTTTGAACTCTTTTGCCTTTTCGTTTCTTGAACGAAGGATTAGAGAGTAAACTCCAGACTCATTGATAAACACCATTTCTCTGTTCTGACCTGACCCGTCGATTTGACGGGTCAGCTTATCTTCATCGTCTACATGTTTTCTGATTGCTTGATTTGTATCCTTGTACTCAAGTGCTTCCGCAATATCTTTTCCTATAAACCAAGGATTTTTGTCAATCATAATGGAGCGGACTTCTCCAAAGCCATCTTTGTTAAACACTGAAACTTGATTAGACATTATTATTTCTCCTCATTTTGTAAATCGAATTTTTTAACATACTTGATTCCACGAACTACAACCTTTGTTTTGGTGATATCTAATTTTTCTGCACATTCTTCAAGAAGTTCGGCTTCACTTTCTGAAAGCTTAAATCCGAATGGAACGATTCTCGGCTCCTTTTTTCTTCTTTGGTACATCTTTTCACCTCCTGATTATATTATATCATATCCGATACAATATGTCAAGATGTTTTTTGATATATTGTTCCGAAGAATAATTTTTCTAAATCTTTTTTGTTGTCCTTATTCGGATGCACTTCTATTTTAGAACTTATCTTAATCGTATCTGGAATTTCGTCTTTTTCTTTTCTCCAATCAAGGTACGATTGATACAGCTCTTTCCTATTGTCATTATAGAAATCCAGATAACCTGCGAATATTAAACTTGTGACAACCTTTTTATTTAATATCCTTCCGTTATTTTCTACGATAGATAAGAAGTCTTCCCAAGAATCAATTTTTGCTCCAATCAGAATATCTATTGCTTTGTCTCCGATTCCCTTAGCGATAAGCCCTATACGTATTTTTCCATCTTCTAGAATGAAACTCTTCTTAGAACAACGGATGTCGGGCGACAGAAATTCTATTCCGGCTGTTGTACAATCCTTTATAATCGAAGAGTATTCATCTTCTTTATCTCTCTCATATGCGTTAGATAAAACATTTTTTATAAACTCTTTCGTATGATATACCTTGAGCCATGCAGTAGCATAAGTTATCATAGCGTAAGAAAGAGCGTGAGATAAGTTAAAGGAGTAGAGAGATGAAGCCTCGATAAGGTCAAAGATAGAATTGGCGGCCGCCTCAAAACAGCCTTTCTTGAGAGCAGACTCTATAAACTTCTCTCGATAAGAATGCACCAAATCTACTTTCTTCTTCGCACAAGCTTTAACGATTGCATATCCATCTGAAAGACTAAGTCCATAGCCTACGGCTAATTTCATAGTCTGTTCTTGGAAGACAAGAACTCCGAGAGTGTCTTTCATGATATCATCATAGATTTCATGAACGCTTTCTACCTTATCTTTCTTCTCTAGAATACGCATGTATTTCTCGTCAGTTTTTGCCGCGATAGACGGGCCGCGAACCAATGCTAGACAAGTGGCCAGCTCCAATAAACTCTTCGGTTTCAATCTCGGCATACGTTTCTTATACGTATACGAACCGACTTGGAACAATCCTGTCGTATTCTCAGAGCCGATTAGCGACCAAACCTTTTCATCAGAATAATCCATATTCCGATAATCTATTTTGATGCCGCAGTCTTTTTCTGTCTGAGCAATTACATCTAGATTAGCTAAAGAAAGAAAGTCGAACTTGACGTAGCTTTTCTCAGCATCAGAAAGATTTAACGCCGTCGCAAGAATACCTTCCTTATTGCTTTTGATAAGAGGGATTCTATCCAGTAAACTATGAGGAGAAATAATTATACCGGCCGCATGAATTCCACTTGATACGGGCAACCCCTCAAGTTTTTCAGCAACATCTAATACCTTTTGATTAACGCTTTTAAGTTCTTCAATTTTTTCTCTTGCTTCAGAGATAGACATGTCGACTGTTTTTTCGTTATCTTCACCATAGTAAACACTTGGTATGAGCTTCGCGATTTCGTTTCCAGTCTTAGCCGGTAATCCTAACAATCGTGCTGCATCATGTACCGCACCCTTCGCCTTACGATAAGCAATCGTAGAGACTAATGCGCAACAATCGGCGCCATATTTTTCTTTAACGTACTCGAAAATTCTATCTCGTCCAGAAGGGCTCATATCTACGTCAATATCGGGTACCGCAGCTCTTGCTGGGTCTAAGAATCTTTCAAAGAGGAGTCCATATTTAATCGGGTCAGCCTGAGATATTCCTAAAAGAAAGCTCACTAGACTGCCCGCGCCTGACCCTCGCCCTGGTCCTATAGGGATATCATTTTCTCGCGCAAAGTTAATATAATCTTGTACGATAAGAAAATATCCACTAAAGCCCTTTTCTCTAATAACGTTCAGTTCTCTTTGAAGTCTCATACGATATTCTTCGGAAGTATTATACTTCTCAAGAGCGTTGAGACACGCTAACTCTAGAACTTCATCTTCATTATCACAGAACTTAGGCATGTTAAGACCGATTTCTAGATGCGCTTCGATGCTTTTAACAATTCTCTCCGTATTCTTAAGAGCCTGAAGTACAGCATTGGTCGGAAGATAATCAAGTTGCGACACAATTTGGTTTCCAGTGCTAACGAAATAACATGTATCAGGATAGATGAGTGCCTCTTCGCTAGATTTTCTAGAAAGTTTAACGTGATAGTCATGGACAAGATAATCCTCTTTATCTAGATAGTGAATATCATTCGTTACGACCAACGGAATATTACATTGTTTAGAAAGAGCGACGAGCGCGGCATTAACTTGTTTTTGTTCGTCGAAATTTCCCGGTTGAATTTCCAGACAGACATCGTCAAAGCAGTCTATAAACTTATTATAAGTCTCTACTACCCCTTCTATATCTCCTGATATAATCTTCTTCGGGATTTCTCCAGCTACACAGGCTGTTAAACAGATAATGCCGCCCCCGTGTTCTTTCATCATCTTCCAGTCGACACGGGGCTTATAATAAAAGCCTTCGGTCGCGCCTAGATTCTGCAATCTGAACAGGTTCTTAAGACCTTCATTTGTCTTAGCCAACAATAGAAGATGATATCGAGTCTTGTCTTTCACCGAAATATCTTCACAAGTATAAACTTCACAGCCATATATAGGCTTCATACCGCGTTTCTCGCATTCCTCTGTGAGACGATATAAACCAGCCATACTTCCATGGTCAGTTAGCGCGGCCGCGCCTATACCCATATTCTGCAACTTATCTAGATACTTAGGAATATCAAGTATACTATCTCCTATAGAACCTATAGAAGAATGAACATGTAAGGGATAGTACATTCTACCGTCCTCGTTTCTTTTTCACGTTCGCTAAGTCTTTCGAAATATCTTTCTCTTCGATTTCAAAATGCTGTCCTGAAATAGGACTCTTCTTGTCCTGTGCTCTCGGAATATAAAAACGTTCGTCCATTTCCTTGAGATACGCCTTCATATCTGAGATGCATCGAAGTAATTCAGCTTTTAGAGGAATATTCTTCTTTGAGAAGTTCTTCAGTGGCTCGAATAACATCATTGTATCTTTCGCTGTTCTCCTCTTTAGACGAACTTCGCGAAGGGCCTTAGCCCTTCTATGCCCTTCGGTCCTCTGAAACGACCCAGCTTCAAGTTCATGAAGCATATCTAACGTAATTCCTTCATACTCTTTCACCAAATCAATCAACTTTGTGTGTCGTTCTTCCGCTCCATTCAGGAGGTCATAAAACTCCTGAAGTTGTTGTATAACTTTTTCGCCGTCCTCTCGTACGCCCATCGTCGTACTCCTCCAATCAAAATGGTCGCTCTAAATCTATTTCTTCTTTAACAATTTCCCTATTATGATAGTCGCGCCCGATAGTTACGAGCGCGTCCATTACATTAGGACTAAGATTTTGTATAAGAAGGGGGTAGCCATCTTTTGCGAGAGCTTTATTCAGCTCTCTAAAAGCCCCCTTCGCGTAAGTATCTTCAAAGGGTTTAAATACGTTTCGCTTAAACATTGTTCACCTTTTCCGGAATTATTGGCCAGTGGTGTGGAGCATACATGCGTTTCTGTAAGTCTCGCCGTAACAAGACTACGTCGTCGTAGATAACTCCATTTTCTTTTCTCGCTAACAGATATTCTCGAACCATCTTATAGTCTTCTCGAATCTTATTATGTATCTCTTCTCGGAACATCCCGAGCGGAGGTTCCAGAGGAAGATTCTCTTGCTTCATACATCCGCGAACCATCTTCCAGAATTTATAGAAGTTCGTCTTCTGTTTAAATTGAAACCCGCGCGCGTCTTCATACACCCATCCTTCTCCATGCCACTGACAAGGATATTCTATTGCATGCTTTTTAAGCGCATCAAAAAAGGCTTCCTTGGCAATCGGATTAAACTGTCCGTATGTATGTTTCCAAGGAAGCCCAAATTTCTTTGCGATTTTTTGAAGTTTAATGTACGGAAATTTTTCTACGTTTATTTTATTATAGACGATATCCAGTAAGAAACATTTACTTTCGTCGCTATAGTCCAAAATATGTCTGTCTTTTGGACTAACAACTTCGAATATCATGCTAACATTGTTGGAAGATATAAACTTCTTGATGTTCTCAACGTTTTTTGCATATTCTCGTTCAAATATAGTTTTGAACATACGCGCGAAGTCACCTTGTTCACTCTTATATGTCTGACTCTTAGAGCAGTACAAAAGTTCCCCGTTATATACAGAGAGAATTCCAAGGAAACCATTCTCTTTCTGATAGACTTTCACCGGAAAGACAAGGTTCTCTCGAAGACTTTCTATCGTAGTCTCAGGAACTTCTTCTAAATTAAAGAACTTATCGTAAGACCTCGCGATAATGTTTCCGTCTTCATCGACGAACATTCCGCGCGCCTTAACGTTCAGCTCATTCCACTCATTCTTATAAAAAGCATTCCTCGTAAAATTCAGAGAAGAAATACCATCTGGCAACTTGCGCTCTTTCACGAGAGAACTGTCCTTCATTTGCTGGATAAACTCTAATTCGTTCTTTACGGCCGCTTCTTCGAATCCGGATTCCATTCGTCTAGAGTCTTTCTCGCCGGCGCCATATGTTTTCTCTCGCTTCTTTCCCTCCGGCTCTCTATCGTCCGGAACGTTGGGGATTTCAAGGACTTCGCATACTCCGTCATTCCCCATTGTAAGAACCCGAAGACTCCCATTAAACTCAACCTTTCCTTCGAGACAATAAACGTCTTCGTTAATTTTAGCGGGAAGACTATTTACATTGCGATGTCCGAATACCTGAATAACTCCGGGATGATTAAAAGACCATGACTGTGCAACCGACTCCATATCTTCGTAGTTGCCTACACCTTTGATAACCTGTCTTGCACTGAGAAGATTAATCCCTTCGTTGAACCAATTGTCTTTAAATCCAGGAATGCCTCCATGGCAGGCAAAGACTCTCTGCCCATTAAACGTAGCATAGAAATAAGGTTTAAGAGACAAAACAAATTCGCGCGCCATTTCCTTTGTAAAACCACAGGCTTCAAGTTGTGCTCGTGTCTTATTCTCAAACTCCTTAGAATTCGCGGTCTCATCCATCGCATAAGACCAGAGATGTCTTTCATGATTTCCTTCAAGAAGAGTAACGTTATCATACTTCCTGATGGAATTAAGATAATTCAAAACATCGTTATTTTGATTCCCCCTGTCAATATAATCTCCGAGGAAAACATAATGATTGTCTTTGCTGAAGGGGTGCTCCTTAAAATACTTCAACAGAGGATTAAAACATCCATGAATGTCTCCGATGAAAACAAGTTTTTCGGCCTTAATTTCGTCAGGATATTCATCAAGAGAAAAGTTCCCAGGAGTGACCCACCACCACGAAGAAGGAACTTCAATCTTTTGTGCGCTCTCGTACATGTTTTTAATAATACTGGGAGGGACATAATCAATAGTACCCTTGCGATACTCATTGTTTCTTAACGCATCAACAAGAGTTCCCTGATAAAAAAAGTCTACGACAGTTATACCGTAACGATATTTATCTGCGTACTTTTTGTACTTATTATAATATTTCTGTTTGAGATGAGTAGCATCGACTACAGTTGTACAGCCAAGAGACATTCTCTTTTCAAGCATCTCATACATCGTATTCCATGCCTTAGAGGAAACACCCTGATTGTTCTGAAAAGAACCGTCAATAAGACACTCGGGAGAAGAGAACATCATACGAAGAGTAT